AATAAGAAATATGAATAAGAGAGAAGCAAAGATATTGGCGTTAGAAACCTTTGCCAATAATGTAGAAATACTTATTGAATCAGCCGGCGTATCAGACAAAATCCGAACATCTAAAGACTGTGATTTGATTAACATCGCCTTTGAGGAACTGGCTGATAGTTTGCAGAAAAGAGCGGATAAATTGAAGTCTAACAACAAACAATAAAAATCATAGAAAGACTTTTTACTATGAAATAGGGTATTTGTTCCAACAATCTTGCTATATTTGCAGCGCAAGCTACATTGATGCAGGTATAACAGGTTTTCGGAAAACAAAAGAAACGAAACCAATAACCGTTCTATACACAATAAACGGCTTTCGCCTTCCCAACGTTAAGGAAACCTCTATACTTCCTAATGTGGCTTGCAACCGGGAAAGGCAAAGCCGTTTTCTTTTGCCTACGAACATAATTAAAATACAAAAGTTATGAACAAAGAAATTGAAATTTTAGTAGAAGATCAGTTGATCCCTATCAAGAATAATGATGGGAGAACAGTGGTAAACGCAAGAGACTTGCATGAGTTTCTTGAAAGTAGAAAGGATTTTTCAAGCTGGATAAAGGATCGAATTGAAAGATACGATTTGACTGAAAATGAAGATTATGTGGTTTTCACCGAATTTGGGGAAAACTCAAAAGGAGGTAGACCGAAGAAAGAATACGCTCTTACTTTGGATGCAGCAAAAGAATTGTCTATGGTAGAAGGAAATGAGAAAGGGAAACAAGCCCGGAAATATTTTATTGCTTGCGAAAAGAAATTGAAAGGGGAAAATCCGTCTTATCTGATTGCCGATCCAATCAAACGTGCAGAAAAATGGATTCAAGAAGAAAAAGAAAGGCAGTCTCTAAAAGAACAGACAAAACAGCTTGCAGAAGAAAACAAAAACTTGGAGAACCAAATAGAAGAAGACTTGCCCAAAGTGATTTTTGCAATGGCTGTAACCGAATCCAAACGTTCCTGCCTTGTTGCCGAACTTGCAAAGATCATCTGTCAAAATGGAATGGAGGTAGGACAGAACCGATTATTCAAGTGGCTTCGCAAAAGAGGGTATCTTGGAGTGAAAGGAGAATACTACAATCAGCCTATGCAAAGATGGGTAGAAGCAGGAATGTTCGAAATCAAGAAAAGAACGATTACAAAACCGAACGGTGATCTGATTACGGTAAGCACACCTCTTGTAACCGGAAAAGGGCAAGTGTATCTCGTGAACAAGTTCTTGAAAGAATATATCTCAAAATGAAAATTAAAAAATCACCCGATTTGTCGCAATATAATGTTACATTTTAGTCTGAAAATACTGTTTGACATATTATATTGTGACAAATCCATAAAAAGTTTGTTACTTATAAATACTCTCTCCCTCTCTCCTACCCAAATGTTAAAATCAAAAATCCATGTTTTAGACATTAAAATCACTCTATTTTGAGTCAAAAATATACAATAAGTAAATTCATTTTCGCCTATAAGGGAAGTCGGAAATTCAAAATTCATAAATTATTGATATTTAATTGTTTAACTCAAAAACTATCCAAAACTGCACTTTTTCACCTTATTGAAAAATATACAATAAGTCCAATCACCATTTTCTTGTCTCATTTTACCTAAATTGTTAAAACCAATCTGAAAAAGTAAAAGTAAATGGTTGCATTTTGATGCGAAAATAGTTAAGGAAGGTAAAATAGGAGGAATTGTACTTTAAGAGGCTAAAAATTCATTCATTTAGGCGTAATTTGTAGCAATCCAGTTGTGTCCATAGTAGGAGATTTACCCTATTTTGTAACAATAAACTATTACATTTTAGCCTGTTTTTAGGTATTTGTTGGTATCATTTTAATAGAGATAGCCTTTGTTTACTTTACAAATAGTCAAAATTCAAAAACAGTCGAAAAATAAGCTGAATGAAACCCATCAAAAATCACATAAGTCTGAAAATCAATAATTTAAATTTTTCAATTTTCGTCCACTCCCTTATAGCGAAAAAAGTTTTGAAAACCCGATTTTTCCTACTTTCATTTTGATAGAAAAATCAATTGTTTCTACATCATTTTGTCAAAATAGGGAGATTTTATGTATTGAGCGAAGCGATTGTCCCTCGGAAGGGAGAAAGAATCCGTGAGGATTCCCCTTCCGAAAGAAAAACGGATAGACCAACCCACCAAAAATCGCCAATAGAAGTCCAAATCCATATTCTCGTACATACCAACAAAGAAAAACAGGAAAGTCAAACCTATAGGAAAGGAAAAGAAATACCCCTCCCCATTCAAAAAGAGAAAAAGAAGATATTGCAGATAAAACAATGTTTCTACTATAATAGAAAAAGTAGGATGGTAAATTGCCAATAGGAGTGCATTTTTGAGATTTTATATACATAAGATGCTGAAAATCAATAGATTGAAAATATACTTATTTTGAAAAATCCCCACCAAGAGAACTATTTGAGAACTTTTTCTTGTGGATGGAGAAAATAAATGACTGTTTGTAAAAATCGCCTATATGGAGAGCAAAATAAAACTTTTTCTTGTGACGTATTAGGCACGCCACCTCAATATGGAGAGTCCTCAAACAGTCCCTAAAGATACCCTACTAAAACAAAATACCCCGGATAACCTATTTTTAAGCCCGTTTCAGACACTTTCTTTTCAAAATGATATACTAATACCACCCAGATAAAAATAAAGCCTTAAAAACGATTATTTGATATTATGGAATTGGATCACAGGAACGGGAAAAAGGAGAAGCAAAAAGGATATAGAAGGAGTGCCCACCTGCCTATACACTCCATGTATAAGAAGAAAAGAAAGGGTACAAGAGTGTCTACACCAAAAACAAAAGTTCCTATATATATTATATATAATATATATAGGAAAAATCAAATATAAGGATATATCCAGGGCAAAAGTAGGTGCATTTTGGTATTAGTATAGCTCTCAAAAATGGGTCGTACATGGTGCGTTGCAGCACCATAGACCCATTTTTAAAAACAATAGATATATAACTCCCATAAAGAGATAAGGTAGTATATAGAAGGTGATCAACAACTATAAGAATAGAAGCGAAAAGTAGACAGCAAACACAATCGCAAACACTCTGGAAGGTACATGAATAGTGGAAAAGATAGGATAATAGAAGGATAGGAGGGAAAGGATTGGGGGGAGGGTGATGGCAGGTGAGGCGGACAATTGCATACACAAACACCTCTAAAATTATAAATTCTAAGTTTCAAGACTAAATTTTTAAATATGCACCTAATAGAGATATACCAAAGTTTACAAACCATACAAAAAGAAATATCTGCATCTAATAAAATCATATAATCTAAATTTTGAAGCATATCCAGAAATACATAAATCTAAAAAGTCACAAATCACATTTTTACACCTACCTACTTATCTAACATTTTCATATTTACATTCCTTTGATTTCCTTCTTTTCTCTTTTCCTATTCGTTATAACTTTTAGTTATAGTTTTTTTCGACATGCTTTTTCTATTCTTTTTCTTTTATTTTGATAGGTATTTGTGTAATTTGTTAATATTCAAATAATTGCGTATCATGCTATTTAGATTCATTCTAAATAAGGTTTTCTTTATTGGTATTAAGTTATAACTATTTGTTTTAAAATTGAGGTTCCGCCCGCGCCGGTGCGCTTTCGCTCTGCCTCAATTTTGATATAAGTAACAAACAAAATAAAGAAAAATCATCAAATTAACCTTTCTTAACTATAAAACCTTTGGTATGTAACATTAAAGTGTTACATTTGTAATGTGATAAAGAACTAATAATAACAACTAATTAAACAACAAAGTTATGAAAGCAACATTTAACGATCAGCCGGCAATAATTAATAACGGTGATAGCAAAGAAACTTCTATTTCCTACGAAGGTAAAACAATCAAAATTAAATGTTTGCTTTCAAATACGAAGGCTTGCAAATGGGATAAAAAATACCCGGAAAATCATAATCACTACATTGTAACAGTGAGCTATGAGGGCAAAAGATTATCTTTTGATTGGTTTGACAGCTTCCACAATTTCCGTTGTGGTGTCATTGATAAGGATAGAAATGAAATTGTTGAAATGTTTTATTCGTTTTTACAGGATATTCTTTACAAAAACGAATATTCGAATAAAAACGATTTTTGCAAAGAAGAGGGAAATGTACCTATTTTATGGAGTGCATTGTGCAAGCATGAAAATAAATATAATAGAGTGTTTGAAGGCGTTGATATTTACGAACTTGCAAACAATTTGCGAGAAACATTTGATTTTTAACGATTTAAAGCGATAAGGATATGAAAACAAAGTATATTTATAAGGGTGAAGAAATTTTACACAGTACGTTTATTTCTCTATGTCGAAAAATTGGTGTAAATGGTGGGAGAAAATTTACTACTTTGGAGAAATTGCAGCAAGAAGCAAACAAAGGAAACGAAAAAGCGATTGAATTATTATCAAATTTGCAAATACAATGAATAGGGTGTATAAATGGATAGTTGACGGGCTGGAGTTCTCCAGCCTTCAAAAAGCAAAGCAATTTTGTAGGGAAAGTAAAACAGGTGCTAAAGGCATTTGTGGAGTTGACAGGAACGGAAATAATGTAACTTTTACACCTATTGAGAGCACAAAGCGCGGCATTTCCTTTGGAAAGTCCTATAAAATAAATGTAAATAATACACTTTAATAAACAGTTAAACAACAAAGTTATGAAGATGAAGGCTATACAAGTAATATTGGAAGGGTTGAAAGTGGTATTTATTTCTTTCGTTATCGCTCTTATTGTTCTATTTGTTGATGAAAGGAACTTTTTGCATGTTATCTTATCTGTTCCTATTGTTTTAGTTTTACTTTATATTTTGGTTGAAAAATCATTTATAAGTAACAAACAAAATAAAGAAAAATCATCAAATTAACCTTTCTTAACTATAAAACCTTTGGTATGTAACATTAAAGTGTTACATTTGTATCAAAGAAAAGAACTAATAATAACATAAACAAATAAAGATCATGAGAACAAAAGAACAAATTTTTGAATTTATTGCTACAGAACTGAAAAATAATAATACTGTTATTATAGCAACTTTGGGAAATGGAGGCTGTGGTTTAACCCTATTACAGGGTGATTGTGCAGAATTTATTGAGGAGCTTAAGACCTATTCTTTTGACGGAAAAATGAAAGGCTGCTTGGATATAGTCGAAAGCGAATATGTAGAAGCAACAAGCGAAATATATCAGTTTTCCGGGAACGACGGGTACAAAGTACAAATTTTAACTTATTAATAAAGCAACTAACTAAACTAATTAAACAAGGTGCGCAAACCTTGACAAAACGCAATAAAGCTATGACAACTACAGTAAATAACAACGAAAACAAGGTAATTGTAAATCGTATTGGTTTCTCTGGATTATTTTCTAAGTTCTTTAAAGAGGACACACAAGTATATGATTATCTTTTTGAAGGCGGTAAATGTTATTCCTTTGACTACTATATTGGGTTAAATGATGATTGCAAAAACGGACATTTAACCTTTAGTTTTACCGGCGAAATTAAGGTTAAAAAAAGAAATGGAAGGTTTTACACTTATATAAGTGGCGCGATTGCTGATGCAATTGCCTATTTTAAACCGGAACTTGAAAAATTTAATCGGTTACATGGTTTTAATCATTTGGGACAACCAATGTTTATAGATGACATTCGCTTTCATATCAATGAAGGCAAAACAAATGAACAAATAGCGGAAATGTATAATATTTCTAATTTGGAAGCTATCGAAATATTACGTAACGCTTCAGACAACAAAGATTTATTTCACTACCTTGTTTTTCACTTGGGCGTTGCTGATGCTTGGGAAAAGCAAGCAAAAGAAGCTATCCGGGAAATGGAAGCAAAAACGGGCTTAACTTTGAAAATTGAAAATAAGGATAAAGTTTATAAGCAATTTGACACAGAAAAGTGTAACGACATGGCCTATTTGTTTAAACATGGTTACGCGACAAAAGAAATGAAACAAGCGCGTGAAGAAACTGCAAGATCAAAGAAACAGTTAGAAGAACTTGCAGAGATTGAAAAAGAGTTTGCCAAAAGTGTAGAAAAAGCAAAAAGAATTTATGAAGTAAAAAGGGCAGTTGCTCCTTTCGGCATAAGTTGGGATAACGTTACCCTTTACGATCATAAAAACGAACTTGTGTGCAGTAATACTTTACCGGAAGGAATAGAGGTAACGAACCTGGACAAAGGTAGGGAGTAATAACCCTACTTATTTTATCAATCAATTCATAAAGCATAAACAATTTATTAACAATAATATAAACTAATAGGAGATATTAAAAATGAAAGCAACTAATAATAACACAGATACTTTATTTATGGAAATTTTTGTAGAATTGTTGGCAATTGCAAAAACATACTTCCAAGAACTTTTTAAAAACGAAAAACCGGGCGTATATACATTGAAAGACGTTTACGCCTATATCGCAAACTGCGAAAGCCTTGAAACAAAGCAAGGGAAAGCAGAAAGACTAACAGAGAAAGAAAAAGAACAAGCGACAAAATACTACACAAAAAGTCCTTATTATTCAAATATTGATTCTTTTTTTATAAATAGCGTGTCTTATGTATGTAAGGTGTCTAATAATATTGTCTCTATTGAAAAAGGCAATTTTAAATGCAGTTTTGATATAGTCAAAGTGTTTGAATATTTGGAAAGGTTCAAACAGTTGTCCGGCGCCAAAGAAAAATTAGAATTTGTCAAAGAAGGAAATCAGGTACAAGAAAGCGAGGATAATTGTATTTGTTCTTTTGATATTGTATTTAATAAGAAAGACAAAACGTTTCTAACTGTAAAAACCAAAAATTCAAGTCGATATATTGATAACAATATTTTGATAGATATAAATTTAAGCAAAATATATGCTACTGATTCTTTTATCTGTAAAAGTAGAAATGTGAAAATATCCAATTTTTCCGGTGTTTGGGGCAAGTATGTATGTATATCTTTTGATATCTTTAAAAAGTTGGTAGGGAAAGAATGTCATATTATTGTTGGTAGCGACGACAAAGAGGGACAAATAGTCGTAACGATCGTAACGGGTAAAGGTGAAATATTTGAGTGTCGTTACAATGATTTCAATAAGAATGTAAATATAGAGGGCGTTTACCCTATTTTATACAAGGAATTAAAATTGACAGTTAAGGACAACAAACAGTTCACAAAGGACTTAAAAACTATATCTAAAGTTTCAGAATTTGTTTCTTTCGAGATAGAAAAAGGATCAGACCGATTAAGAGTGAATTATATCACAGAATTAGGAATAGGAGACATAGATGGTAAATACGGAGAATTGTTTGTACAATTGTCTGAACCGTCTAATTTTAGTTATAGATCAGATAATAGATTAAGTAAAGTACTTTCTTGTCTGGACGGTTGGAACGGCGAAATATATTTTACAAAAGAATATAGTTATTGTAAACTTTCTTTTGTCTCTGACAACTGTGACAACTGTTTTATGATTGATAACAAAATTAATTATTTTAATCCAATTAGAGATAAGAACGATTCTTTCCCGGATAAGTTAACCCCTGTTTATTGTGGAAAAGAAACAAAAGAACCGGACACAGATACTAAGCCTGTAAGAACGCCGGAAATCAAAAATGATACAAACCTACAGGAGAGCAAAGAAAGTACTGCAAACGTAACAGAAATAAGCGAAAAAGAAAAAGAGTTTGAATTATTGGAAGCTGACAAGGAATATTTTACTGGGTGTTCTTTAGGTGAGGTAAGAGCATGTTTGAATAGCAAAGGTTTGAGTGTCACTATAGACAAAGACAACAATATTTTTTGTGTCTCCAAAGACGGTGATAGCCTTATACGTGAGATTCGCGTTTGGGCTTACACAGAAATTTTAGAGATAAACACAAAAGTAGGCGTTCATATAGAAAAGGATATAAATACAAGCATTCCTTTCTCTGATTTTTTGGAGCAATCTTTGATAAATTTAAAAAGACATGCTACAAACAAAGTATTTTTCTTTATGGAGAAAGACGGTTATAGTTGGGAGCAACCGAACGCACAAACATTCCACCTATTCAAGAACGGAAAAGAAAAGACGTTTAAAAATGAGTTTGAAGCATATAACTTTGTCCGAGACAAAGAGAATAAAAGTTATTTTGACTTTAATGTCTCTGACTATACGGACGATATGATAGAAGTAACCGGACTTGACCTGGAAAGCATCACGTCTAAAGTAAAACAGGATAGCCCAAAAGAGTTAAAAGTTATACAGGATATAAAGCTATATGATAAAACCGGGAAAATAGTGTTTACTTATGATAATGGAAGTATAGACACTGTAGTAGAAGCAACTTTCAACGGTGATAGTGTGCTGCAAAGTGTATTACAAAAGATAAACGAAAACATGTAACACTATGATCAGGTTAAATAAATTTCTTTCCTTGTTTGTCTCTAAAAGGCAGATAAGGAAAGAGTAAAAGGAAAGAGCAGAATGAAGTACTACACAAAAGACAATGTCAAATTTGTAACATGGAAATACGATGCCGGCATACCGTGTTTCTATCTGAACAAATCTGTAAATATTGTGAAAGTGCTTTTATTAAACGACTCAAGGAAATTACAAGGCTTTTTCTGTAGAGGATATTTTGTAAAGAATATCCTAAAGAAGAACAAAAAGAAATTTTTGCCGGGTAACTTTTATCAGTTCCTTTACAAATTGGTATATGTCGGCTATAAAATAGAGAATGGAGAAAAACTAAAAATGTATCAACTTAAAGAGGTTGCATTTTTTGAAAGTGTTTAACCTGTCAAAGAAAAAGAATTGTACTATCTTTGTTACGTGTAGAAACTTTTATGTTTGTCATATATTGTTAGTTTATGTTATTATTTGGTATTTAGTAGTTTAATTAATTTATGTTATTATTACTTGCTGTCCCTACTGGTATGTGATATATAGATAGGGACTTTTGTTTTTGTCCTTTCTTTAGTGTAGCTTTGTCGTATAATAACTATTAAATTTTTGTCAAAATGAAACTACAAAAATCTGTAAGTAAGCCTTCTATAGTTTGCGATAACTGTAGATACAAAATTGAGTGTCCTTATGTGGACAAATCAGAATGTTTTGAATATAATAGTGCACAGCTTTCCAAATCTCAAATCGAAGAATTGAACCATGAAGAAACAGAAACAACTTACTAATAAGGATTTGCCGGCTATTTCCCAAAAGGATTTTGTGGAAATAATAGAACAGGCTCCGGAAGTGATCCAGACCGCTTCCAGTGAGTTAAAAAACGCTTTTGTTGCTCTGGAAATGGCGGAAAGGGCGCTGTCTGAATCGTCTTACCGTTTCTTTGCCTTTGAAGGTAAAGACGGGGAAGAGATTACGGCCGACCTCAAAAGCTACTCTGCAAAAGGGTTTATCCTTCGTCACGGTGGAAAAGAATCGGATGTAAAGAAAGCACAACAGCACAAAGAAATGTATGTTATGCCTCTTATCGAAGAAATAAAGAGATGTAAAGAGGTATTTAATGATATTTACCGAAAAGAGATGCTTTCTTCCGTTACCCCGGAGATCATGACCTATATTGTGAAGCTGTTTGGGGAAATGAACGGCGTTGATGATGTCCAGAAGATTCTAAAGGAAGAAAAGAAGATAAAACTCACCCAAAAGGAACTGCAAGCCATATTCGCCAAAAAGAAAGCGGAAATTGAAAGCAAACGTGCCGTGTTTCTTGCTTCATCCAATCAGTACAAGGTAGCAACGGAAGCCGGACGGCTACAGATCATCAACACTATCATAATAGACCTACAACACCGGTATCAAAAATATTTGGCAGAAGAAAAGGAAGAAAAGGCACTTATATTCGAGCGGGAAATAAGAAATATGCTCGAACAAGCTCGGAAAGAAGTAAAAGGAAATGAACTAAAACTGACCGTAGATGGAAAAATAGACATTGTCGCTACTTTGCACGGACAGGAAAACGTTTCTCGTGTATTTCGTACACTTCCTATCAATTCTATTATAATAGGTCTTGTCGCTGCAAAATCAGGTCTTGACCCTACAGTATTGGTGCATCAACTTGCAACGAGTTACTATAAAGACTTCAACGGCTTCAATAAAACTATTCTGGGTAGAGAAAAGATTATGCTTCCGGGTGATCTGATCCGTGCGGCCAACTGGGAAGAACTGGAAAGGCAAAATCAAAAGTTCTTAGACGAAATGACACCTTATGAAGTGCAGGAGCCTACTTATATAGATGATGAAAGAAAAGCCTCTGTAAAGGACAGATTAAAGGCTTTACGACTTAAATAGGAAAGGGAGCTATGACGAACAAGGAAAGAAAGATAAATCTCTATATAAAAAGAGTGGAAAGGTTTAACGAGCTTTGTCCTTCCAACGGGTTCCTGTGGGGAAGTACGATCATAAAACCTATTACAAGAAGGAATTTGAAAATAGCTCTGTTGGAAGAAAAGGAAGAAAGTGTAGACCGGAAGATAAAAGGAGTAGAAAAGTTTATAAAATATCTGGAAGGGGACGCAGGCAGTGACGGAAGAAAAAGAATGCTGCCGGAACTGAAAAAGTATCTGGTAAATGTAAAGGACGCGAAAATAAAAATATCCCCATCTATAAAAGTGTTTGTAAACGGGGATATAAGATCGCGTTTGTCTCTTTTGGAAAAGAAAGACGGAAAATGGACTGTATCGGATTACCGGGGAACTGTGCTGAAACTAAAAAATCAAGAATCAGCCCTTCAAAGGGAAATCCTATTCAGGTTGAAAGCAAAATACGATCGGTCGATCGTACCCAATACAAAAACCATTTTCCGGGCTTATTCTTAACCTAAGTACATTTCCCCATGATATTCTATATGTTTGGAATTGATAGGGAGATTGATTACTTTTGCACTATTCCAAACAGGAATGACATTCTTTACCGGGATGATTGCAGGTTTCTCTTTGGGAGTTTCAACATTCTTCTTTTCGTAAGGCATACTATTAGTTTTTAAAAGACGAAAGGGCTAAGAACCGATTTTTACAGATTGTGTTCAAAGCCCTTTCTTGATTAACGTAATTTACTAACAACGAGATTGTTAATACGCCTACTCTGTTAAGGATTTTCGGCGTCCTCCTTTATTAAAACTTAGATTTATTTATAGAGGAATTTAGAATAGATTTTACTACTTCATGATCCACCTCCTTTCTTTTAATAGGGTTTGCAACTCGATTAACTATGAATAATTATACAGGAAATTTAGTTATTCGATTGTAATCCAAATATCTTCCCCTTTGTCCTGTGCTTCTTTTAGAATAGCAACAATTTTTTGTTCATAAGGTGTGGAATTGATAACTTTCCCTTTCACCTTGTTTTCCCCCACAAGAATACAGCCGGAGCTATCCTTGTCTGTATTCCCTCTGTGGATTCTAATACCCTCAAAATGAGGGACGTCCAGCAATAAGGGTAGTTCTCTTTTAAACCGGGGAGACATATTTACAACAACTTTGTATCGTCCGTAAGGAATAGCGGATTCACCATATACTTTTGTTTCCCCGTTGTCAAATTTACCGGACTTGTCCTTGTCTCTTACACGATCTTCCAAGGTGTCACAAAAATAAGTCTCATCAATGTACATCTTTCCTATTGTATAGGGATAATCAATAGGTGTTATTCTTTTTACTTTAATCTCCATAATCAATTGATTTTTAAAAGTTTATAATAAATCAAGCATGTCTTCTACTGTCACTTCCTTTAGGTTTACGCCAGGGTATTCATCTTTGATCAGTTCATCTATATATTCCACATCTTCAAACCTTTCTTGCTGGATCAAGAGGTTCCTAAAACCGATAAGGTAGTTAAGCCTTACGGAATCAATTCTTGAATCTATTGCCATACAATAGTATTTCAAGTTCTTTACTCTTAACCAAAGAATAAAAACAGTTCCCAATAGAAAAACTGCTACTATTCCCAATAATACAATGCAAATTGTCGAAAATTCCATATCTTTTATCGTTTGTAAGCCATTTTTTCTAACTCCACAGTAGTTATATTCTCCGGGATTGTTTTAAGGCGTTTGTAGCGTCCTCTTTCAATCCGTTCTATGAATCCTGCTCTGTAAAGATAAGTAATAGTTTTTCTAAGTGTGCCGTTAAAGAATAAATTGCATCTCGATACATCGAAAAACTCAAACGGACGATCCATGGAATTAATATGTCTAATGAGTTTTTGAAGCTCTGTTTCTTTCTTTCTGCTCATGTCTTGTTGTTTTTAAATTGTACTTGTGAAAAACAGGAAAGCGTATCTTCACAGACCGGCTTTCCCAAAATGAATCTTAACTATTTATGGAAAATATATAAATTATTCTATTTCATTCATTTTCATGTAACTTAAAATATGTATGATTATATCTACTGTCCAGCCGTTTGCCAACATTTTGAATTGTTGCGTTGGGCTACATTCCCATTTATACCATTCCGGTATTGTCTGTAATCTTGCACATTCAGTAGGAGTAAGCCTTCTTATCCTTATCTTATCCTCGATGGCATGACTTCCACAAGTCAACCTTACAAGGGTAGGTGATATTCCTTCAATGCTGTAAACTCTGTTTTGTTGCCTCGGTTGTTTCCCAAACTCAATCGCATTGTTTATTTGAATTGGTTTCCTTTTAGAAACAGGAATGAAATCTGTACCTAAATTAATTTTGTGTTGTGAAGAAGTAAGACATTGTGCTTTACTATTTTTGTTCAACATAATTATCTTACCCCCCTATTGGTTGCGTGCTTGTTTAACCATGCCATCATATTATTAGACAAAACATACCGTTCGTTTGGGCTTTCTTCTATTATGTCTTTTAAAAGTAAACCTCTATCCTTTGGTAACGGAATTTCCCCATTATTTATGTTAGTCCAATAGATGCGTTTTCTGCTTTGGGCGGAAACTAAAGCAGAGTTGATATGAATGCCTTTTCTTCCTAAAGCCTTGTCAAATATTGGTTCCCATTTTTTGCCCATTTCAACGTTTTCCAATAGGAATAGAACATTTGGGTTTATCTTCTTTGCTTCTTCCAAAATACGAACAAATTCCCAAAACAGATAAGATTGACCTGTAAACTCAACTCCTTTGCTTTTTAGGTCAAGATATTGCTCCAAAGAAAGGACTTCAATGTTTTCTTTTGTAGAAAGTCCTTTCATAAGTCCACAAATAGCCAAATCCGTGCAAGGTGAACCAGCTAAAATCAAATCAATTCTTTCTAAATCAGTCACTTTTATATTTCTTACATCTCCTAATTGAATTGTATTGGGAAAATTGAGTTGTGTTTGCTTTATAGCAAACTTATCTATCTCACTTGCGTAGTATATGTCGGGTTCAATTCCCAATTCTTTTAACGCTATCTGTCCACAGGACATCCCGTCAAACAAGCTAAGTACATTCATGACATTAATCTATTTCTATGTATGTTTCTAATTCAGTCAATGTAACCGACTTAATAACTAAATCCTCAATATCCGGCAGAAAATCAAAATACAGTTTTGCTCTTTCAATAGCTTCTGTATCGGAACCTGATTGAACCATCAAAACGGCTTTTTGCATTTTTACTTTTCCTTTAGGCGTTGTTTCCGGATAATAGGAAACGACTTTGAAAAACTTCTCTCCATTCCCTACTACAGAAATAATGTCTGTTTCCTTGATAGGAGAAATCCTAAAATCTTCATTTGTTTCTTTGCTTCCCCAATCAGTAGTGATCGCTTCTACTTCCGTATAGGTGTAAGCCCTGACAAGAATAGTTCTTTTAACAGGTATTCTTGGCGGTTTAAAACCGTCTGGATTGTCTGTCCAGTAATTTATAGTTGATTCGAAATACATGATGCTTTAGATTAATGATTGTAAAATAATTCCTTTTGTAAAATCGCACCCCTCACTACCCCTTGGGATAATAACGAAATTCTTAGACGGTGATTCCATCTTAAAATTGTAGGTTATTTCCGGATCGGGAAGGAAAGATGCTTTTTCTATGTACAGAAACTTTTTGGCTTTCTTTCTCCATGCGGAAAAATCATAGGAGAAAAGCGGTATCCCTTCTGCCGACAACAAAGACATCCAGTTTCCCCACATATCCATTACAAGAAGTCCTGCTGTTGCTTTGAAACTGTCCCCGGTATTCAAAGTAAAATTCATTACATGGTTGTAATCGTCTTTGATACACTCTGCAAGCTCCCTTCCAAATTCTGAATGATTTTTTAAGGTGATTGCAAGGGTGAGATGTCCGGTTTCGTATATCTCATCACATCTCATGGCTCTTGCGTCACTGTCTAAAGCAACAAGGACATCTTTTGTGATTCCGTCATTCTTCCCCATCTTCCTTTTTGTTAGGGATAAGAAGAACAGATGGTACGCCATTGCAGCCTTGGTTCAAAGGTATCTCATTCCATTTGCCTTTTGTAATGGCTTTCGCTTTCAAAAATATATCCAAAGGAACTCCTAACATTAATGGTTGCGGTTTGTAGGAATGATCCTTTCTCCATTTTGCCATTTGAAGCTCGATGTTTGTCTTTACAGCTTCCATAGAAGGTAAATAGGATTCCAGTCCTTCTATTTTGTTTGCATTGAAAAGCGAAATGTTCCCATTTTCATGAGGAACAATGATATAAAATTTATTCTTTTTCATCTTCTTAGTTTTTGATGTTGCAAATGTAACATTATACTGTTACATAATCGCTCTTTTATAGTTAAAATACGTAAAATTGTCAGTTTTTCTTTCTTTTGTTTGTTACTTATAAAGGCGATTCTCCTGTATTTATGTGACAATAAACCAGTTCTTCCTTTGCCCTTGTAATAGCAACGAACTTCAAGCAATCCTCTGCATACAAGGCTTTAGGTGTCTTTGCAAACTTGGAAGGAATTAATTCAGGATTTAAAAAGAAAACCCGTTTTGCTTCCAACCCTTTGCTTTTGTGTATGGTAGAAAGAATGATGCCGGTTTTATCGTCAGAGAAAATGTTTTTGATCTTTTGTTTCAAAGCTAAAAAAGAACCAGGGAAACGCTTGTATAGAATTTCAATGATAGAAACTTTTTCTTTCAATGCCACATAAGAAGCGTTGTTGGTAATAGCGATTTCAGACAGACCTTTTCCTTTTAATTTAGAGACTTTATCGTCTAATAGGAGGTATAGGTCGTCCAAGCGTTCCTGTCCATCTAAAAGCCGGCAAAGACTTTCTCCAAAATCCCGTCCCATGATGGATGCTTTCTTTCCTTTTTCTAATAGCATAATAAAAGTAGCAACTAATGGATAGTTGTTCCGGCAAAGAATAAAATCTCCGCTTTCGGCTTCAAAAATATCACCACTTCTTACAACACCTTCTTTTGCTGTAGCAGTACATTCCGTGCCGGGAAACACTTCGTTTGCTTTTTCAACAATTTTCTTTGCACATCTGTAAGTAACAGAAAGTGGGAGACAAATCGTATTAGGCATTCCTTTTATAGAATTGAATACATCCAAATCGGAACCCATGAAATTATAAATAAGTTGTTTTGAATCCCCTACAGCAACAAACCTTCCTCTTGGTTTGATATATCTTTGTAAAATTTCCTTTTGAAGTGTGAATAAATCCTGGCAATTGTGTACAACTATACCGTCATTTGCATTTTTACCTTTATCAATATTTGTGGTAAGCCCACTTGTAATGATAAAATTATGATTGTCTTCCACTTCTATATCAAAGACCTCTCCCATTTTTCCTTCTTTTGCAATGTTGGTTACACAAACATTACCTTCGTTGAGAATAGACATGTCCCATTTATATGATCCGGCAAAATGCTGATAATCTTTTGGTATTTTATATTTCATTGAAGGGTGTACATAGGGTATAATATTTTCAAAAAATATTTGCCAAGAAGAAGAAGCACTAACATATAGATACCAATAGGTTTTCCCGGATGAAGAAGATTTTGATTCACGTATTTTATTTTGAATACCCATGATGGTCATTCTTTTAGAAAGGATTCCAATAAGTTTTTTGGATGTCGCACAGCTATACAGATAAACGCTTGATCCGTTGAAGGAGCCATCATCCATATATAAAATCGCCAATTGTTTAAATGACAATCTTTTTAGGATATTCTCTTTATTCATTTCCTCTGGATAAAAACATATTCCTCTTGTGCTAAATCTATAAGCTATTTTTTTGGAAAATCCATTTTCAGTAAGTATTTCTATATCATCGTATCTTCCTAACAAACAGCTTTTCCAAAAGAGATATTCCAATTGCTTTTCTCCGTGTATAAAAGAACATCTATAAGTATTTAAAGATATCTTTTTTAAACTTCCATCTCCTATGCTACTTATTAATACAAAATCTTTTTGGTCTTGATTTAAACTTCTGTGATATGGCTGATCCGAAGTGCTTGATATCAGAATTTCACCTATACTTAATTCATCTGCCCTTTTCCATCCTTGCGCAGTAAGGAACAAATGATTAAAAGTACACTCTATCTTTCTTTTCCCGGCCACAGTAATTTTCATTACTTCCCTGTGTCCTTTTGAGCTTGCGTTTAGAACTTTTTTTAGTTCAAACTTTCTTTCTTGTTCATTGTAAGATTTAACTAAAATTATTTCACCATTGTTTATTCTACTTGTAATTTCATCTATCCTCATTTTCCCATTACTTGTTGCAACGCAAGTTTTGCCCACAAAACATTCATCTGCCATAACAACTTGATACTTAGGAAAGTTCATTTCATCCACAAAATTATATGGAATCCATAACATATCTGGAAAGTCCATTTTGAAAGATTTGTTGTCTTGTATTTTGGCACAATCCTTTCTCCACCTTTCATTGATTTTATTCAGATCATTTATCATTGAATTTTCATAATCCAAATCATATTCAATGCAAAGCGCAGAGACATTTCTTTCGTTGATTTCACAAAGCGACAGCCTAATCTTTTCCCACAATTCTTGTAAGGCAAAATAATATCGCATTTTCTCTTTGTACTCCTTTTTTCTAAAATCAAATAATTCCATACAAAGAGAAAAGCATTTGTTTTCTTCAAGCTGCATTCGGAATCGAAAATTTTTCATTAATGTACGAAGCCCCATTGAATGAAAAGTGTTGCACTCTACTGTAGTAGGTAGTTTTGTTTTTAGCTCTTCTGCAATGCTTTTGTTGAAAGCCATAAATAAACAACTTGTTCCTGCCGGCGTTCTGTTGCATAACTCTTTGAGTGTAAAGGTTTTACCGCTACCCGGTGCAGCTTCTACTACTATGTTTTTATTGGTATTCTCGTAAGCATCGAAAATAGCCAATTGATACTTGCTCCATTCCATAATTCTTTTCGTTTGCTTTTATTGCTGTTAGTCTTCTTTTCTTAGATAGTGTAGGAACTCAAACGGCTCTCTTATGCCATCCAAATATTCTTCGTCCCATTCGTTATCGTACGCTTCCCTTTCAAAAGAAATGTTTCTGTAAGCCTCTTTAAAACTCTTGTATTGAATTAATCTTACAACCCATTCTATCCCATACCACAAAAAGAAAGGTAGGACAAGAAGCTCTATTTGCTGTTTTAGATGAATTGATTCATGGTTTATTATTCTTTCTGCCAATGGTTTATATTCTTTCCTTGCAAAAATAAAAGGAAAAACGGCCATTGCTACATATCCCTTGAAAGGGATCAGCTTATTATACACGACGATCTTTTTCATATTTACTGAATTTTTTGTAATCCGCTAAATAGTCGGCAATGAAATTTCCACAAACAATAGGATCATTGTAATCTTTCTTATGTCCCGGAATCCATTTGACCTTTATTCTTAGTTTTGCGTGTTTCAAGACTTCCATGAAGATTTTGTCCCACAAGTCCTGATTCTCTACACGCAAGTCTTCTTTCACCCAATCTACGAATCTGTATTTTAATTGATCAGCTACGTATTGGCTGTCTATATAGAAGGTAACGGTTGCCCTTAAATCCTTTTTAATAGCCTTTAAAGCCATTAGAACGGCTTCCGTTTCCCTTCTGCCTATGGTGGTATGAGAAAACCCTTTTCTTATGTGATATTCCTTGTCTTTCCATTTGATGTAAACGGCAGACCCACCCAGCCTTTTAGGATGTTTTGCATAGCAACTGCCGTCTGTCCAAACTTCAAGAACCTTTCCTTTTCTTTGCTTTTTCGCCATACTTCTTTAAAATCATCAAACTTGAATCATCCTCAAAACCCTTGTTCAACATATCGGTAACCGACTTCTTGTTTTTCAGCATTTCCCATAAATCCTTGTCTATGGTAGAAGAAGAAAGCAGGTATTGAATTGTGACCGGGTTTTGTTGTCCGCTTCTCTCCAATCTTCCTATTACCTGTACAAGATCACTTGGACGAGGTGGCAGTTCCAAAATAGCCATGTTCGAGCAAACCTTTTGAAGTCCATCTACTCCAGTACCTAAGCATCCTATATTGGCAAATAAAAGTCTTTTGGAAGGATCAGAAGAAAAGTCAGACAATGTTTTTTCTCTTTTCTTTCCAGTTGTCTCACCTATAACAAGCAGGCTGTTCTTGAAAAATTTTTGTATATCTTTCAAAATAGTGGAATGAGAACCGAATACGAGCAATTTATCGTCTTCGTTTGCTTCTAACCATTCTTCTATCCACTTTTTAATTGCCTTTACCTTTCCTTCTAAAGAAAGTTGTTTTAGAAGATTCATCTTTACCAGAAACTCTGCCCTTGCTGCCTTTTCTACCCTTTCTTCATCTTTGAAATGCTTAAAGATAAATTCCAATAAATCTTCTTCCGCAGACTTGTAAGCCTTCTTGTTGGTTATCTCGCATTCTATCATGTTTTCGGTTACAGGCGGAAGCTCTTTTAAAGCATCCCGTTTACTTACATGGAAATAGCAACATTTGATGAGAAGGTCGTTCAATTCCTTGATATTGGATGCACCTGTCACATCCATTCCAAAAAAATTTTCTTTCATGTTGCAATACCTTTCAAAGAAATAGTGATGATAGGGATCATTCGGCGCAATCTCTTTCAATCTTCCTATAAGTGCAAGTATGTTCAATAGTTCTGCCGGACGGTTCATGATAAGCGTACCGGTTAATCCTATGATAGCAGAAGATTTCCCTGCTAACTTCTTAAACGTCTTGCTCCGTATGGATTTCCTGTTTTTCAGAAAATGGATTTCATCGGCTATGACAAGGGAGAATGTCTTTTTCTTCATCCCGTCCAGCCTTATTTCTATAGAGGTCTTGCCGTTCTTTTCCGTTCTTCTCCCCAGAATGTCGTAATTGATCACAAGAACATCGGCATCAAAATCTTCTGCCGGTGAAGTAGTGGAAATGACAGATACCCGTCTATTGGGATTTGTTTCTTTCCACTCTCTCAACCAACCGGATTTCACAGAAGCCGGACATACCACCATACAAGGGAAAAGATCAAGCATTTCTGCATAGAAAATGGACGAAGCGGTCTTCCCTGTTCCGACCGAAGAACCGTTTACATGGTTTCCGTGATTGATAGCGTAATAAAGATAGTCCATTTGATAGCTTCTCGGCTTTTTCAAGAGAGAAAGCTCTTCTACCAATACCTCTATATCCTTTCTTGACAAAAGTTCCTCAAAAGGCTTTATTTCAGCTTTACAACCTGTACGAACAATAGAAAGAGGATCAGTTTCTTCTATTCCACAATCCGCTACAAATTCTTTGAGTAGAATTTCTTTTGCAGGATCGGATTTGACATACAATTCCTTGTTAGCTGTATTTCTTTTATAAGAAGAAATGGGTTTAAGTCTAAGTAACGCTTCCTTGTCCAATCCGGCAAAATACCAATAATCCTTTTCCTTGTAGTAGTACGTCATTTCTTTCTATTGTCTATAAATTCAAAATAATACTTGCCATTCTTACACTTAATCTTCTTAATGATACAGAAATTCTTAATATTGACTTTTCCATCTCTTTCCAGTTTGTCAAATATGACTTCAAAGAGTAGGGAGATAATCTTGTCTACAGATCGCATGGAAATAAAACTTCTGGCATTTGTCCTAAACCCGGCTTTATTCAATACTTTCATGAAGTTGAGAGTTACCTCCCTGTAAATCTTATTCATTCGTTTCTATGTCAAATTAAACTACTCAAATTGATCATCTTCATTAGGATCATAAGTTTCTTCATCCTCAAAGTCATTGATCCAGTCTTCTATATCTCTTTCCATCCTATTCTGATTTCAAATTCTTCTGGCGTCAAAATAGGAATGTTCAAATCCTTAGCTTTTTTTATTTTGGATGAAGAACTTTCTTTGTCTTTTGTTACAAGGATTGTGGTGTTTTTAGATACACTGGAAACAATTTTGTGGCCTTCTTTTACAAGACGTTCTTCCCACTGTTTGTTTCTGAACCCTGTAAAGCAAACTGATTCGGGATTGTCGTTTTCTACCGTTTCTTCTTGAATAAAAGAAATAGAGACAGGTGTACCGCTACAAAGATAGAAGAATGTCTTTAACCCATTATTGAAAGCCTTTGCGGTGGTTTCAGCAATACCATCAATAGAAAGCAAGTCTTTTAAAGGGACTTCTTCATTTTCGAACATATAGTCTATCTGATCTTTAGGCAGACTGTTGAAAATCATTTGACAGGTCTTTTCTCCTATTACACCGTTAAACATATTATAGGCAGTCAAAATCCTTGCAAAAGGAACTCCATCATCTACATAGGAATCAAATTGCTTTCGTAGCTTTTTAGAAAGACTTTTTCCTATTCCTTCGATTTTTTCAAGTTCCTTTTCTGTTGCATTTACAATGTCTTCAATAGAGAAAAGCCCACCTTTATAGAGTTTTCTTACAGTTGCTTCCTGCATTTCTTCTGTGCCCAATATAGCAAAGAAATAGACAAGTTGCTTTATCGCTTTTTCATCACAATTAGGATTTAAACAAACAAGGTCGGTCAGGGTTGCATCCCATTTCAAAGGCTCTCCACAAGAAGGACAGAACATCATGTTATCGCACATTCCTTCAAAGCATTCAACGCTGTATTTCAATGTTTCCAAGTGTTTGGGAATAACATCTCCGCTTCTTGTAACCACTATGTAGGCATTAGGACAAATATGGTTGTTTGTAATGTATTTTGCGTTGTAACCGGTACAGCGTGTAACCGTAGCACCATCAAATTCAACCGGTTCAAAAACAATTACAGGCTTACTTTTGCCATCTTTTGAAATACCCCATTCAATAGAAGTAACTTTGGTTGTGTATCTTTCTTGCCAGTCGGGATTTTTGTAAGCAATAGCATAACGCGGATTTCCATTAGGAAGTCTACCCAAAGCATTACGAATATTCTTGTTATCCACTTCAATTACAAGACCGTCACATTTGAAATTTTTGGTAAGCTCAAACAGTTCATTCAAGTAATCAAAAGCGGATTTTTCGTCATCGAAAATAGAAGCAGAAGTCACCCAATACTGCGTAGCATACGGTTCATAGGTATTGTAAAGCTCTGCAAGTTGCAAAGATTTGTCCCTATCCAAGTCCATGATACCGTATCGGATATAAGCGGTGTTCCCTAAAACCTGCGGATTCATTTCATCTGCATTGAAAGCTCCTGCCACAGAATTTCTTGCACTTTTGTAACCAAGAGGTTTTACGTTTTTCAAAAACATACCGACAGGAATAATGGCTTCACCAAAAGTAAAGCAAGATTTCTTTCCCATAGGGTTGCCATGATTGACATATTCGTAATGCCGGTCACTTCTTTGTCCTTCTATCCCGTCACCTCTTGTCCAACATTCATTTATTGTTTCATCCACCAAAAGAGAAATACCGTCATATTTGGGTGTAATAACGATTTTGTTAGTAGGGTGAAGTTCCCATACATCTTTAACCCATCTTCTGATCTCACTGATTGTTTTTACCTTTTCCAAAGAAAACATAGGATATGGCAACTTTTCCATCCGGTCACCTTTTTTGTTTTCTTCAATGATAGGCTTTGTCAGGATTTCACTATCAGGATATTCCTTTTTCAACTGGTCGATCAAAAGATCATACTCCTTATCGCTCATAATAGGAGTGCCTTCTCTGTATTTCTGGTTGGCTTCTATTATTTTGCCTTCCAGTTCTTTTTGTTTCTTCGTCATGATTTTATTTGTCTAAGGATGAAAGAAATGCTCTGGTATTCTCTACAGAATCACACTTGTTTTCTTCTTTTTGCTTGCCCTTGATTTCTATCAAAATCTTATAGGCTTCCGGGAAGTTGTCTTGTAATTGCTTTTCTGTGTTGATATGGTCGAGAGCACAAGCAACTCTGTTTCTGGTTTCGTTTTCCAGCTTTTTAAACCCATACGCTTTCTTGCTCCATTCCAAAATATCTTTTTCGAAATAGCGTTTAAAATCGCTCAAATATTCATTATAAAACATTTTGGGCATTCCTATTCCATCAAAAGGAATGTTTTCATAGATACAGACACCCTTTATTTTTAGAAGATCGTTTATGGAAATACTTCTGTAAAACAAAAGTGGCTGCATGGACGGATATCTATCTACAATAGATTCTATTTCTGGCGGCAGAATAGCATTCACTCTATCTTGCAATTGTGTTCCAATTTTCGCCAAATAATCACTCAATTTCTTTCCTGCTTTTTGGACAAATTTATTTCTAATCAGTTCTTTGTCCGATACTAATAGTTTAGCCATAATCTCAAATTCTTTTCGTTACCTTTAGTAATATAAATAATGCAATCAGAATAGTAAAAGCTCCTACTCCCATCCCTCCTAAAAAAGAAAGCAATCTGTTGGGAGATGCCTTTACCTCTTCTTTCAAGTTTCCGTTTTCTTCGCTCATCTTGGACAGTCTTTCTTTGAGGCTTTTTACAACCAATTCCAGACTATCGCAAGAAGCTGTTACAATAATGGTGTCACCTATTTTCTGAACAATCACGTTTGCTTGTCCCTTGCTTGTCTCCCTCTTTTCGCCATCTTCCAGTTTTTGAGGATTGATGGTGAGATTTACAATTGAATAGGGAATCTTTATAAGCGTGTCTGTCAGTTCTCTTTCCCAGAATAGGGAATCCTTTAATGTGAAGTTATAGTCTGTTCTTTGGGAAGGACGGGATTTGCACCCGCCCAAACCAATAAAACAACAAAATAACAAACAAAAAGCAATTACTGAATTTCTTTTCATCATATACTTTCCTTTATGATTGCGGATTTTAAAAATCCTGTTATCCCTATCTTTAGGGGTTTCAATTTTCCGTTTCGAACAACATCCAGTTCAATGTTTCTGAAATCCCTTGCCACTCTCACTCCTTTGATTGTGGCTTCTCCTATCCCGGGAAGTTCTATTGTCTTATCTCTCAATCTGTTCAGGATACAGTTATTCTTCGAGTTCATGCGGTTTTAGAACGCTTTTGTAAATCACGAAGTTGTCATGACCGAAACTGATAGAAACAGAATCACATTCCTTTATCCATCCCCTTATCGTTCCTTCCGAATAATTGGAAAGATTGGCTTTCAAAACAACGCTTGTGATATCTCTACCAATCGCTTCGTTTTGATAGAAGTCCCTTGTCTTTCCGTTGAAGTTATCCAAAAGAATGGTTCTTTCCATCTTTCCGTCTGTCGACATAATAGCAAGAACAGGTTTCTTTCCTATTCGTTGCATGTGGCTAATAGCCATGTAAAGATTATGTTCCATGATTAATTACTTATAATTCAACATGTTCTTGATCGCTTTTTCCTGATAGAAGCGTTTCTTGTCTTCACTTCCGTCTTTCTTAGAAAAGTTGTTCGCCCTTTTCTTCAATATCTTTGCCTTGCTTTCGGTAGACATCATCTTAAATTCTCCTATAGAGATGTCAGGAACCTTTTCGTTCTTTTCTTCTTCATAAGAGACTTGCTTTCCACATACCGGACATTTAGGAAGATTGGAAGGAACAAGTTTATTGTACCGAAATACGAACTTTGCATTTGTCATGGGAGATTTTATCCCAAACCTTTCGCAATTTTCATTGCCACAATATATTCTTATCATTTTGAATCTGTTTGATTTTGTCCTTCAAAAGAGAAAGTTGCTTTTCCACTTCTTCTAATCTTGAAGGGTCGTTTACATTGCTTTTGAGGTAGGAAAGATCATGTTCAATACTTTCCAGTCTGTCCAAGAAAGACAAGACAAAAATATTCAAATACTTACCGTTTGCCATAGTCGAAATTATTTGTTTGTTACTTATAACGGACGCAAATGTAACAGTATATTATTACATCTCCAAGCATTTTTGTACATTTTTTGTCTTGAAATTGTCAGATTTCTAAATCAGTCCTTTTCGTCTTGCGTATTCGGCAATCAGAATACCATCCCTATCCGGGTGTTTTAGAAGCACTTCCGGGAACAACCTTTTCCCAATATCCAAAGAAGCCTTTTTAAGCTCTGGTGCGCCTGTAATCCCTTTTGGTAACAACTCTCTTTGCCATTCCTTAGAATCCACAAAAATGTACGGTACTTGATAAAGTTCCAATACGGTCAGTTCTGCTTCCAGTGCACGCATAGCGGAACAAGTTGCTTCAAATCGTGCGGGATTCTTCATGGGACGTTCAACAATCGCAACACATGGCGCGTGTTCTTTTAGGTCTACAATAATTTCCGCCAATACCTTTACATCCACACGAGAGATGTTTTTCTTTGCTTTTGTGTAATCCTGACCGGAAATAACAGGTGTTTTTACCATGTTGTAATAGGTAAGGTCTTTCCCTACTATTCCAATCGAGCCGGTCACACCATTGTCTATCCCAATGTAAAATTTCAATTCTGTATCCTTGCTCATTGTTCAATACGGCTTACACCGTTCTCCTTTATTATTTTAAGTGTTTTACACTTAGCGTTTTCGTTCGAAATATGGGTAGTAACCAAAATAGGATACTGAATAAATTCCAATGCTTCGATCACATCATACAGACTTTCTTTCGATAACCCTTCTGTGATTTCATCAATGGATAGGAATTGCAAACCTCCCCATCTGTTTGTTTCGTTTATCATATTCTGGATAGCGATGATAAGAGCTATTTCTACTCTTGCGCGTTCACCACCACTGTAGTACCAAAAGTTTTCTGCTTCGTCCCGGACGACATACGGAGTTATTTCTTCTTTGATATCTCCATCCGCTTTTGTCTTAAACCCTTCTATCAAGATACGAAGGTCGCTATTTTCTGCTTTCAGGATATTGTTCGCTCTCAATTGAATGTTTTTCAACTGTTCCAATGCAAGGTACATTTTGAAAGACTTAAACCTGCCGATCCATTCTTTTTTCTTAAATAAAAGGGCATCCAAATCGGAAAGCTCTTTGTCGTATCCGGCAATCGAAAGCATAATGTCTTCTATTTGTTTTTCCTGTGAAGACACATCCACTTTCGTAGCTTTTTCTTTCTTGATTTCCTTTATCTGTTTTTCGTTGTCCTTAATATCAGCCAAGTTGGATTCAATCTTTTCAGACAAGGTTTTCTTTTTTCTTTCCAAAGAAGAAATGGTACTTTTGGTCTGTTCAATATCATCATTGATCTTGTAAATAGATGTATTGATTTCCTGTGCCGACTGACGAATCTTGTCGATTTCATCTTCTTGCTCGTTTTTCAATTGAATGAAAGAAGAAATAAGTTCTTCGTATTCTTTCAAAGATTCATCCAAAGCCTCCATCTCGGAAACAACTTCCTTTTCCTGCTTTCCTATTTTCGCCTTCTTCTTTTCTTCCTGCTCCAGTGTAGTGTCTTTCAATGTAAGGAATTTGTGCTTACATTTTGGGCAAGTAATAGCACCGGATAAGTTTACAAGGACTTTTCTAAGGGACACTTTCAGTTTATCATGAATTTTTGAAAGTTCTTCCTTCATTTCCAGCACTTCGTTCTGATTTGTTTTTGCTTCCCCTAATTCCTTTTTAACAGATTCAATTACTTCCTGAATTTCTTTGGTAGAAGGAAGTTGGTCTTTCTTCTTTTCTTCCTCTTTCAAAAGAGCTTCCAGTTCTTCCAAAGTGGAATTGTTTTCCTTGATGTTTTTGTCTGCACGACCAATTTCATACCGAAAAGAATCAATTTCTTCTTTCAGAGATTTTATCACACTTTCTCTTTTTTCAATACGAGATAGTTTGTCGGCTTCAAAGTCAAAATTGGCAGCATCTTCTATTACCTGTTTTAGTGCCTCTATACTACCTTCCGCACGATCCTTTTTGCTTTGAATAGCAAGTTTTTGAGAAGATAAAGTATCCAGTTCTTTTTGAATGATATCTTTTGTTCCATCCAAAAAATCGTAATTGATAAACCGGCTAATAAGAGCCAACTTATCCGTATTGGAACTTTTAAAGAACGATTTGTAGTATTCTTTACAAATAAGGAAATAGCTTTTTAAATCTTCCGGTGAAATGGCAATCCAAGAAAGGATATAGTTGTTCCCGTCTTTTACGGTAGCAAGTTCTACCGGTTTACCGTTCAAAGACACATTTAGTTTACTGCTTCCTTTTAAGGGCAAAATACGCTCGATAGAGAGAGTTTCTTTTCTTATTGGACACTCTATATCCAATAATACTTTTGCTTCCTTCTCACCCCTTCTAATGAGCTTTTTATCCACACTGCTTCGGTAATTGTTCCCGGTAATGGCAAAATAGACAGCTTGCTGCATGGATGAATTATGGGTAGGAATGTAGTTGTTTGTAACAAACATACCGTCTTCACCGGAAACAGTTATGCACTGTTGTTCTTCCACGCCCAGACAAGTAAAGGTAATCAGCTTTCGGGAAGGTTTACCCAAACATTCCGGCACTTGAAAAAAGACTTCTTCGTCTTTTGATCTTTTCATGATTTCTTCAAGTGGGATCACATACCAGTCTTCGTCTTTGCGTAGGCGTACTTTCCACAAATGGCTTCTGTTGCATTTAATTTCCGTCCCGTCAGAAAACGTAATCTTATAAGCAACATCAATGTCATGGAAAGGAATTGCCCTTACCACTTGGTATCCACCGGAAGGATGAAGAATAACATCTCCTACCTTTATTTCTCTCATTTTTACAAATCCATTAGGAGTAAGAATATCTGCATCCATTGTTAAGGCTTTCCCGCTACCATTACTTCCTTGATTGTCGTCTGTCTTGTTTAACCCTACAAGTGCAGTTACCCCGTCTTGAAATTCGTATTTAAAGTGTTCGAATGACACAAAATTTGTTGCTTCAATTCTGATCGGCTTCATTCTCGTCCTCCTTGTTTTCAAATGTTGTTTCTTTCTTTCTGAACGCGTCCAAAACGTCCTTCTTGATTTTCTCAAACAGTTTTATGTCTTCCAAAAGACGTTTTCTTGCTTTCGGGAACCCGAATCCTATTTTTTCTTCCCCATAGTAGATGTAGGTTCCCTTTTTGGAAAGTACGCCCAAATCAAGTCCCATATTTACAATTTCCATCACCTTGTCAATACCTACCCCAAACCGGATAATGATTTGACAAGTTTTAAAAGGCGGTGCAACCTTATTCTTTTTACAGGTTATTTTCACCTTATTGGAAACTTGTGTTTCCCCTTCCTTTTCCGACCCCACACGAGCAAGTTCAATTCTCTGACTTGCATAGAAAGGGATAGCAAAGCCTCCCGGTGTTGTAGTAGCCGCACCGTATCCGCCTATGTTAGACCGGATTTGATTGATACAAAAAAGAATACATCCGGTCTGCTTACAGATATTTTTCAAAATATTTACCTGGGAACTTAAAAGACGTGCCGTAAGCCCTATATGCGCGTCCCCTGCTTCTCCATTCAAAAGAGCAGTAGGAACAAGTCCGGCAATGGAATCGATCACAACAAGTCCGATAGATTCTTCATTGCACATTTCCTTTGCTATTTCAAGCACTTCTTCTGCGGTAGAAGGCTGGGAAAGGATAAACTTGTCGGGGGACAAATCAATTCCTATCGCCTGCATGTATTTTGGATCAACAGCGTTTTCCGTGTCAAGATATCCTACCGCTTTTCCTGTTTTCTGCACTTCCGTTGCCAAATGGAAAGCAATACTTGTCTTACCGGAAGAAAAGCCTCCGTAGGCTTCCACAACACGACCTTTTGCCCATCCTCCACCAAGTATTTCGTCCAGTAGGTAAGAACCGGAATGAACAAATTCAATGTCCTGCCTTTTCCCTGCCACAGCATCCTTGCCAAAACGATCTTCTATTCTTGAAATAAGATCACCTAAACGATTGGGTTTCTTTTCTTCTACAGGTTGCTCGTCTGTCACAACAAGAGCTTCTTCTATCTTTTTAGTTTCCTTTTTCTTCGCCATAAAGCAGTTTGTTTAAAATTTCCTTTCCTTCTTTTTCATCATATCCGTTTTCTTTGCAGAAAGACGAAAATCTGTCTTCTATATCCTTTTTCTCCAAAGTCTTTACCTCTACGGTAGGAGCAAGGACTTCCTTTATTTCTATTTCCTTGAATTTCTTTTTGATGTCCACACCTTCTTTTGTAAAAGCATCTTTATCAAAAGCATCAAGTGAAGATTGTTCTCCCCAAACCTTTACCCTTACACGAGCGGTAGGGTTTTCTTTCTTGAACTTGTTAATAAGTGCCACCGCTTGCTTGTGTGGTGTTTCTTCTAAGTCAATTTCCAGTTTTTTGAATACTGTTCCTTTTGTGGAAGGGATAAGATCGACTTCCAAATCAGAATCCAGAAGCCAAAAACCCTTCTTTTCATCTTCCCCAAAATTGTTCTGTTGAACACTTCCCAAATGGTAAATGTTACTGCCTACACGTTGGTAATTATGATAGTGTCCCAAATACACTTTTTTAAACATCTCGAACATGGAAGGCTTTAGTTCGCTTTTTACTTCTGTACCGTCCATGTTCTTGCTACCGGTTACAGCAAAATGCCCGAATAGGATGTTCTTCTTTCTCTTATCCCCGATTTCTGCCAATTCGTCAAGTAAAATGTCATCAGTGAAAAATGGCAGGAAAAAGCAATAAACCCCTTCTATCTGCATACCGTCCAATTCTTCCACCAAAGTAAAAGAAGGATGATGCTTGAAAGCTGTAAGAAATGACTTTTGACTTGAATAGGATGTTTTGTCATGGTTACCTGGAATGCAAACTATTTGATGTCCGTTTTCATCATACACTTCCAATATTTCATGAAGTGTAGAAAGACACACTTCCCTTTGGGATACCCTGTTGTCAAAAACATCACCCAGCCAGATATGAGTTTTAATACCCTTTTTGTCGGCTATTTCCATTTCTTCCAGCAAAATATCTTTTATGGTAGAAGCATTTCCCTCTGACAGATGATGGTCGGTTGAGATTATAGCTAAATATTTTTTAGTCATTTGTTGTTTTGTTAGAAAGGAAGGGGACTGTATTTCAAGTCCCCAAACCAAATTAGAAAAAATATGAAAACTAAAAAAAAGAAGAAATTATTTCTTTTTCATTCTGGCTTTCAGCTCTTGCAATCTTGCTTTAGCCTTTAGAAGTTCTTCGTCCTTGTCCGTAGCATCTTCGTCAATAGGAGATTCTTCTTTGGGTTCTTCCTCGTTTTCCGGTTCACCGTCCGGTTCCGGATCGGCTGCCGTTTCCGTAGGAGCTTCATCATCAAAGTCTTCCGGGAAAGGAAGTGCCTCGCCAGCTTGTGCCAGATCATACCAAGAACGAACCTCGGCTATTGTCAGATCGTCCGGCAATTCAGTTTCCGCGTATTCTTCTCCAATGTAATCTTCCAAGAATTTTTTCATCTTTGAAAGAGGTGGATAAGAAGCTACTTTTGCTGCTTTTTCTTTTGCCGGTGCACTTGCTGGAGTTCTCTTTCTTGGAGCAGGTTTTTCTTCTTCCTCGTCCGCTTCCGTAGCATCATCCGGTTCCGGTTCTTTTTTTACTTTATTTGGCTTAGAAACAGGCTTCTTTTTGGGAGTTTCGTCTTCTTCGTCGTCCTCATCGTCTTTGCCGCCATCTTCCGGGATCAATGCAGCCATTTCCTCTATTTCCGTAAGAAAGCCATCGTCAGCAAAGATATCGTATCCGTTTTCTTCGTCAAAACGTTTCAGTCCGTCAAGAGCCATGTTGAAGTCTTTCTGTGAATAAACGTCCTTGTAGATTTCTTCCAATGTAGGAACTTCATTCAAGAAATATTCCATATCTTCATCAGGAATAGCAGTCTCTTCAAAGAACTCATCCCAAGATTGTCCTTTTTTCGGAACACCGGCAGACAAAGAGTAAGTTTTCTTTCCTTTGTCGTCTTCCCCCATTGTGATCACAAGCGGGTACGCTCCTTCCAATTGAGAGAAAATATCGAAAGAAACCGTTTCATCGTCTGACATTTCAACCGAAATTTCCTTTATGCGGTTCATCCATGTTCCGTACAATTGCAAACGAGCAAAATCTTTTGAACCTTGATACACATAGCAAACATACGCCAAAGATGGATTGATACCCCATACAAACTTGTTTCCCTTTTTGTATCCCATAATAGGATTGAGGAATTTTCTGCGCTCTGCATCATCCTGATATTCTTCGGAAGCCTTTTTTCTCACATAGTCGCAATACAGAACAATAGGGTCTTTCCCTTTCAAAAGATTCTTTCCGTGAATGTCGGCGCAGAAAACATTCTTGTCTTTTACCTCTTTGCCGGTCACCTTACCGTTCGCATCATAAGTAGGAACTTCTACACGCAATTTGGACATCTTACAAGCTACATAAGCCTTTCCCATTGCTGGAACGACACGAAATACGTTCTTTCCTTTCTGAACAGTAGCAAAGCCTGTATAGCTCTTACTACCTTTGTACATTGTCTTTTCAGCCTGTTTTACTTCTGCTTCTACATCTTCAATTGATTGCTTCTTGAATTTCGATTTGTCAAATTTCATAATTCTTTTTAATTTAATTGATTGATAAATAAATCGTTATTTCTCTTTTACCTGTTTTAAAAACGCTTCAATAATCTGCTTTTGTTCTTTTTCAAACATACCCACAAATTCTTTAAAAGAAACAGGTTTATTTGCCTTGTCTTCTGTCTCAAAATAGGGTACTCTTTCGGCAATTCCTTTTAAGTCTATACCATAGGCTTCTGCCGTTTCATACTGCTTGCCCGTTTCCTTTGCTGTTCTGATTCTGTACAAATCCCATAGAAATGGTGCATTCGTACATTGAACGATTTTAAACTCTTCCGTTAGTTTGATTTCCATATTATTCTTTCTCTTTTATGATTAAAAATGTATTGATTTCACCTTCTACCAAATTGTCCAGAAATTCTTCCGGTGTTACCTTCGGGACAAGTCCCGTCAACTTCTTGTCCTTTGACTGCAACGCCCAATAGAGACTGTCTATTTCCGCCAAATGCTTTTTCTTTTTGATCAAATCCTTTTGCATGGCGTGTAGTTCCGAATTGATTGTCAAAATATCATCCAAAGAACTTTCCGTGAGCTTCACAAGTCCTATGTCTTCCACTTTTACCTTTCCGCCGTTTACAATGGATTCACGTCTTATCTGTGTAGCAAGTTGTGCTTTATAGACATTAAATTCCACTTTTGCAGATTCGTATTCCGATTCTGCCTGTGCTCTAAGAAGTCCTACTTTATTCAGTAAGACGGAACAAGTAGCGATTTCCCCATACAGATTTGCATGATCTATGGAAGTCACTGCATCCATGTCCAATTCATTTTTCAAATCATTGGAGAGCAAGACTATCGCTTTATCTCCTATATTTCTTACCAGTTTCATACCCCAAGTTTTATGAATTTACTGTTACTGTTTACTTGCAATACATATTCTTCTTTAAACTTGTCAAAGTTAGCTTTTCCGCTTAGTAGGAGAATGCTTTTCTTTGAGGATAGGAAGAAATCTGCGTTCTCCTCGTAATCGTCAGGGAAAATAACCACACGAAGGAATTTGTAATTGCTTTCAAGCAAGAGGTTGGCAAACCGTCCTTTCTTTCCTTCTCTTTCTTCCACTTCTAAAACATAACCGCCTACCATAACCATTTCATAGGTCGAGCCGTCATAGTTCTGCAAATCTTCCACATTATAGAAAACTCCATTTTTGACTTTTGGCTTTAAATATTCTCTTACCAACCCTTCGTAGTCGAAGAAAGCAAAACCGGACTTGTTCTTTTGTTGTAAAAGCCACCACCAATCCTTTGCAATCTTTTTCTTTTCAAAAGCAAGAAAATATTCATCCTTCTCTTTGTCGATTTTGATCTTATTCTTTTCCCGATACTTTCCAAGCATGAACTCCCTTGCAGAAAAGATATTGGAAAATTCCCTTGTTTCATCCATCGTATCGAACGCACCGGAATAGATAAGATTTTCAATAACGGATTTGTTCACTGCCGATCCTTTGAATGTATGACGATCAATAAATTCAGCCAAAGAAAAATACTCCCCGTTTTTGGAGCGTTCTTCCATAATCTGATTCTGTGCCTTTTCTCCTACTTGTTTTGTTGCATTGATCGCCCAATAGATGCTATTATCTTTTTTGTCCGCCACAATGTTTATATCAGACTTGTTGATATTTACAGGTTTAATCTCTATCCCTTCTGTCTGTTGCATTTCATTGACGTATTGGGGAAAGTCGTCTTCACTTGCACGGGACAAAGCAACCGACCAAAATTCCAAAGGATAATGCACTTTCAGCCATAAAGAATTGTAAGCATTAATGGCGTATGCAGCAGCATGACTGTTACAGGTTACAATTCCATTTGCAACAAAATTGTGATTTTCATCTTCCATTTCAATGTCATACACATCTTCATTGCCTACAAATCTTACAGAAATAACATTTGCCATTTGCGCATTGGAGCTATCATTAGCAACAAACAAAGTTTTTCCCATAAGAAACTCTGCATATACCTTCCCTTCTGTTGTAGGGAATTTATGGTTTCCTGTTGTTCTTATCTTCTTCCCATCAACAAGAGAAATTTCATATACAGGTCTGTTGCCGGAATACCTAACGTCTTTTATTTTGGAAAAATACAACGAACCATTTTGTTTCATACTTTTTGCCATAAAAGAGTTGCATTCTTGATTGTAAAAAACATGAAACAATCTTTCAACTGTTATTTCCCCAAATCCAACAACATATACTAAAGTCCTGAAACTCACACACTTATTGAACGAATACTTAGCAAATTCCTCCATCTGTTCCCAAAGAATTTCAGCATTCTTTTCTGTTACCCCTTTGCTTCCAAATTTACCAACATAACCTTCTATGAATTTAGCTTTCAATGGAAGTAAAACATCTAACTTTTTTTTACCCAACGCTTTACGAACAGTATCACATGTAACTAAATCAAAGCCAGCAAGTTGATTACAAATATTCATTACTTGTTCCTGTTGAGTCAAAATAGAATAAGTGTCTTTCAAAATTTCTTCCGCTCCAATAGGGTATTCCGGCTCTTTTTCTCCGTTTTTCAAAGCGATGTAGTCCATGTGAAAACCATTTTCCATTGGCCCGGGACGGAACAAGGAAAGTGCTGCTATTACATCATCCATATTTTTGGGCTTCAATTTTTGTGTATAGGCGCACAGTCCCTTTGCTGAAAACTGGAATATATCGCTAAGCCAACCGTTTGCAAAATATCTGTAAACCTCCGGGTCATCATATTCTATATCAGAATAGAGATTGATCTTCCTACCCGTATTCTTTTCAATCAGGTTCAGAATATCAGTGAATTTATCCAATTGCTCAATGCCAAGAATATCTTCTTTCAAAAAACCGGCTTCATCCATTTCTCCACCTTCCCATTCACTGATAATCAAATCACCCGATTTTCTAACCGGACACCATTCGTACATTGACTTTTCTTTTGGAAAGATTATCATAGCGCAAGCATGAATAGAAGCTGCTTTTTGCTGACCTAAAAGAAGGAAAACAATATTCATCATTTCTGGATATTTATTCAGAAATTGATTTATTTCTGATCTCTTACAAGCAAGTTTCAAAAAATCTTCTTCCGTCTTTACATCTTCTATCATTTTAGTAAGCCTCCTAAGAGTAGGAACTGAAGCTCCATAAATCTTTCCTACATCATTTATAGCCTGTTTTATCTGTAAAGTAGTGTACGTGCCTACAGAACAAACTTGCGAAGCTCCAAAACGATTTTCCATGTATTGTTTTACTGCCGGTCGGTATTCTCCCGGCACATCTGTATCAATATCTGGAAGGCTGGATAAAACCCTACCTTTATTCAAAAACCTTTCAAAAATCAAACCAAAGTGCAATGGGTTTGTATTTACCAATCCAAACAGATAAGAAATCAAAGAGCCACTGGAACTTCCACGACCACCACCTAACAAGATATTATTCTTTTTGCACCAATTGACAATATCACGCAAAATCAAAAAGTAATCAACAACCTGTCCGTATTTGATTACATCTGATTCTCTTTCTATTCTTTCTGCAAGCACATCTTCCGAGTAATCTTCCAAAAGTTCCGGTTTGTTCTCCAACCCTTCATAAATCAAAGAATCAAACATATCTTCATTGGAAGCGTATTTTTTCTTTTCTTCTTTTGTCATTTCATAACGGGGAAGATGTCGGCTGTCAGTAGGAATTTCAAAGTTGCAACTTTCTGCAATCATATCAGCATTGCTTCTTGCTATCATATAAAATTCCTCTCCCTTTTCACTATCCCCAAATAAAGAAAGAAGTTCTTCCATATAAGTCGCTTCATCTTTGAAATATTGATTACCGGATTTGTAGTTTACTTTCCCGTCAATCTTATTTACGACTTCCCGAAGTATAGCGTATTCCGGCTCAATGTAGTAAGCATCAAAAATGGCTACGGGCTTCATTTTGGACTTATAGAACTTTTCAAAGTTCATCAAGTAGGAAGTGTCCCTATCATTTTTTGTGTATTCCACAGTATCAACCTGCCAAAACACATTAGGTTTGCTTCTTAAAAGAATAGGGACATCTTCAAACTGTATCGTTTTCGGGTCAAATACGATATACACATCTGAAACGTGTTCCGACATGTCTTTGGGGGAAACAAACTTTCCACTATCGTCACAATTCAAAACCTTGTTTAATGCAAGTAAATGCTGCCAGCCTTTTTCATTCTTTGTGTAGATTTTGTAAGTATAGACGATATCCTTCTTTTCATCCTTTACTGGGACTTCCAGACCAAACACAGGGATGATTCCTTCTGCCTTGCAAGCGTTTTGAAATTTGAGTGCACCTGCCAAAGTTGCTTTTTCAACAATCCCCAATCTTTCTATTCCTAAGAATTTGGCTTTCTTTGCCCAATCCGGGTATAACCCTGTACCATTCAAAAGTTCAAACGATCCATGTACTCCCAAGAAATTAGTAGAAAGACCTGCCATTTCACTTTGTCCTCTCCATTTTACCCGGTTAAGTTTAGGCTCGTTTTCCTTCCCTTTGTCCAATGTGTACCATACACCACCAAGACGAAAGATGTAACCATCTTCTTCGGTGCGTTCACAATCCCAACGAAAATCCTCTGAAAAGAAATATCCATCTTCGTTAGGTTCAAAAACTTCGTATGATTTCCCCTCAAAGGAAACAGTGTAATTTTCCTTATCGAGAGAGTGTTGTATAGTATTGGAAGAAAGATATTCTTCCAACTCATTTAAAAGTCGATCCATCGTATTTTTCTTCTTTTCGTTTTCACAGACAAACATACAACTTTTGTATGCAATTATTGTATGTTTTTACAATCCTTAACCCTACATTTAACCTAAGTTTATTCGTGTATTCAAAACACTTTTGATAAACTTCAATCGGTTAAAAGGGGTATCGTTTGGTATCACTTCATAAGGCAATTTTCTTTCTATCAAAAACTTCCTTATTTCTACATCCCAACATTTTCTTCTCTCTGCATCTGCCATTCTTTCCCCATCATTTTCTACATCCCAATAAATAGGGAAATAAAAAATAATAGGAAGAAAATATTCACTAACGTTTATAAAATCCAATTGTCTTTTCAATTCTGCGTCTCTTTGAATAGAAGCAGGAATTGTTTTCGTAAACGTATGCACATCTATTATGCTTCTATCGGAAACATAGCAATCTGTGTTTAATAGTTCCGCATACTTATCAAAAATCAGTTTTTGATTTTGAACAGAAGTAAAGGAAGGTTCTATCTTCCCTTCCTTTACTAACTGTCTTGTTATGCTATCTATTTTATCGAACCGGTCAAACGATCTGTCTTTCTTTAAAAGTTCAAACACAGAAGTCTTTCCGACACAAGAAGCTCCCAAAAAAGTTACCGCCCTAACCATTACCGATTATCTCCGTCACCGTGAATTTTGTTTTCCGCCTTTCTCTTTGCCAGCTTTTCCACATTCTGCTTTGCAATGGATACCAAAGATTGGTTCAATTCCTTTCCTTCAATGTAGACAACAAGATTCTGCAATCCCACAAGAATTTGTTCCAATGCAGTATGACAAAGTTCTTTTCTCCTTTCGGGGAAAGGTTTGCTGTAATCATCGTCCCGGAAGTATTTCTTCACTTGACCGTTAATGATACCTACCTGTTGGAGCAAATAGGAGGGACTTAATCTGTACACATCCGTATCGTCCAATCTGTGCAATTCTTCGGGAAACTCCAATGCAGGCAAATCCAATTCCTGTCTTGTCATTGCAACATACCAAAGCACATCTCCCACTTCTTTCAAAATTTCCTTTGCTTCGGCAGCGTTGTCCACCTTTTCAAAAACTTCTGCCAATTCATTGGTAAGTCCCATTACTACATACGAAATAGCTACTTCTTTTGCATAACACGCTGTTGAAGCCGCGTGCGCTTCATACTCTTTAAAAGTCATAATACGAAATTTAAATTAGTTGATTTATAATAACTTACCATCAAAACACATGATAAGCCTTTTTATTTTGATATTTGAATATTCCACATCTTTTTTCTTTCCGTTCACTTTGATAGTGACCGTTTGATTCTTTATATCGTTCTTCAGAATCCGATACTCTTTGTCATCATAAATAACAATCTGATCCTTTCCAAGCAAATAGATCATATCCCAAAACCACTGCGAGTTTCTTTTCTGTTCATTGGTGGAATACTGGAAATTGGGAATACCGGTAGGATTCAAGAACTCTTTCTCATAAAAAGAAAAATATTCTTCCACCGAAAAGAAAATAGACCGTTTAAAATGTCTTTTTGCCAACAATTCGATCCGTTCCTTTTTAAACTCTGCAATATCATTTGCCATCTTGACAAATTCGGGCTTATCAAAAATAAGGCTTCTTACCTTGTGGGTAAAGTATTCCAATTGGAGCACTTTCAAATATTCGTCTATCGACAATTCTCTGCTTCTATCCATCTGATCTTATGATTTGTAGTTTTCAACAAAAGTAGGAATAACCTACCACATTTTCTTGATTTTAGAGACGTAAAAATTGATAGGGTCATACAAGTTATCCAAAACTTCTTCCAAATAATCCATATCCATATCTCCCGGGTCAATGCCCGGTTTGTAAAGATAAGCTATCTTGGTGTTGAATGACTTTGCAAGCATCAACCCTGCACTTTTGGATTCTTCAACAGTCGCATCGTCATACATCAGAATCACATTCTTTACCCCTTTTCTTTCCAAATAGGATATTTGTTCTTTGCTTATACTTTTCCCAAAAGTGAACACACACTTCAAATCCCTGCAATCCCAAAGTTTTAAAAGATTGTCTATACCTACTTTGTCAAATAACCCTTCCACTATTATCACGTCCTTTGTAATAGAAGAAAGCTCGTTGTAACCGCCTAATATTTTTGTAAAGTTCGTCCCTATGCTGTTTTCATATCGCAAATGCGGTTTAGTACCGGTTTCCTTTGCCCTTTCCAAATCTCTTTTATGCCACTCTTTGGAATATCTGCTTCTGCCGAGCCATCCCACCAGCTTATCATCCATTTTCATTTTAAAGATGATGTAGTTTTTCAAATCCTTTTCTAAAATAGATTTGGTTTCAGACGGTTCAAAAAGTGCGTAATGATACGCTCTAAACCCTCTTTCGTCTAAATAAGGGTCAGATTTCAGTCTTTCAAGACGAAGGGGAAGTTTTACTTCCGGCAATTCTTCGGACACATCTTCATCCACATCATCTTTCAAAGGTGTAAGCTTTACACTTAATGAATTTTGATATTCCATCCGTATAAGATCTTTCCTTCCTATCTTGTCCAGGAAATCCTTCAATGGTTTTTTACTACCACATTTCCAACAGTGAAACACACCGCCGTGAGGATTCAAAAGAACACCCCATTTCTTCGATTTTCCACAATAGGGACAATCCATGTTTTTATTGGAGAGCCACCCCTGCGAACCGAATATGCGAAGTCCAATCGCTGCCTTTACTTCTTCTTCGTCTATCCGTATCATAAGCCTAAATGCTTTCCATTTTATCTGCTTGCACCTTTTTTCTGCGAGCTTGTTTCTTTTCTTCTTTCCTTTCGGAAACTTGATTATACATTTCCATCGTTCGTCCCCTGTGATAGAATCGTCTTTTGTCATAATTGGTAGCAATCGTGATCACTTCTTGACTTTCCTTGTAATCACGGAGCTTATCGACATAAATACGGGCTGTTGCGTTTGCTTTTTCCTCTATTGTCATGTTCAGAGTAAACACGAAAGAAAAAGGTTTTACAAGCGTTTTATCACCTTCCGTATAAGAGCGGTCGATCACCTTGTCTGGGTTGTTCCATACTTCAAACGGAACATCACTTGTCTGTGTGGCTGTAATAATAGGAGCACCTATTTCATCAGCCAAGTTCTTTAATAACTGGGCACACGTCTGTAACTTTTCTTTCTTGTGGTCGGGGTCAGAATCTATCTTTTTGGATATGCCGGTCTTTACCAAATCCAGAGAATCGAGTATCACTAATCCGGGAAACTTGCCATGTGTATTAAAATAGTCATAGCAAAGCTGGCGGACATCACTCATGGAAGCCTGTCCGAACTTTTTGAATCCATACACTTCAATGTCAGAGCTAAGTTCCTTTACCTCTTTGATAGCTTGTTCTATCTTCTTTCTATCCTTTGGACTAATATTGCCGGATTTAATATCAGAATAGGATTGGGCAGACCATAGCTGATCATATATTTGCATACAGGCTTTAACCCCACCTTCCAACTGGATATGAAGAACCGGCACACCTCTAATGGCAGCAGAATACCCATGCCATTTCAATACAGTCGTTTTTCCTGTGCCGCTGCGAGCAATCCAAAGCGTTGTGTCCCCTATTTCCATGCCACCGAAAGATATATCGTCCAACCTGTCGATTCCAAAAGGAATTTTTACTGGCTTTTCCGTTATTGTAGCAGCATCCATGCGTCTTTCAAGCATACGTTGCTGGAAACCCCCGAAAACAGACTGGAAACCCCCTGATTTGGAGCGAAAGGACATCTCCAATATCCTTTGGGATTCTTCAGCGTTGACACGTATTGCTTCTTCCTTCTTTCCTTCTTCATACAAGTCATGCACTTTCCTTGAAAGAAGTTCAAATTCCGTTTCCTTGACAAAAGACTGCAATTGGTCTATTGCAATTTCCCTGTCTATCAAAGCCGCCTTCTTTATTTCCTTTGCAGCGAGCTGCACGACATCCTCGTCACATAATTTCTGACAAATAGCACCGATAGAAGGTAGCTTGTTCTTTTCTGTATATTGTATGATCGCTTCCCTAAGAATGAATTTATAACCTACCCATTCTTTAGGAATCAATTCATATTTCAAATATTCCGAAGCTATACGCATTATGACTTCATCGGAAAACATCAATTTAAAGATTTCCGCCATGAAGCCGGGATTCAGTTTGCCCATGATCTATATATTTGTTTATATCATGTTTATACTAAAATTATTACCTGATCCGTTTTCTTCACGTAAAGTATTGATACTGAGCCAGCTACTCATCACAATGTCATCGTGTCCCGAACTCGCTTCCAATTTCCCTTTATCGCTTCTGAAAGTAACGGACGCAAACTCACTAAACATCAACTCTACCTTTTGTCTTGTCTCCCCTTCCTTGTAAGGAACTTTAATCTGTCCTCTTTCAAACATAGCAGACAAAGATGGAAGACCGGAATAGAGGTCTTTTTTGTTTCCTTCTGTTGTCGTAAACTGCTCGATATTGGAAAGACCCCTTTCTCTTGCAAGTGCAGACAAGATCCCTTGGAAACCGTTTGCCTCGCATACTATCTTGTCCGGCTTGTACAGACGGTTGAAAAGAACGATCTTGTCCACCTGTTCGTTATGGGACATCCCCTTTGCACGGAAATAGTTTATCAGATAGAAGTTGTTCGAATAGTCAATACCCCAAACAGAATAGACAGTATAGTCAGCACCAATATTACCAGATACGGCAAAGTCACATCCTACCACTACTCTTTGAAGTTCAAACGGAAAAAATTCTATACTGTCTGCAAAAGAAACTTTGTCCATCCCTGTAGTTGACCTTCTTAGATACTCATAAGGAAAGATCGTTGAGTTATCGGAAATAGGAATAACCAAATACTCACGGGCAAATACGATAGAACCAAGTTCCGTTCTTTTTACCTTTATATCTTCAAAGGTGTATCTATCCGGTGCAAGAGGTCTACCATCCGGGAAAACAATAGGATATTCAAACGAATAAAAACGTTTGTCACCTTTTATTACATTGTACAGTTCATTCGGAGCAGTCGAATAAGGTGTACCAGATATAATCAAATACCCGTATGGTTCTACAATAGGTGTAATTGTACCTCTAAAAACTTCTTTCAACTTTTCCCTTTGCTCATCGCTATACAAAGAACTTTCGTCTGGCATATCGTCTATGATTGCTGCACCAACGTGCAGACCACGAATAAACCCGTCCTTACCACGGACATGAAGTATAGCACCGTTCTCACCTTCTATTGCTGTTTCACCTAATTTCGCCTTTCCATTCGGATCAAGTTTTTCTTTTAAAATATCGTTAGTAGTGATTTCTTCTATGATCTTGTTCACATGCACCTTTGCAAGTGTCATAGTGTTTGTGATCATAGCCGTCTCTTTCCGGTTCTTGTTGTCAACCGTATCACCTCCATAGAGCATAGGTCTCGTGTAAGAATACAATCGCCACAAAGGAAAGGAATAACACCACATATAGCTGTTATGACAAACCGTACCATCTTCTAATAGGAACTTATGGTCACCATCACAGGTAAAACCGTAATAGTCATCTTCACCAACCAAAGACACATAAATTTCCGTCTCTCTTAGTCCGTTCTTAGTAGACCTATAACCTTTATAAGAAAAACCCTTTCTAAGGTTCATTTCCGCCACTTCTACAGGAACAATGCTCCTATCGGATAGGCAAAGCAGGTGTCCTTCGCTTACGGTATAATCCATACCACCTATTTGCCTTACTTCATACATAGGACATCTTCCTCTGTGAAGCTCTAAGACTTTTCGAGGTTTGAAGTCCTGTCCCATTACTTTGTCACCTACTTTTATGTCCTGTACCTTCTTCAAAGAGCCATCCGCCATAACAACTAAAGTGTTGATACACAGACATTTGCCTGCTCCGCGGGCGCACAGGTAACTACTCCACGGAAAGAGTTGTGTAAGGTTTCCCCATTCCAAATTTCTCCATCCTAAATTGAAATTGGAAAGGACGGTTGCGTTGAAATAGTTGTACGAAAGGATTCTTAAGTTTTCGTCCATTGAAGCAAACAGGTTGTCCACATATCCCAATTTTTCGGTATCGAGAGACCGTCCAAAATTCATTGCATACTCTGTCTGATCTATAATAGTTTCAAGCATCTTGTCCATATCCCTTTTATACCCACCCGAAAAGAGTTGGGATATAGTAGGAGAAGGTAGTCTGTCTATTATATCGTCCACAGTAGTAAACAACCTTTTTGCTTGCAAATCGGTCAGAACCCCACCTTTTGAATTATATACTATTGCCACGTTACAAAGCAAATTTTTCTCGGAAAGGATTCTTGACCGTCATGCCATCTTGTTCGGCAGTTGTTCCTTCTCCTCGAAGTTTCTTTACGAAATTTATCATAAGCAGTGCGTTCGCATAGGTATCATCACCGGCACGGTGCGCGTTTACAAGATCAATACCTTCCTTGTCACAAATAGTATGCAGTTGATAATTTTCAGCTTCTCCATAAGCCATGTGAGCCAATTGCATCGTATCCAACGAAAATTTTACATACTTGCTTAGATCATCTCCCATGAACTTAAAGAAGTTCTCCAAGAAAGGGTTGTCAAACCCTACTATGTTGTGACCGCAAAGAGTACATAGTTGGCGCGGGTTTTTGTATCTTTTGAAAATATCCAGACACTTTTTGTAAGCCTCTTTTAACGAAATTGCCTTTTTATTCTGGATAGATTCAGTGATACCATGCACAGCTTCCGCTTCCGCTGAATAGGAAAGACCTTCTTTATAGTCACGCGGAAGGATCATAGATACTTCTTCGCATATTTCCAATTTCTCCATATCTATGATTGCAAACGCAATTTCTATAAGAGGAATCGCATCAAAAGCCGGTTTGTCTTTCGAAGGAAGTCCTCCGGTTTCATTGTCATAGCATATCAAATACTTACTCGAACTTTTCATTTTCTTTACATTAAAATTTTCTTTCCATAAATTCTTGCCAACTCAAACTCTGCCATGCAACCCTTTGATTCTTGCCAATCTGGTGTAAAGAAAACAGCATCACATTCCAAAAGTGCTTCAATGTCCCTACCCATGTAATAGGAATAGGACTTACCTTCTTCATCGCAAACATCAAATGGAGTAATAACTTCATCGCATTTTTCTTCAAGAAACTTCTTAACCTTTTCTGCGTATTCTTTCGTTTCTTCTATATCATGCCCAGAAATAGGCAAACTTACATATATCTTCATTCCATTTTCTATTTTGTTTCTCTTACAAGTTTCCACAACCTTACATTGCTTCCTATCGGTACGCAAGGGACAATGCTCAATCCTTCTCCTAAATAGGAAGGAACTTTGCCCATTACCGCATAAGCTCTGATGTTCCAGTATGAAAACTTTCCTCCATCTTTCTTTTTATAATGCTCATTGAAATAGTCTGTCATTCCAACGAGATTTAAATTCTTTACTATAACTTCCTTAGCCATAGATTATTAATTCAACACTAATTTCAACCTGTCGAAGTCACGGGAACAGTTTTCCTCGCTTTCATACCGGACATGAATGTTTTTGTAAGGATTATCCTTTAATGTCACATCATCCGGCATTCTATTTATGATTATTTCCGGTACGCCTTCGTCCGTGTAATCCATTTCTGCTGAAACAATAAATATCCTTGTCAAAGCCAATTTCCCATCAGAAAACACAAACATACGCTGTTTTTTCGTATATTCTTTTTCTGACCACTTAATACATTCTTCGGTAAAGTCAGCAATACTTTCCGTATCTTGAAGTGCTATCACATCTTCCAGCTTTCCTTTCAGAACGTTCAGTTTCAAATCCCCGAATAAATTTGCAACGGATTGAAGTAATACCTCCATGTTTTCATCTATTCGCATACATCCAACTCAATTAAATGATCATTTTCTCTAAGAACTTCCCTTGTTCGTCCGTTCTGCGTTTCCACTACCAGCATAGTGCCATCTTCCACTTGGTAGGAACTGATCACTTCGCCTTCAAAGTAATAGCATCCTTCTGTCCAGCATACTGTCATAGCATTAAAAATTAAAGATTATACATTTCCTGTTTTACTTTCCTAATATAAGACTTGACTTTCTTTCCTCTGTGGAAAACGATCGCCTTGTCTATATCTTTGGTAGGGTTGTGGTGGGATTGGTATATTTCAAACATTTCTCTTGACTTTACAGGATCAAATCTGTCTTTATAGGAATAGAGATGTCTCCCTTTTATCCGGTTCACTTCGTCCACATAAACCTTCAACATCTGAAACCTACCAGAAGCGGAGCTTACCTTGTTTTTCGCTTTATCATCGCAACCGGATTCAACCATGCAAATGGCATGAACCAACCTTTCCCACACAACCTTATCTCTATCTTCTTTCGTAGTGGAAAGAACTTTTGCGTCAGAAACAAGAAGGGGAATAAACGACAATACCGTCAATACAAGAATCTTTTTCATACGATTTCCCTTTCGTTAAATTCATGTAATCTGTGACAAGCGGAACAAAGAAGTTCGATATTGTTCTTATCCAGCTTCAAATCCGGTCTTGCTCCTCTTGATCTGATATGCGAAAAGAAAATAGCTTTTGGTTCATCCCCCAAAGGCTTTCCACATTTTACACAAACATGAGGTCTTTCCTGCCATATCTCCGTAAATAAGGATTGAAGGTCACCTCTACGTTCTTTGGTTGTTTCTGTGTCACAATCTTTACAGAGCCACTTCATCCTATTGTAGATGTAATGATTTTCACCACATCTTTTACAAGGACGATATTCGTATTTCTCCTTCTTTTTCAGCACGTTACTCAAACTTATAGCTTTTAATTCTTTCAATCTGATTTTCAAGATACTGAACTCTCTTATCAACCGTTGCGTTAATAGCTTTCTTTGCTTCTTCTTTTGTGAAAAACACATCTCTGCCAATTTTAGCCATTTCACGTTCTCCTTCCGGGATGATATACTCCAGACCTCTGAAAGTAGTTGTTTCCCATTTTTTTACTTCTTTAATTTCACCTGTCATAAGTGCTGAACGCACGTCATACATTACTTTTTCTTCCATAACAATTTAAACTTTGTATTCTGTTAAACCTATCTATTAATTCACACACATAGTCCATCTTTTTCTCACTTTCCTTACTCGAAAGATAGATAAACCCGAAACTCCTTACAAACTTAGGGTTTCCAAACCATCCATACCTTACGACCAAAAGCTCTGCTCTTTTCGTATCGTAAAAACAAGGGACAATTTTAACTTCAAGTTCCTTTCTTCTTTTTCTCATCTGTCCTTATATTTTTCTTCACACAATTTTATATACCTACATCCTTTGCATTTCTTTTCATGATACAAAAACCCGTCATAACTTTCACAAAGGATATATCCTCTCGGAGAATCAAAATAAAGCTGTCTTTCTTTATCCAAATAGGAATCAGACAAGGCTTCTTCTTTCTGGATAGGGTTTCTAAGGTCGTATTCCATAACGAATTTAGAGGTAAACCACATATCCTTTTGTGTTCGTTTTCTCCATCTTTCAATAGCTGCTTTCCCTATCACATTAGGAAGAGGAATAATACTCAATTTCGACACCGACAAAATAAAAACCTGCCTATTAAATTGAAAAGTAAGATAGTTCCAAAGATTCCCCACTATTTCATTTTCAAGAAAATCTTTTATCCTTTCCCTGTCCTTTCTTTTTGCATGAAACTCATACTTCGGGTTGTTTGTCAGTTTCCCCTGTAAGTATTCATAAATCGTTTCAAATTCTTCTCGTCTTGTCATTGCTGTCGAAATTAGATTATAAAATCATTGCATACAAAAGTTGTATATTTTAAGTGATAAAAGAAGGGGAAGTTTTTGTTCCCCTGTCTCGCTGACAAAACTACAACTTTTGTAACTATTCCCAAACCAAATTAATGTTAAAAATTTCCTCTGTCTGCTTTTCCACCTTTTTATAGCGGTTCTGCGTGTTCATATCTCTCTCTGCCACAAGATCATAGTCATTTTTTATAATTTCCTTATCAAGCGACCGACAAAACCACAAACAGACTTCTTTTCCTGCTTCCATATCGCCAAGCGATACCGGTTCTTCCTCTTTTGCTTCATAGAACTGAATCCAATAAGGCTTTTCATTCATGGAAGATGTGCGCGAAGTAACCGGATTTTCTTCTTCATCCTTTCCCATCCCTATAGCTCCTACCGTGATTGTTCCATAGGGGTTATCCGTTACAGAAGAAAACCATAATTCGACGTTTTTAAGCGTTTCTGTGCCCTCATTTTTCAAAACAAGAGCAACATATTGACTGCGAGGATTTGAAGCCAAATTAAGGCTTATTTCATCAAATAAATTACCAAATACATCATTAGGCACAAGAGTGGAAGATTTATATCCACCCAACGAATCTGAAACTTTGGACTGCGGACTGTTATATCCCGAACTGACCGTATAATAAAACCGTAACATAAGCCTTAACTTTTAGAAGTTGACATGAATATATTCCCAAGCGACCAGTATTCACTTTTCACCTCATTGTAAACGGATACCGTACCACCGGAATTTTGAACACGTGCAATATAATACTCGTCCGGTTCTTTTTCCGGCGGAGTGCTTATGCTAACTTCCGGTACTAAAGAAATGACATAATCATCATAAGTGTATAAACCGTTTCGCTGCTCGGAAGTCAATACACCTCCCAAAGGAAGTGTCCCAAGCACAATAGCTCTTAAATTCGATTCCGCTACAAATGTAGTTGCGGATGTAAGAAGTAAGTTTTGGCTGTCAATTATGTTTACAATCTGATAAACGCCATTATTCAAAGGAACAGAACCGTCTTGTTTTTCAAACCTAATAGAAACAGGAGTTGACGAAGACTGCCCTCTCACCTTGCCTGAAAAATCAACCGAACCAGACACAATACCTTGTGAGTTTACGCTTACATATCCCTTTTCGTAATTTCTTGTTTTATATGCAATCTTCACCCAATAGAAATTGCTGTCATTCGGCACAACGATATTGTCTTCTACATTGATATCTATAAAGTTCCCAGCACTGGTAAGTGCCATCCCAGGAAGTACTTTAATAGTGCCAGAGTTTGTTCCTGTTTCCACTTTAAAAGGTTCTATAAGATTTTCATCTTCTACTGGTTTGTTAACTATATTAGGATTGATCTTAGATGGGTCATTCGTAATCATCCCAAAAGAATAAGATGCCTGTAGCACCGCCTTCATAAGCGGTGCTGTAGCAAAGAAAGAAATCATATTTGAAAGTTCTTCTTTCTCTAAAAAAACATTTCTACTAACATTTAACTTGCTCATACTCAATATTTTAATTATTTTTGACTTACTATTTCCATCCACTTGGAACACCCTCGCAATTTGTGCCTGTAAAAGTCTGGCTATGACTTGTTACGTTATTGTTCCCAGACTCCGTTATCTTTACATAATTGGATGATCCTGTAAGGATTTGAATAACAGGGACAGTTCCAAGTTTCGAGCAACCATAAAACATTCTGTCCATATTAACCTTTCCTACCCCTGCCACTGACCTATCATATAGGGATGTGTATGAAACCACATAAGCCTGTTCTGTTCCTAAAGAAAGATTTGTACAGCCTGAAAACATTTCGGTACAATTCAAGCTATTGCCAATATTCTCAAAATTGGTATTATTAAACTGATTTCCTATATCCACATTCACAAGTCGTGCAGATGTTCCTGGTTGTCCTACATAATTCCCTGTTCTTCCAAAAGAAGTGAGTGACGTGCATCCTGCAAAGCATCTCCTAAGATTGGTAAGTGTCGTAAGATCATTAAAGAACTTAGCGGGAATTTGTTTCACACCCGTGTTCTCAAACATACTTTCTGCATTCTGCAACTTTCCATTCTTCATATCAAAAGAAGATATATCAGATAAATTCCTACAATTCGCAAACATTCTTGAAGCGTTTGTTACACTTGACGGAAGTCCCTGTCCATAAGGAATAGACAAATAAGTACAATCCTCAAACAATGACTGCATATTTGTTGCCTTCGAAGGGTAAGAAAACATAGCGGTAGACCAGCCGTCGACAAGACTTGTACAACCGACAAAGCAACCAACAAAAGAAACAATGTTTGTGCAATATCTGAACCATAATACCGGAAGTTCGGTTATGGCTGTGCAGCCTTGAAATGTATATTGCATATACTGTGCATTCGTTGAATTGCTAAATGGAGAACTTGTAGCTGATTGACCTCCTGTATTTTTCAAAGCCGTACATTCAAAAAATACAGCATGGAAATCTTCTGTGCCACCTCCCCTTCCAAAAGTACCATTGCCAACGCATGAAGTCAAACTCTTACAACTTCTAAACAAGGAAGAATGATAAACACATGAAGTAGGAACAAGTTGACCACTCGGGAGACTTGTAACCCCACTGCTCCAGAAAGCACCCGCACAAGAATTACCTGTCATTTTGGTAAACAAACCAGAAGGAATAGACCTAAGACTTGTGCAATCTCTAAACCAACAGATAACACCCCCTGAAATAGAAGGAATTGTGTTTGTTGCAATCGATGAAAGACTTGTACATCCTCTAAAGGCAGAATGGTTGCCGCCGGCAGCGTCCACATTATAAGTGCCAGAACTTCCCTGAATAGAAAATGATTCGGGCCACTGTTTAATTGCAGTAGCTCTTGTATGATTTCTGAAATTGGCATACACAGTAGAAGGGTTACTTGTATTTCTACTTCCGCCTTGTACCCTTACTTCTCTCCCCACTATTTCATAAACGCCATTTGATACAGATGGCGTTTGAGGCGATCCGCTATAAGAAACGATAAGAGCTTTCCAAAGATAAAGGTAAATGCTACTTCCTCCTGCGTCCGTTGCCTCTTCTCCTGTCCCTACACATTCCGAATCCGTAGCGGAAGCATACACATAACCTCCAGAAGGAGAAGAAACCGTTATCCTACCACTTCCATTTGTCTGATCTGTACCACTGTAATAAGATGAACCGTCAGGCGCAGTAGTTCTTATATTCACGGAAGCATAAGGTTGCAATACATTTTCCTTTCTAAGATAAATATAAGTTGTCGTAAGCTCATAGTCAAGAGTGAAATCTATATACGTGTCAGCTCCCGATATTGCAATATTGTTTTTCGTTTGGGATTGATAATTGTCTGCCGTACAAGTGGCATTGTACAACCCTGATTGTATTCCGGTAAGTGTAAGCTGTCCTTGTGAGTTGGTATATCCGCTCTTTCCTCCATAAGTCACGTAAGCCCGATTGATGCTATATCCATTTCGGGATTTCACTGTAATATGAGCACTGTAAGTCTTATTGGAAACACCTACCCTTTGTTGTGGCATTGATTCCTGATTAACTGTGACAGAACCTTCCGTAGGCTGATAGTCATAAACGGAAACTTCATATCTGTAAGTTTTCCCCATCTGCATCATAAAGGTCGTTGTACCGTCCGACCCTGTATTTTGCGTACTAAGTCCTTCTGGTTTTACAGAAGCTCCTGAAACTGGAAGCCCTGTATCGGAATTATAAACATAGAACTGCACTCTCGTTTCTTTTCTTGGCATTGCGACATTCACTGTTTTTGGAAGGTCATTTGGTTGCACAACCCCTGTCTGATCACTGAAATATTGCTTCGAAGCCACCCAATCGTAACGCATTCTCGGAACAGAGAATTTGATTTGTCCGTTACTTGTCAGACCTGTTTGTTCTCCTGCGCCTCCCTTGTTAAGTATTATTCTTGTGCCGTTGGAAATGATACCGTTATCCTCTGTTACAACAAATGTAAGATCATACAAGGTTTGATCCATATAGATGCTCACCACTTGATCATTTCCATTTACAGTAAATTGCTGCTCTCTGTCCTCATATTCCTCATAGGATGCTATGACGGTATATTGTCCATTGGGAAGTTCCAATACAACACCGGAAGAATCTTTTTGTGTAAAATCTTTACCGTTCACGTTTACTTTAGCACCTTCAACAACCGTTCCTCCAGCACCAAAAACTTTTATAGTAGTCTTGTGGGTAAGTTGTTTCAAGTCTATCGTAAGATTCGAATTATTATAAAACTCATAGTTTTCCACATATACCCGTTGATGATTGTTGTCGTAAAACACATCATAAGAATATTTTCCACCCAACACTCCTTCAAAAACAGCCTGTCCATTGTTAGAAGTCTGTTTTGTCAAACCAGCAAATTTCACAGTAGCCCCATTTAAAGGCTTTTTCTCTCCCGTAAAGGTGTTGTAATCATTTACAGTAAACGTCATGTTAAAAGTAGGCATAGGGTTGAAGCTCACTTGTATATCCTTATTACTGTCCACAACAACATCCCCATTTACAGGAATCCAGTTTTGCTTTTCAACAAGATAAGTGTAATCACCTCCCAATATATTCGTGAATGTCACTTTCCCATTCGTGCCCGTTCTTTTGCTTTCCGAATAAGCGACAGTATCCTCTGTTGCCAGTCTGTCCTTTGCGGTAAGTGTCACATTTGCACCTTCCACTGCGCCAGTAGATGAATTTGTCACCGTAAATGTAACCGTATATCTTGGTATCAATATAAGCGTTACAGGTTCGGATTGATCGTCTTGTACATTGATGTTCTTACTTATGGTATAATAATCCGTCTTGCTTACAGTATAAGGGTATAAGCCAGGAAAAGCCATAAATATGGCATTACCAGAAGAATCCGTATATTTAAATTTACCATTAAAAGTAACAAGGGCATTTTGTATAGGTCTTTCATTTTCGTCCCTTACAACGAACGTGACTTTTCTTTCATACACATCTCCTTGCATTTGAATATATTCCACCTGCGTTTCTTCATCGTCTTCCAATACCTGAAACAATCTATCTTCTATATTCATGAACAAAGACTTCTCCACATCAATAGAATAGTCACCAGGATAAAGTACAATAGATGCTTCCCCGTTTCTGTCCGTCACAAGACGTTTGTCTAAAATGGAAATAGAAGCTCCTTCTATGTAAGCTCCCCTATCCGACAATACTTTGAAAATAACATTCTTCTCTTTCAAAGGCTGAATATCCTCACTACCCATTATGTTTTTGTAGGTAACAAGGTAATCTTCTGTAAATCCTTTTACTCCTTCCTCGCTTGTAAGGGAATTATTAAGATAATAAGCAGCTATCACGTCCTTTTCCCCTAAATTACCTTGATAGAATGGAAGGAAAAGCGGTTTTATCTTTATATCATAAATATACACAGAAGAGGAAGGATTTGACCTGTCTTGTGTAAGACTTAATGACAAGAATTTCATTCCGTCTTTCATTTGAAGCCCTCTCCCTTTCGGGAAATTAAGCTCTAACTGCTTTGCGTATGCCCTATTCTTTCTCGATAGAATTGCCCGGCATTCATAATACACTCCAGCTACAGGAAGTTCCAGGATTCCTTTACTGCCGGAAACAAAATTGTTGCTCTCTGCACTTCCATAAGATTCCTTACATATCATAGGTTGAACGGCTTCGTTAAACACTTCCACACCGAATTTCAAATTTTGGTTGCTTGTGGAAGATGTTTTAACCTTAAAAGAAATCTGATAAGAAAGATTTTCTGAAATAGGAAGGAGCTTCGTTTTGTCAATTTCAGAAGAAATACCCACCAAAGCATTTCCAACGAAAGTCATTGCCTGTATAGGAGTGCCATTGTTGTCTATATCATCCACAATAACAACACCTGTAGGGTTCACAAGTGGATAGGTATTCAAATCTTTTACACTTTCCGTTGTTTCATACCCTTTTGTAACGTTCAGAACCATGTCTGTCCTGTTCCATGTAGGAGAGCTATGTCCCATTGTCCATCCAGTATCACGAGACATCAAAAGGGCAAATATAAACTCATCCTCCGTCTTATATCTAATAAGACGGAGAAGTTCCCCAAGTATCGTGCCTTCCTTGTTTACAATATCAAGTGTTCCTCTTTTTCTATATTCCTTCACATAATTATTGAACAGATATTTCATCTGTTCAAGTGTGTTCACTTCGTCTGTCACAAGTCCTCTGTTTTCAATAAAAAGCTCAAACAGAATCTTGTTTGTGTCAATCTCATTGTATTGCTTAGCATATAAAACAACAAGCGCAAAGATATGACAGACTGTTTCCCAATACGCCTTAAAATCCTCTCCGTCCTTCTTTATAAAAGTAGGAAGAATGCCGGGAGAAGATACCTTTTCAAGTACATTCTCCGCCCATTCCATTACAGCAGGATCGTTTTCTTCGAAGAACCGTTTGAACACGGTCTTATTGTAGATTTCCTGTGACATCCTTAGCTTATTAATAATTAAACTTTCTCAACATATAATCCAACAAGGGCTGATAAATCATGTGTAAGAGGTTGTTCACTATTTCTTGTACATTTATATTTTATACCATTTTGGATATAGTATTTGTCTTTGAATATTTCCATAGGTGGAATGTAAACAATAGGATCATCGATAGTTCCTTTATGTTCTTCATCTACTACTTTCCACAAGCTTGCAGTAGCCATAGAAGGTTTCCAGTTTTCCTGAGTAGTATGTTCTTTTATACATTCCCAAAGAATATTATCAGATAAATATCTTTCTCCTACTTTAACAGTGATACCTGCAACCCATTCTGGATAATGATCTTTAACTTGTAATGCTTCACCTGGAGTAAGATCATATGTGTTAATCTCTTTAGTAATCTCTTCACCAAGGATATTCAAAGCTAAGATACGACTAAAGTTTCTATTAATTACAGGTTCTTCTTCTGTACTAGTCCATTCTTCACTATTTAACAATTCAATAAAAGTTGGATCACTAAATGAATATCTTGGAAATGATTCATCTTCAAAAGGTACTAACATTTCTTCATGTAAAATAACTTTACTCTGATCTATACTTGTTCTCATTTCGGGCAGTATTTCAATCCCATGCGATTTTGCCCATAATAAATCTACAATTGCGTATTTCACGTCACTAAAATTTTAAAATTTTATTTATCAAATTCACATTATAAAATGTTTACTCTAATAGGGTTAAACGCTAACCCACTATCGATTATCCTACTTGCATAAGAATCACCGAATACTTTTCTTCCAATTCCAATAGCTCCGTTTATATCTGCATTAATCAGTTTATTTACAGAGCTTTGAAATAATCCACGTTTCTTTCTTTTACCTAAGTAAACATCATGTTTTTCTAATCCTTCAAAAGCCAAATGATCAACTTTTGATGTATAGGATTCTTCGCTAAGATAAAAACTAATTCCAACTAATTTACATTTATAGGAGATTTTATCTATAAGTCTTGAAAAAGGAATTTCTACAAACTTCTGATTTGTTTTCTTTCCAAGATTAATTTCCTGTTTCCATCCTTTGTTCAGTCCTACTACAAGACTACCGATATTATTGTCGACACAATAGTTTATAATAAATCTACTAACCTTATGAATATGATCCTCTATCCAAAAATTCCTATAATTGTTAAGTTGTCTAAGTCTTTTTGAAGTTCCTTTATCTCCTGCAAAAGACATTAATTTAGCTTTTCTCTTATTGTACCACTGATTAAAAGATTTCATAATTCGTCCGTTTACAATGAAAGGCTGTTTATCTACATTGTTAACACATGAACATAAATTATTCAATCCCAAATCAATCGAAAGAACATTATCTTTGTTTAAATTCAAATCCTGTTCTTTCTTTTCGTAAATCACTTCAACTACATAACAAGTAGCCTGTGGTATAATTCTAACTTGACATAGTTTATTATCTCCTATTTTGGTTTTAATTAGTGAAATAATATTTTTAATAAAATGAATACAACCATCTTTCTTAACCCTACAAGCAGAAGTTGTAAAGACTACCATATTCTGTTTCTTTCCTTTCTTGTATTTAGGTAATTTCGGTTTCGAGCGGAACTTAGATGGATTCTTTTCAAATTCCTTTTTCGATTTTATCCATCCTTTTATATTTGAAAATACCTGCGCAACTACTTGCTGGGAAATTGCTGATGGAAGATTTCTAAAATCAAATTGATTTTCTTTACAAAGTTTGGTTGAAAATTCATATTCTTTCAGATACTCTTCGTTGAAGATTCCTTGACGTACATTATACAAAACATAATTATAGAGCAATCCTGATTTGAGACAAATATCTTCAAATCGGTTATCTTTAACAATATGCTTTTCAACCAATTTCATATTATTTTGCTTTTAAAGTTTGTAAATAGTTATATGCTTTGATACAATCTTCCCTGGAGAGGACTGTAGGATAAATCGCTAAGTTTCTGAAAGCAATTTTAGTATAATCGTTACCTGAATATCCTATAGCTAAGAGATTTTTACTGGTAGATTCCGTTTCTTCATTATAAATAGATTCTTTCCAGTCTTTTGAATAAATCCTGCCATCAGAACAAATTGCATTAACGGTATTTTGATCGGGAATCAAAATATTTCTACCATTTTTTATGTTAATAAGTATTGAATTATAATTATAAATGACTATACTATCAAATTTTACAATACCAGCATTATCATTTTTCCCTGTATTTATAAGCTCCCAATCTCCTATTACAGTCCAATCATTACCCATTTCAAATGTAGACGAAGTTATCTTATCATCCACCCCATCAGTAACTAGATAGCCAGCATATTCACCTTCTTCATTGTACCCGCTCCCTTCAATAAAACCCAAATTTAGACAGACAAGATCATTACCATTGCCCGTAATGTTGGCAATAGTAGCACGATCTTCGTCCTCGTTGGTTTTGCCTACCACTGTCCATGCCTGGTCGGGGAAGAGCCAGGGATAGGTTTTGACGAAGTAGTCTTTGATCTTGGTCAATTCTTCTTCGGTGGCATCGTGGTCAAGAAATACAAGTTCCCAGATAGCAAATCTACCACACTGTTGGCCTCCAGACAATCCACATCCTACACATAATGGTTTTCCATGATTTTTGTAACCTTTTAAAATACCAACATTATTATATTGTTTTGAAGTTTGCCATGTAAATGGTGATTTTGCAAAATCTATGAAACCTCCAGCACCTAAATTCCAATAACCCTTATTTGAGGATTCTATTTTTTCAAATGCTACACCTTCTCCTGTGGAATAATTCCTGGTTGACAACAGTCCTCCTGTCAAAGTTGTATTCAAGAAATCCTGATCCCACTGTCTCAACGCTACAACCGTATATCCCTTTTCCTTAGTCAAAATAGGGAAGTTATCACAGGTACCGTAATCGTCTACTCCGTCAAAGACGAGTGCACCGGGGTAGAGAGGAAGAATTTCAATCGTAAACTCTCCTCTGGTTGCTCCATATCCGTTATAAAAGTATGTTGGTTTCCCTGTCTCAACAATATCAGCATCAACAGTATATATGCCATCTTTGTTCCATGTACCGTAGATAGTAACCGTTGTTCCAAAAAAAGCTAATGTTAATTTATTTCCAGGCTGTAACCCCGTTACCCTAAACGTAAAATTCATGTGCTTAGCACCAGGTGGGCTAGCTACAAAGACACAATCATTTAATGTGAATTTGTAGAATGTTTGGTGATTTTCATCGCCATAACCACCAACCCCGGACATCCCTTTCCAAGCGAAGTTTTTCAACTGTAGATCGTGTCCGTTACCCGTTTTATCAACCCATACAGGATTGGCAGCCATTTGTTCATTAGTGAGACCTAATGCTGAATACCTTGCAATCATACCTGTAACAGATGGGAAAGGAGGAATAGGAGCTACTCCACCCCCTCCCCTAAATCTCCTAAAAGGAATTGCGTTAATATTTCCTATTAAATTCATTGTCAATTCCTTTCCTTAAAAACCTATACTAAGATTGGTTGCCGTTGTCCCTTCTTTCAAGACTTTCTGAACCATGTACATAAGAGGTGACCCCAAATTTGCGCTCACTTCCGCTTCTGAAATGGTGTATTCCATTCCACCTGAAAGAACCACTTTGATATCTCCTTCTGAAAGAGGAATGATTACAAACGGAACTTTTTGTCCGTTTTGGTTAATCAGAACAATATCTTCTTCGATTGTAGCAAAGTTCCATGCACTGCTGATTAAAGAAGGTGCAGCTTCACCATTTGTTGTAACAAGTTTATTTGAATTAGCTGTTACTGTTCTTTTGATTATATCCATTGCAATGATTTTTAATTGTTTGTTTTATCTAAGTAATTACTTGTCACAAAGATAATCTTTTCCGAACAAACACGGTAAGTTTGTACCTCTTTTATAATCAAAGCAAAAAAAAGGAGAGCAATTAAACTCTCCTTTTAGTTTATCAAATAGGTTCGTTGTGGTAGTATATACAAAATATACCTTCTCCTGGTTTCGTAATATTTCCCGCATCATCATCTGCCGGAGAAGATTCTTGTCCAGAACCATACCCAGCAATTCTTGTTGTTCCTCCGTCTGGAGAAGTAAAAGCAGAGCCACCATAGCCCGCACCTCCCAATGCAGATGCACCGGTTTTTTCCCCACTTTCAGTGTTCAAATATCCCGCTTCACCTTTACTTGTGCCTCCAAAAATAGACTGGACAGGGATAACAACTGAGGATCGAATAGGCTTGGTTGCGTTTCCCAAAACAGGACTTTCGTAAGTGCTTTTAAATCCATATCTACCGTCTCCACCTGGCGCACCATCTGGTTGCATTCTTGGGCCTACGAAAGAATACGTTTGCTCTTTTGCGTTTTGACTTCCGAAACTTCCACTACAATAAAATGTACCTGCCATGCGAGCAGCTATAGCACCGGAACTTTTTGCGTTATATACAGAATAATTAGATAGTCTTCTTTCTTGTGGCATAGTAAGATCAGCATCATTACGAGCCTCGCTTACCCCATTGTAAGCTGTATATTCATAAGTTGTTATTCCTAATTTTATGGAATATTTTGTGCCGTATGTCCAGCTACCCACATTTGGAACATTGCTAAATGTAATTTTAGCTATTCGACCATCTGAAATATCCGACATCAATATATTAGGAATATACACAATTTGTCCAGTTGTTCCACCCATCAATACAAATTCATCCCAAGATTGCCAATACGTAAAGCATTCACCTCCCCTTCCAACTATCAAAAGGGAAACGTATTTGTAAGAAGTGTCTAATTGGTAAGAGGATTGGTTGCTTGTTATCTGCACCAACTTGTTCGGTTTAGTTAGGGTGTATTCCAAATTCACACTTGTTTGATAAACCCCACTTATACTTCCTGTCGTTGAAAAATCACTAAAACCGGAAGATGTAATCTTAACCTGATAATTCCCCGCAGGAATTTTGTCAAACCGTGCCGTGTATGTTACTGGGCCTGCCGAACCTGTATGTTTCTGCCCTTCTGAATCTGTAAATTCCACATTACCGCCAGTAGGATTTACTTTTACTTGCACCATATACAGCGGAGTAAGATTTACTTGCACCTGCATTCCTTCACTGTTCACAGTAATGCTTTGAGATGTTTCTTTGGAAAAATCCCCTTCCGGCACATACAAGATATACTGTCCGTATGCGACATTGGCGAACGTTACGGTAGTGGTTATATTTTTAGTCTGAATCACCTCCAGCCCCGTACTGTCCTTTAGTTGGATTTGGCTTGGCATACCTTGCATTTGTCCAACTCTTCTTACTTGAACATTCAGAGCACTGTATATCTTTTTCAAAGACAATGTTATCGTTTTGGTGGAAGTTACATAGTCTGAATGCACTGTGTTTTCATAGCCACTCTTTTCTACGGTAAAGATATTTGAGCCACTCTTTATCGTAAGAACAGCGTTCCCTTGTGTATTTGTAGTACCCGTTACCTTCACACTTCCGTTTTCGGCTGTAACCTTTGCGCCTGAAACAGGAGAACCGCTTGCTGTATTTTCCCTTACAGCTACAGTTACTTCTACGCCTTTTTCAAGTGTAACAGAAATACTTTTTATATCAGAAATAACATCTGTTTCTCCTGATGCAGACAAATAACCATCGGCAGTAATCTCATAATTATACGATTGTCCTAATGGAACATCTAATCTTACTACACCATCTTGTCCTGTTGTGCCGGAATATGTTTTCCCATCACTTCCTGATGCGGTAATCTTTGCTCCCTCTAAAAAAGTTGTTCCACTATCACCACCATATACCAAGAAAAGCAATGTTGTAGTCGAAGGGATAAGCACTTCTCGATTTACAGAAGACAAATAAACAGACATAAACCCTTCTTTAGGTCGCAAAGGTGAAGGTGGGGTCACCACATAGTCATAGCTTCCGTACAAGACTTTATTTTTTGGAAAGTCTGAACTTATTGCCTTTTTGCCATAGAAAGAGAATGTGATATTCAGATCTTTCAAATCATCTGCGGATAATGTACCTCCGTCAAAAGATTGCACATGCACTGACCAAATGGTAGAATTACCTATTGTTTCTGTATCCAACAAAAGATCAGAAAGCTGGAATCTTTGAATTACATCATTTTCCATCTCCACCGTTAAGGGAGCGTTTTGCGAGCCATAAGCTATAACTATCTTCAGATTGGACGGAACACCACTTACCTTAAAACCAAAATCCAAAGCCTTGTGATAATCCACTGTCTTTTCTGTGCCAATTTGGAACAAGCCATTCGAAAACCCTATAAGTCCGGCATCCACATTAAACAAAATATAAGCCTCTGTAGAAGCTGTCGATGTCTTGATCACGCTCGTTAAAGTAAGGTTCTTTTTCGTTTTATCCCAGCTTCCCTCCCAGCCATCTATTTTATTTGAATTGTAAATTCTGGTAAGACTTTCCGTAATACTACTATTATCCTTATCCTGAACAATTGTCAATGGAGAAACAATTACACCATTGGGGAAATAGGTTTTTAATTGATCTGTTGTTACACCTTCCCCTGGGACAAGATATTTCTCATCTTCTTGAAAAACAGGACAACTGGAAAAATCCGCATCACTATCTTGCGACCATTCGAACTCTCCGCCATCAAACGTCATAATGGCAACACCGTTACTGTTCGTAGTTCCTTTATATTTGTTGGAAGGGTTATCTCGATCGACCATCGTCACTAAAGCATTCTGTATGCCTGTACTGTCACTCTCATTTTTTACAGTAAACTGAACATCCGACACTTGTTTCATTTCAAAATTAATATTAGCTTGTCTGTTGTTTACCGTAAATTCACCTCTCAAATCCAAATAGCCTTCTTTAGTTGCTATATAAATGTAATCCCCGTTTCTATTCTGGAATAGAGCAACACCACTCGATGCTTTACCTGAATCAATCACTGTGTCAGGAGCTTCCTTTCTATAAATATTGATGTTTGGATTTGCGTAGGTGGGTGTTATCTGAAATACGATGTTATACTTCACATAATCGGTAAGGTCAATTTCAACCTGTTTAGCCTGCAATCCAACTTCAAAACTACCGTCCGGCACATCTATCAAATCAGAGTTGTTACTTTCGTCAGTTGGAATCGAATAAGTATAATTCCCCTCCGGTAAAGAAATGGTAGCAATTCCACTTTGATTAGTTGTAATTGTTTGGGGAAGAACCCTTTGTGTTGTGCTATTTACCACAATCTTAACATCTGACTTGGCACTGTTGCTTACTGTTGTCTTAAACGTGACAACAGCTCCCTTTATCATTGTTATACTTACACTCGTTTCAGCTTCATTTACCCTTACAGTACCACTCCCGGATTGATAACCTTCCTTCGAATAGGTATATGGATGTGTACCTGTAGAAAGGTTTGTTTTTGCTGTACCGTCTTGTGTTGTTGTAATTATTTCTGTATTGTCTATAACAATTTTAGCACCATCAACAAATCCTCCTTCTTCGTCTTTTACGGTAAATGTCGTTTCAAATCCATAAGTCAGTTCAACTGCTTTTTCTTGGTTAGCATCCTGTATACTGCCTACACCTTCTTCCGGCGAGTATCCTGTGAGTGACGCACTCCAATCATAAGCACCGTTTATTACCTGTACAGGGTCAGTTGTACCATCATCTTTTGTTTTGAGACTTACAGTGTTTCCGCTTAATATGGCTGCGCCACTTACACTAACAGTTACATCCTTTAAACCCGATTTTTCTGCGGCAGTAACTTTAAAAGTAAGATTCCATATCTTTTTTAAAATCTGCGTAAACGTTTCCTCTTTTGTCACTTCAAAAGACAGTTCTTCTCCCTTATAACCTTCTTTTGAGAATGTGGCTGTATATCGTCCCGATTTCAGCTTTACAGTGGCTTCACCGTTTGTTCCGGTAGAAAGTGTTCCTTCCTTGTCAGAAATCTCAATAGATACACCTTGTAAAAGGTTGGGGGAATCCATATTGTCTTTTGCGACAAACGTAATATTATAAGACATAGGAACAAGCTGCACCAACACATCTTTATTGCTACCGGAAACTGATACGCTGCCTTGTGTCTGTACATATCCGTCTTTTGTCACTTCATAAGGGTAATCTCCATCGGAAAGACGAACTGTTACCAGTCCACCATTGGAAGTCTGATAATCGTTTTCATTGATATGAATATTAGCGTTTTCAATAGCAACACCTTCATCCGTCTGTACAGTAAATACAATATCGTATTTCTTGTACTCCATATTTACAGGAAAAGACGGAATATCTGCACTTACAACTTCCAGCTCGCCTAAATAATCGTCCATACCATTGGCAACCACCGTAAACGGATATGTACCATTTTTTAACTGCAAGGACACCTCACCATTATCCTGTGTCTGATAAGACGTTGCATTTATCTCCACTGTAGCCCCCTTAATAGGTTCTTTCAATGGATTTTTTACCGTCATTATGACATTGTAAAGTCTTGCCTTTAAACTTATTACACTACTGTTATCACTGTCAAGAACAGTAACCGAAGAACTGCCGTCATAATATCCCGACTTTGTTACGGTATAAGGATATGCCCCGTTTTGAAGGCTTACAACAGCTTGCCCTCTTTCATTTGTAGGATAAGGAGAACCATTGATATTTACTGCCGCTCCCTGTACCGGACTACTGTTATCACTGTCAAGAACAGTGATAACCACATTATAATGTTTCAATACAAGGGTTCTTTGAATAAATGTATCCTGTCCTTCTACGTTGAACGATCCGGTCAAATCATCATATCCCTTTTTCTGCACGGTGTAGCTGTAATTTCCACTCTTTAATTTTATAGTAGCTTGTCCAGAACCGTTTACATTCAATACTCCTGGCTGTCCTTCTATTTTGATTGTAGCTCCTTCTGCCGGATTCCCCTGATTTACCTGCGAAATATTAAATTCCACATTGTATAAAAAGAAATCCATCTCAAAGGTAACGTCCGCATTCTGGTTGTTGACCTTAATTTCCCCCTGTAAAGTATCATACCCTGTCTTTTCGATTGTTACAGGATATTCACCATTTACAAGTGGTATTTCCGCCTCTCCATGCTGGTTCGTAAGATATTCTCCATTGTTCACCTTTACAATGACATTCGGTATAAGCTGATTTTCCTTATCCTTTACAATGACAGTAATCGTCCATACCTTAAATTCCAATTCAGGATATACTTCTTTATCTCTACCATCCACAACTACACTGCCGGAATACTCATCATATCCCAACTTTTCAATAGTGTAGGGATAGTTCCCGTTCCTTGCGGACAAAGAAGCCACACCTTGCAAATTGGTAGTGGTTGTTCTGTTATCCATCATTACATTTGCATAAGGAACAACCCCTCCCTTTTCGTCCGTCACATGGAAAGTGACCGTATAAGGAGCTAAAACCATTTGTACATCAATGGAAACACTGCCGTTCAACACTACAAACATTCCTTCTACGGGGATATATCCCGAAGCGGAAACAATATATTCATACTGTCCGTTTGCAAGTTGGATAATAGCTTGCCCATTGTCATTTGTTATAACAGCATTGTTCCCTATAGAAATATTTGCACCTTCCACAGTGCCACCTTCCGAATCTGTCACATTGAAATAAACCTCTTGATAAAGGTTGAGTGAGCTGTCGTTGATGCCTACAAACAAATCCTCCGGTTCAGACGGGTAAAACAACGGAGAGAGGTTGCTATCAGAATCGTACAAAATATTTCCGTCTTGATCGCGCATCACAAACCCCCTTATACGCGGAAGCTGATTTGCCGGGACTTGCTGATCGTAATACGGAAAGAAATACTCGTCCGGCACATATTTTACGCCATCGGTCTTTTTTACAATATCCAGCAAATCGTCCCATTCTACGATTTTTCCAGGTGTCCAAAAACGAAAATCAAGATATTTAGTAAGGTTCACTTGTATGTTCTGACGCACAGTAGACACATCGTAATCCGGTTGAAGCTGAACACGGAAATCCAACCCCCTTTCTGAACCCACATAGAACCAATCAATATTCTTGATACCAATACCAACTACTTTCCCTTCAATATTCAGTTCTGAAATACCAAAATATCCTTGTGCGCTTTCAAGAAGTGTATCAAGTTCTTCTTCGGTAAAGAAAATACCGTTCTGCGAAACAACATAGAGATTATATATGCCCTTTTCGTCCAGACCGGCACTCATTACTTTTAAGACACGATCGTCTATGTTGCTAAGTGTCTGTGTCCAGTATTCTATTGTATTCTTGCTAAGGATATTCAGATTGTTCTTAATACGGATTCTAAACGTTTCATCATCCTCACTATCACGTCCTCCAATAGCATAATATTCATTCGTACATTCGATATGACCTTGTGGCTGCGGAGAAACATTAGTAATGCTATTAGGCGGTACGTTTGTGGAATACCCTGCGTTGATACTTCTTACCTTTACATATCCGTAACCACTTTCCCCTACAGTCAATGCTTCGTCAACTTGGAAACGAATACCATTTTTATTTACAAAAGTAACAGACGTATCATATACTGTACCTGGATTAGCAGATACCCTTATATATGTCGAAGAACCCAAAGCACCTTTACGCGGGCTGACACCATACAAAGCAGCAGCCTTATCCAGATAAACGCCTGTAGCTGTATCTGGAAATATCTGCGCTTCCTTTATGGCAATATCCTTCATTGCCTTTTGAGCCACTTTAGCTACACCGAACGCAGTTGCGTTCACAACCGAACCGTCTGCCACATTGCTTACTTTGGCAGTTTTATCCAAAAACATCTCTATAAAGAGATTTTTCAAATTGGTTATCGTTGCACTTGTTTTCGTTATCATCTGAATATCAATTATATAGGAACATTAACTAAATAATCTTTCTTTGTTACGGTTTTACATTGCAAAGAAAGGAACACCGCATCATCCTCTCTTTTTACGTCCATAAGCTCCACAGAATCCCATCTTGAATCTCTTTGGAACATATTCATAACATTTTTGAAAATAGACGGATATTGAATAGCGTTTACTGTTGTACCGATAAATTCATTCGCAATACCATAATCCTTAAATTCAGGTATTGCACCCTTTTGTGCAGACAAGATGGCATCAAGAGCTTGCCGTATAGCATCATCTCCTACCACTATCTTCAAATCGTCATTTTCAAACACAAAATTAAGGTCAATATCCCGTCCCAATATATTGTCGCCTACCAATACGTCTACTACCGTGTCAAGATAATTGTTACCAATATTTTTAAGATTGACATAAAAAATACCTCCACCATCGGTAAATGAATAATCAGTTTCCTCTATATATTGAGGAATTGTAATATTCATCCAATCATCTTCCGGGTTTTCACTATTAAGTTGTCTTGCCACATCTTCAAACCGCTCTCCCGTTCTCAAATGTTTTTCAAGCTGCAAAGTGTTGTTTCTCTCCAAAGAAGAGCTACGAAGCCACCTTGCAGAACTTTTTATAGTAGAAAGTTTGGTTTGCGTTTCTGTAAAATTATCCAATATCTCCCACATGGAAATATCATCCAAAGTATTCTCATGTAAGATAAATAGAGGTTCAATCGTTTCGGATTCTCTTACCAACTCAACCAAACGCAAAAAAGAATCCTTATCAAGCTCACCACCATTACTATAATAGTCAGCAATCAAAGGATAATCGTTGGTACAAAAATCCACAAACTTCTGAAAGTAGGACTTTATATCGTACCCGGTTATTCTGAAAAATTTATCGAACATATCTTCAACCATTGCCCAATAATCCTTTTGAAAGTGAACTTGCAAACTCATTTATCCCCTTTTGTATGACATTAGAGGAACACATTGATACAAGGGAACTCTTAGCGCCTTTCGTTGCGGAAACAGCCTCCAAAGGAGCTATAACCGTCATTTCAAGATTATATTCCCATATCATATTTTTAGAAATATTCTGACTGAACGTTACCCCTCTTGGCGGGATAGTAACCAAATAGCTTTCTCCTAATGCCATATTATAAAAATACAACTTCATAGGAAAGCCCAATTCATCCACCCCGTTACTTTTGTCTATAATAGACTGTAATATCTTAATACAACCATATCCGGTTTTTATGCCAGCATTAAAAGAAGGCATTGTAAGTGAACTTGTACTTTTCCCTTGCAATTGGTAAAGATAACGTTTTCCTGCTGCTATACTGAAAGCCGCACCGGTTAAAGAAACGCTATCTGAACCGGATAAAAGAATCTTGAATGTCCGTCCAAAATTCCCTTTTATGGATATGGATTGCGGCATAAATACCGGAGAAGTCAAGACAGTAACGCCACCTGCCGTATTAACCACAGTCGTTCTTTTCGGTTCGCTCTTGTCAATACTTTCCGGGCTAATAGGAAAAGTGAAGACATCAATCGTATTATCCTTAGAATCTGCCAATTCCAAAGAGCACATATACACCTCAAAATCATTCGGGAATTGCGCTGCCATCATGGAACGTCCCAAATTTTTAAGCGTTGATTTTGCTGTCTTAACTACTGAATCCAAAACTGCCACGGCTATAAGTGTTTAAATTGTTTCTCAAAAGTACAAACTTTTTCTTGTAACACACTATCCCTGTGTTATTTTTTCATTCTCATAATCAGAAGCATTGAAAGATTGTGCCGATTGTGTTGGTGAAGTAACAGGTACAGGCGCAGGACTTGGTACACCTGCTGTTGCACTAACCAAAAATGAACCGGCTGGTACATTATGTGTATGAGAATTGAATGTACTTACAAATGCGTTCAATTTACTTGTAAGATTATCCAGTTCCACCAATCCTTTCAGCCCTCCACCATTGAACTCAATTATATCATTGTTCATTTTGAGTGTAGAAGCTCCTGTTTTCAAATCCAACTGTTCTTTAGTTATTGTACTTTGTACATCATCCCCAATTTTAACCGACACACCTGTATCATCTACCTGTAAAGATTGTTCAAGTTCTTCTGTTTTCCAATGAAAAAAAACCTTTTCCAAATCCATAGAAACACGTCTTTCTTCTTCCTCCGGTTTTTCAGGATTGACAATTTTAGCTTCCATTTGGGTATAACTCTTTACAGAAATCATTTCACCACCCGTCACATTCACTTTACCGGTAGATTCAATATTCACCTCCGATTCAAAGGAACCGGTTGCTTTCACATTTACAGAAGCCTTTTCAGGGGAATTAATAGAAACAGAAATTGTATTATCAGTAGGGTCAACCATCAAAGAGGCCGTCACATTTCCTATTGTTTTTCTAAACCGGAAGGTATTCTCTTTCCACATAGGAGATTGATCGTTTCTACAATAACTTCCTACTACAATAGGAATACCGTCATACGGATTAGTAGCTATCACCACTGCCGACCCTTGCTCATTTTCTTTTAAAGGAAACTCTATATTCGCCAGCACTTCATTTGTGATATATATATCCCTAAAGAAAACACCGCCATTTCCCATAACAGAAACACGCCCGGTACGAAAGCAAGTCTCTACATACAAATCCCTGTCCACTCCGTTAGGAATGACTATAAACCCGAATGAAATAGGTTCAGAAGAACCATTTAATTTTCTTACCTTTCCCCCTGCCATAATTAACTAAACATCTTACGATTCAAAAAATAATCAAACTGATCTTTGTCCACTTTAGGCATGACAAGCGTTGTTATTTTATCCGCTTCTGCTTGCTTTGCCGCATTTCTTATTTCTGTCAAATCAATCAATTTGAAATAATCCGGTTTGACATCTTTATTTTCTTCTCCGACATTATCCTGCCGATTCTTTACATTCGAAAAAGAGTTAGAAAGAATCGGCATATACATACCTCTTTCTACTTGTAAAATCGTTTGTCTTTGCAAGTTGCCATCCAAAAACGAAACATTGTTTACAACCGAAGAAACATAAAAGAACTCGTTTGTCGGTTCAAAATAAATGAACGTCCCAACCTTTATTCTTCTATCCCCATTGATCGTAATAGTCCCTGTCCTTGTAAACGGCAAATAAGCTGTTGATTCCATAATGTAAATCAAATCGTTTATTGCGGCCGCCTGAAAATTTGCAAGAGATCGAGTTGCCTCCGTACCTTCCAAATCCTTATAATTCAAATACTGATCCGTAAAGGACATTTTCTTGTTACCGAAAACTTCCGCATACTCATTCAAATATACAATAGGAACAAAAGCAAGACTTGTTGTATTTGTCTGCCCGGCATGATTGCTCATTACTTTTAGCTGATACCACGAATAACTTCTTGTATCATAAGACAAATCATACCCGTGCATATTTTCAGACTTAACTGTAATATATTGCCCATTCTTATACGCACCCAAAATAGCATCCTTGTTGAACGGTGGCTGTCTTACCACAAGGTCTATTGTATTGACATAAGTATCAAAATAAAACTCAACCAAAGGGAATTGACAAACCCTATTCATATACTCCAAAAGTGTACCGTTTGGATTGGCAATAGAAGAATCTATGAGAACCCTCTTTTCAAGCACATCTTCCACAAACACTTTGAATATCTGCCAAATTCCATTTACAGATTGTTTTTCGTCTACGCCTATATCATAGCTTTCCGTTCTTTTATCTTGCCATGAATCAAACACACTATTCTTCGCTATCCCTATGTTTGACATCACATTCACAATAAACCAAATACATTCCCGGATAGGCTTCATTTGATACGACCACAAAAGATTGGAAAATGCACCAGTAAGGACGTTTCTTTTAAACCAGATGCTATCTTCGCTCATTTCATACCAATGAGAAAATGTATCGGTTGCGTTAAGCAAAGGGATAAAATAGCAACCATCATCTGAAAACAATTTGTTTATGTCCCGTCCTTCTATTGTAATGGATTTTATGTTTCCTTGTGCTTCGTAAGATGTGGTACAAGTATCTACAAACCCTATCATATCCCAAATATTGTCCTTTGCTACTTTAGAAACAGGAATTTCCAAATCGACACGTTTGCCAAAATCCACATCTCCTTTATTGTTTTCTTTTTGCAAACGTTCAAACCGTATAAAGACAATATCGTTGTTTTGTATAAATTTCTCTTGGAAAGACTTAACTTGCGCACCAGTATTAGAAACTGTATTAAATTGTTCCAAAACAGAATCCCCAAACTTAAATGAGCTTCCATTAAAATAAAAAGGTGCTAACAAAATGCTAAACTCTCCCGTTTGTTTAGATTTAGTTGTAACCGTCTGCAACACATAAGGGGATAAGTCGATCACTTTGTCAATTGATTTTATGTACATCCATACCCGGATGTTCATAGATATTATTTTGGCGTTTATCCCGGTTCCTTCCAATGCAGAAGTTACATTTGTATCAGGCAAATATTCAGAATCACTTATCAGTTCTTCGTAGTTATCTCCCCAATATGCTTTAAAACTTCCCTGTGAAACAAACTGCCCTTCTTTTGCAGCTTTCACAAGAGAAATAGGTGTATCTCCTTTAGGACACCACAAAACCGTCCCCTGCTTTATATAAGGCAACGTGCCGGAATCATAGTCACTTTTGTATTTGACTTGTTCTTCTTTATCATACGTTCCCCAAATGATATCCAGATTTGTGATACCCTTACCATTTTCAACCTTCATTAATTCAGAAGGCGTAAATTTCTTTTTCCCGGACGGAAGAATTTTTTGCCAATAGTTTATAAAGTCCTCTGGTTTTGCTTGCTGATAGCTTTCCAAAGGATAAATAGGTGGATTCTTTAATTCTTTATTTTTTTCTTCTGTCATAGATTACTCCTCCTCTTTTTTTGGACTTTTAAGAAAACCGTACATCAAAAGAGACGGAAGTCCATGTAATACAGTAGATAATTGCTGCATGGTTGATCCATCGTTCTTTTTGTACGCTTCCATAAAACGTGTATAAAAACTTTCTACCGAAGACGATGTATCTGAAATAGACGTATAAATACCATTCAAAGCATTCAAAATTTTACCCAATCTATCTATATTTGCCTCTCCTATACCAATCATCCTGTTCTCATAAGCCGACATCATTCTTTCACCAGCTGTAACAGTTCTTTCGGCAGCAGTAGGTTCATATCTATTTGTCGGATCGTTACGTTGCTGTAAGGCTTGTTCCGCTTGACGAACCGTTTCAAATATCTTCTCATAATCAAAATTGCCACCTGCTGTAAGTTTATTAACATCTGTCCATGTAAGATTTGTGAAAGCTCCCTTCATAAGATTACGCATCATTTCAAGACTTCCACCTGCATACTGCTGTAAAATCTGCAAAAATTCTTTCATAATATCAGGGTCTTTCGTCAAATCGTCCATTTTTGCAAACGCTTCCGAAGGCGTTCTGGCTCCTGTTGCTTGTTGTACCGCTCTAAGAAGTAAAGTTTGTGTTACTTCATCCTGTGAAATCCCTTTACCCATGAAAGCCTGCTGTACGCGCTCCAATTGCCTACCTTCCATTCCGGTCTGCAAACGAACAGCACGCATGATAGAAGCTATGCTTGCTGCATCTATTTCACCTGTACGAGAAAGAATATCATCGGCAGAACGGATAAAGGTAGTCATACTTTCATCCATTGTAGAGGCAATCTCACTAAGAGGAATTTGAAGCTGTTTCATTGTCTGCTCAAATGAACGGATAATAGCAGATGAAGAAGCTGTTTGTCCTTCCTCTGTACGGGCAAAACGCATCGCCCCTTGCATTCCCATTACAGTACGATCACTAAGTCCATATAAACGCTGTACAGCCATCAGACTTTGCGTTTCTGGGACAGGCGCAACCGTTTCTTCCTTTCCTCCGGCGGCACGGATAAGTGCGGTGCGTCTTTGAATATACTCTCCTACATTCATTCCAAGAGCACCAGCAGCATAACTACCTTCTCCAAAGGCTGTGCGCATGGCTTGTCCTGCGGAAACGCCCATTGTCTGCGCATAAGGTATGGTTCTCTTTTGCGCTTCCATAGCCTTTTCAACAGATGTAGTGAAAATTCCCGCCATGACATTAGCGACCGCAGTAGTTACACCACCCAAAAATCCCCCCACACCAGGTATCAAAGAAAGACCTTCTCCTACAATTCCGCCCAAAGAAGATATAAGTCCTCCGCCCATAGCAGCAGGGCTTTGAAATGTAGCTCCAACACCGGAAATCACTCTTGTGGCAATGTTAGTAGCTGTACTTCTGTCACTTCCTCTTTGTACATTTTCCCTTCTTTCTCTTGTAATAGGTGTTTCTTCTCTTGCTGGCACTGGTGATGGTGTGGGCACTGGAATAGGCTGTATTCCCGATCCACCCACAGAAGAAGTTCCTCTTTGATTGTATAGAGTTTCATCAATAGAAAAGACACCTTCTTGTATTCCCTCTAAAGCGCGCGCTCCTGCTTGCACGTTTTGAAGAATTTGCTTTGTTATATCAGACAAATCGCTATTACCGGAAGAAATAGCTTCCACAATATCACGAAAACCTTCTTGATTGACACCAAGTAAAGCTGACAAGTCGATAGCTCTTGTTCCTCTATCTTGATAGGATTCGCCTCTTTCATCCGAAATGTCCGCTTCTGGTTGCTTTCTTCTTCTCCTTCGTGTGGGTGCTGTAGTCTCTTGTTCCTCTCCTTCCGGTTGTGGAGTAGGCTGAACAACTGGACGTGTGGGTGCTGTAGTCTGTCTACCCTTTTCAGAATTTTGCTGTCCCAAAAGGTTCAATTGTTCCCTAAGTTGGTTAAGAGCGTCGTTCTGCTGGCGAATAATGTCGTTGTTGTTCTCGACTATTCTTCGCTGCATATTCTCGACATCTCTCCCGACCGACCTAAGTTGAGAGACATCCACCGACACCCTAAGTCTTTTTTCGTTATCAGCCATCTTTCTCTTTATTTTCTTTTGCCTTCTGTTCCATCTCGATCATTTTAAACATCTGATCTTCATAAAAGGCAGTGTCCTGTTCCAAAATTTCCCCTTCTGGTGCTTTTAACCAATCTCCGATATTGGGAATGTATTCTTGCTTTTTCTGATCTTCTTTTTCTTGATTAAGTTCATAAAATGCCTTTTCTTCTTCGAACTCCATAAGTTCAGTAAAGAAATCACACTTCTTATGTTCTTCCGAAAGAAAAGGAATATTGTGTTTATTCCTAAACCACCTGTCAATAGGGAAAATATTATTCCATTTTATGACGAAATTCCTATGTTCTTCCCTGTTCATCAGTCCACAGAAGAAAGTATTTTTTCAGCCTCTTTCAAAAAAGGAAACACCTCGTTCATGTAAATATCGCTGATCTCCTTAAAATCTTTCAACCCAAGTTCCGAGAAACTTTTTACCTTCAAATCTGCAACCAACTGCGGACAAAGAACGGATAAAGTTGCCTCAACATCAATCATATCCAACGCACGCTGCGCTGTAATGGTAGGATTGCCAATCAACGAGTTGTAGCTTCCCTTTCCCAGTCTCTGTTTGTTTACTTCGATCTGATAATACTGTCCTACATTAGGAAATTGAATTTCGTACTTTCTTCCTTTTACTGTAATTTCTTTCGTATTCATACTCTTTTTATGATTAATTGATTGATACGCACAAATATACATATAAAACAGAGAAAAGCGGAATTTTCATTCCGCTTTCTGAAAAAATTACTCATTCCCTTTCTCTTTATTTGATTCAAAAGAAGTCCTTATGATTTTACTCATAGAAGAATCAAATTCATCACAAATTTCTTCTTTTGAATTTTCTTCAAATTCTGTCTGTAACTGAATAGGAGGTGTTTTGTATTTCAATTGGAACAGATCGTCAAATTGTTCTTTCGTTTGAGAAACAGACATCAATGTTGTAACTTCTATAATCTGCTTCTTCAAATGTTCTCTCCCTATTTCTGGTGTCAAAGATTGATGCCACTTATATTTCCAATTCCCCTTTGAAGTTTTGCCCGTTTTTTCTTTTATTCTATCTACAACACCCTGCGGAAGCAATTCATAAATATATTTGTTTGTTAGCTTTCCAATAAAAGAAGGCTTGTTTCTAATATATTTAGGGATAAATGGCAACCCCCATAAACGATATATATTTTTATAAAAATCATCTGTAAAAGTAAGTTGCCATTTCAATATTTCGTCCGATATATAGGCGTTAAGGATTTTTTGAAGCTCAAACCTCTCTCTGTCATATTGATAACCTGTAGCTTCATCTACCAAAGATATGATTCCAACCTTGGCAAAAGACCGAACCAAAATTTCACATTGATCTGCAATTATTTTTTGTCTGTCACTCAATTCAATATGCTTTCTTGCTTCAAGCATTCCATCACAAATATCCACCAACACAGTAGCTTCATATCCATTTACCTTTTGATTCCCAAGATAGCAATCTAAAGGCTGAAATCGTCCCGGCTCTAAATCTCTAAAAATAAAAGGCTTAACTGTAGAATTGTTTAAAAAAGTAGGCAATTTCGTCCCACCTTGTTTTTCGTCCGTTATTCTTAAAATTTCTTGCATACCTCTCCCCGACAAAACCCTCATTCCGTTTTCAAGAACATAGCAAGAAATCGACATACCGCCTAATTGCAGAACACCTTTACACTCAATCTTATTAATCATATCATTTACAATTTGAATTAGTTAAACAAAATTTTATTCGTCTCATCATCTCCCAAGCTGTTTTTTGAGTTACTTCCAATTTTCTGCCCATTTCAACAGAATTTATTGTATCATCGTACAAAACCAGCCACAAAGCCTTAAACCACTTTATAAGCGGAATTGATGTCTTAAAAAAGATAGTTTTCGTTTTTACATCAAAAGCCTTATTTGTATCGCAACAAATATACTCATTACCACGAATCCTAATCTTAGCTCCTCTACTATAAGGAGAAATAGGATAAGAATCTTCCCATCTAAGGGCTTCCAAAAATCTTACGCAACTTTCTTCTGTAGGAAAAGCAGCATCAAGATCAGCTAAACTTTTAAATCTACTACTCATAATCACCTTGAATTTTTAATACACGCCACAAAGATAGTAAAAATTACAATCCAAACAAATAAAATAATAATAATTTCTAAAAACAAAAGGTGGACAAACGCCCACCTTCCTTTATTATGAATAATAAGATTGAATGTAATTGCTTCACAGCAACGAAGCAAATATAGCAACTTATTTTATTCTTACAAAATCAATCCAAAGCCCTTATATTAACAAATTTTATAACTTATCTTGTTAAATGTAGTTAATATTCAGCAGTTACAATCGGGTTAAGATAACGTATGTTAACATTAAAACTTGAAACAGATTGCTCTTGCAACTGCCAATTCTGATTTTCAATGAAACACGGAGTTAAAAGAGCAACCGTCTGACCTGTCGGGTCAACCTGCGTCACCATCTTACGGGCATCATCAAAGTTCTGAACCAATTTCTTATAGATCATGATAGAGAAACCTTGTTCTGCGAATGTAAGAGTGTCCAGTACTTCCTGTAAAGTTCCCAAGCGATGAATCATTGCTTCTACCACCGGAGCTTTGAAAGACAAAAAGAACTGGTCCACAGTTGCGGAACATCTGTAAGATACAGGCGGAATTTCCTGAATAGGCAAACTACCTAACCCTTGTACATCCACACGATTGATCTGTTCCTGTACGGTAATATTTCTGACAAAACCAGCAGTCTCACCGCCAATTTTGATATATGCCATAGGTGCACTAAATGTCTGCATGATATTCTATTTTAGAATTATTATCCACGAATTAAGAAGCCTGTAAAGAACAACTTGTTGATTTCATTGTTAACAACGATCTTGTAAGTAACAAACCAAGCATCTTCCTGTCTTGTTACGACAACATCTTTAAAAGAAAGAAGCAAGTTATCCTGTGCTTCCGTTGCTACTCTGGATTGCAAATAAGCAACCGTCCAGTCCTTCACTGCGCCGGCAGACAAAGTATTGACATTTACACCATTTTCCTGTCCAAGCAGATCAATAGAAGCATTTACAACCAATTCCTTGTTAATCTGTGCGACAATACGCATGAACTGAATGCTGTGGCTCTGACCATTGGAGTTGAATAACACCTTGTTATCTTGCAAAGTATTCACACCCTGCAACACAACAAAATTGTTAGTGTAGTCATTGTAAACCGTCACAAGCATACCAGCATCCAAAGCCTTTGTCTTCTCTGTTTCACTCAAAGTATGCTGTAATTTGTCGATACCGATCGTTTTGTTTGTGACAGGAATATAAGGCGGTTTTCCTGCCGTTCTTCCTAAGATACAGCACAAGTTGTACATCACACCCCACCAACGTGTTTTAATGCCTGTAATGCTGGATGCCATACCCGCACCACCATGCACCAACTGGACAAGTTCGCTATTGAAACCTTTCGCCAAATCAAGAGAATCTTTGAATTTAGCTTGATCATTGTAGCCACCTACAAACAAGAAATGAGTGTATTTAGCTTGACTATTAATGTGTGAAATAACTTGTGACTGCAACGCAGAGTTAGCATTTTGTCCAAACTGATCTGTAAGAGCAAAACTATAATCCAACCCTGTGATAGCAGAAAGAGCCTGTGTCATGTAATCGGCATTATAAGTTTCCGTACCGCCTTTTGCAAGTACGAATTTCTTTCCTGCAAGTGCCGTTGTTACGTCGTTTTCCGCTACAGTTCCTTCACCTTCTTTCTTTGCATTGCTTGTCAATACAAACAAATTCGCAAAATTGGAGTCTGATTTAGCCCAATCAATCAAAGTCTGGATATTGTCAAATTCTGGTGACTGCAATACTAAAGTAGGTGCTGCTTGATCTTCCGGTGTTTCTCCAATAGGATAACCATCCTCTGCATAACCGGTAAAAGAGCCAACGTAAAACTTCATGATCCATTTTTCAGGATCATCTTCTCCTGCCACAATAGAAACGCCATAACCAGTAATCAGATTGCCAGCTTCCGAAAGTGTACCATTTGCTCCCTTTCCTTCGTCCAAAGTTTTAACTTCAAATGTTCCGCCTGCCGTTGTTGCAAAAGTGATAGTGGCAGAAGCTGTCTGTGCAGCTCTAACAAACAAAAGCTGTGAAATACCAGTAGAGGCAGGATTTGAATAGTCCGGTGTAAAAAGTGCCTCTGCAATTTTCCAATACATACCGCCTTTCATGAAAGAACGAAACTCTGCCAAAGTATCAAATCTATATACAGAATCCAATCCCTGAAAGTTTTCCCCAGATACACCAGAGCCACCGCACCAATTTGCACCATAAACTCCTGTGTCAACTATGAGCACCTTTGAATAGTCTAAGGTACGAGCTGGAGATGTTTCTGACGTTGTAATTCGGCTATAAACACCCGGAAGCGTTACTTGCTTGTTATTGAAAATAAAAGATGTACTCATAACTTATTGATTTTCAATTAATTATCTATCGAATTTATATATGATTTTATTCCCTCTATCCTTTCTAAGTAGTTAGAAGGAACTGTATCTCTTTTCTTCAAATTTGTTTTTCCAAAGGTAATCATTTTTCAATCAACGTACTACCAACTTCCTTTAATTTCCGATTCTACTCCTGGAAGTCCGTCAGTAATAGCTGGATTGCCAAGAGCAATACTATCCACTTGGTTGACCTTTCCAAAGATGATCTTTCCAAGTAAAGTTGTATCCACAAGTCCTGGAGCTATTTCTTCCGAAGATAATTCCAATCCGATAGAACGGATAAAAATAGGAGTTGGCATCAAATGGTTCTCCATCATCAGTTCTTTCATGGAAAACTCTATTTTAAGAAATTGAGAAGCCAATAAATCCCAAGAACCAAGTAAAAGTGCATACAAAATTTCTGACATCAAAATTGATTCGTTCATATTTACAGAAAAACACATAATTTCCAGTCCATACTGTCTTGTATCTCTGTACATAGGAACGCCACCCATAAAAGATTCTATCTTACCTATAGAATTAGCGATACCACTTTTCTTTCCCGGTTCACGAATCACATAAGACGGAAGTCCTGCTCTGTCCTTTGGATATTCCAGCAATACCTTTATGTTGTTAGGGTTTGTTTCTTTCCGCAAAAACAAATTCTTTGCCTGCTCATAGAAGTTGTAAGAACCATCCTGCGTGTCTCCCAACACCTTATACAAGAAAGAATCCTTTTCATTGTTTTTACTTTCAAAGTCAGTCTGAACATATTCCAAACAACTTTCTATAATCTTTTTTATCTTAACTATCTGTAACATAATCAAATAGCTTTTAAAAATTCATTTATAACCCTATCTGCGACAATATCTATCTTAGCTTGTTCAAGAGCCTTATCCATGAGCTTGTATGGGATGATACCACCATTCCACCAACTGTTGGGGTCAGAATTTTCACTTACCCTTCTCCATGTAAAATAGCCACTTCTTGTCTCATTTGCAGTAGAAGCTATATTTACTTTCGTAAGACCTTGATAAATAGGTGCTTTGTGCATGTAAGATGGTTTATTTACTCCCAACCTGTTTATTTCTTTTCTTTGTCCCTTTTCCGAAAAGTTTTCCGGCAAATTTCCCTTTTCCAATCTCCCTGACTGTCTTACAGCATTATAAATCTGTTGAGGCATTATAGTTGAAAACAATCCAGAATCCGCTACCGCTTCCGAAGTTGCGTGACGGAAAGGAATATCAATGTACCAACCTCCACCTTCCGCTTCTTTTCTTTTTGGGGAATTTCTAAATCCTTCTTTTTCATCAAAAGGTGGTTGCCCTTCTTCTATCATTAAAGGAATAGAAGATTCTCTGTTTGTCAACCCAAATGTAACGGACAAAGGGGATTCTCTTTCTATGAAAACTCCCCTTTTATATTCATTCCTTGTTTTATGAAGATTGCTTGATATAAGATTTTGCCACCTAAGCTGATATTCCGAGACAACCGCATCAATAATGGAAGAACCTAAAAACACAGATTGATCCCCTGAAAGATTAAACTCTTCCACAAGATCACCTAAATCTATATTTATTGGTAAAATCATTCCACCACTTTCATTTGTATGTTATCGTTCAAAATAACGCCCGAACCATCAAAATTAGGCTTTTCAGAGACTATCAAATGCGTTCTTCTTGCTACCGCCTGGATAGGAAGCCTTGTTCTTTCCAATTGTCCTGATTCCTTATTCTTTTTCCATGAAGCACGTACTTCGTGTGGGAAATCCAATACATGAAACTCCAGTTGATGCTGATAATAAACGCTCACAACTGGGTTTAAAGCCATATCAGCAGTCAAAATTATGCAATAAGGATTCGCATCACTTACTTTGTAATCTGCCACTGAAAGTTGTCTTAAAGGCATCGTAGAACCATCAAACACATGTATGCTGTATATGGATAACGGCTTATAAGTAGTAAATATGAAAAAGTTCTCTCCGTCTGTTCTGACAGGAAGATTTTCGCTGAAATAAGAATATTCCTTTTGAATTGTGATCCTGTCAAAATACCCCATATTCGGTTTATCTGTATCCGTCACCGTTACATTGATAGTTCCTATCAGTTCTTCCGACCAACGTTTATAGTCGTTGTTTCCGTTTATTCCGGTTATGAGTGCATGTGTGCTTACAGGGTTCACATAAAAATATCCTGTGCCGAAACAATTCTGACAATCCGTCAAAGGAGAATCTGGCGCGTTACAAGGACATCTCAAAGCCTTTTCGATTACCACCTCATATCCTTTCAAATACACAGCAGAATCGAACTCTGAACGCATAAATTCAGGACTTGCATTGCTTAAAGCCGGAATAGGTGATTGTAAAATGCTTTTTGCCACGATACGTCCTCCTTATAATACCAAAAATTTAAACTGATCGTACACAAGTTTTATCCGTCCTACCGTTTCCTCTATTTCTTTCTGATACTGTTTCAGACGTGCCCCATACCCTGCATTTTCAGCAGAAGCAGTAGAGTTTATGGATTGTCTAAGTCCGTCTATCTCCAGGTGCATGGACGCAATACCCGGAAGATTGAATATCATATCTCCAGCAATATTTAACGGGCCGAATGAAGCGAGCTTACCAACCAGATTTATCAAATCAACCGGCATTTTATCCAAATCAAATCCGGTTATATACTGAATATCCCAATAGTCCGGTATGTTTGTGTACCGTTGAAATCCTATTTGAGTTGTTATACCTGTAAGAATAACATCGGCATTTCCCCTGACCGAACTTGCCCCAGTAGGTACTACACTCATTCTCCGTTTCCCTATCCCGTCCATATCCTTTTCACATGTAAGCCATGCTTGCGGATAAATAATCTGCTCCATCTTATTCAACATACCTGTTAGCGCAAGAGGAACTCTTACAGGACAGTTGGTTTGTATGATAGGGAATTGCTGAAAATAATCTGTCCTGTAATAAGAATGCGTTTCCGATTCAACCAACTGTTTTACAAATTTAAGATTGAAATAGTTCTCAACCTCTCTCTGCGCTGCACTAAGATAAGTTCTAAGAGCATCATCAGAAAAAGCCGTACCAGTTCCAGCCTGTATAGTGATACCATACAAGTAGTTGTTCCACATTTCGGCTACCGAAATGACCGATCCTGTGTTCTTTTTATATTTTATTGTAAACGTCAGTTGTCCCGGCATAACCTTTTATTTTTTAGGTAAAGAAATTATCGCATTGATAAGTTCGTCCTTCTGATCTTCTTCTTTGAATCTTCCTGCCTTTTGCTTAGACATACCATTTTCAATAGCAAGAGTTTTCAAATCTTCGAAAGACATTTTGGACATATCTTCTTTCAAAGAAGCAATTTCTTCTTCTGTTGCGCCGGCTTCTTCTTTAACCGGTTCTTCCACAGTTTCTTTCGGCTGACCACCGTTAGACAGTCTTTCAACCTCTTTTTTCCAAACGTCAATAGACTGCTCCAATTGTTCGATTTTCTTGTTCTTATCTTTGATAATACCGTTCAAACGAGCAATTTCAAACTCGTATTCTTCTTTCAGAACTTTCAGAGCTTCATCAGTATCTTTTTCAGATTCAGATTTTTCCTTTTCAAGCGTATTAGCTTCTTCTTCCAAAGCAATACCGGAGAAACCGCCATTTTTGATGTATTCCCAAGTTTCGTCCTTTACTTCGGCTTTCCCGTTTTCAAACTCCACAAGCTCATTCAAAAACTGAATGGTAGTGTTTTTATATACTGTTGATACAATCTTTTTCATACGAAATATGATTTATTGATAAATAAAATAGGGAGAGGAAGGTGTTTCAAAAACCTTTCCCTCCCTTTATAAAATTCCGAGACTAAATACGTCTTAGTTATGCACCCAAACCTTCATCACCGATATTGATAATACGGCAAATCTTAGCCGGCTGATACAGAACCGGAGTACCGTAGTTCAAGATAGCGAATCTGCGAGACGGAGCGGTGATTGCAAAGTCAAGTTTGCGAGTGTCACCAAACTGCAAGTATTCGTTGATCTGGCTGTCGTTATAGTAAATCAGAGCAGACTTCGTACCTGCAATGATACGGTTACGGTCACGTACTTTTGTTGCAGTAGCACCATCATATCCAGCAGCCAGCATAGAAGCCGGAATAGTGAAGATAGGATAGTATTCTGTCGTATCTGTCAAAGCAGTTACTTTCTTAGTACGATAAACAACGTAGCAAGTAGGAGCATAAGCACCTCCAACTGGAGCTGTCCACTGCAAATCTACAGACTGATTAGCTGCAACTGCCAGAGCAGTATCCGTCAATTTCAAAGGAGCAGATTCACCATAACGGTTCTTAGCTGTTACCAAGTAGCCATAAGAGCCGGCATGTAATACGAAGTTGGTTTTTGTATCGGCAACAACAGCAGGCTTGGTAGTACCGGCAGCAGGAACACCCGGAGCCTTCGGAGAAGAAGCTGTAGCAGAAGCCTTGATCGGACGACGAACATCAAAGAACTTGTCTGTTTTAACAGCAACCTTACCGAACTGCGTCATGATGTCGTTTACAGACTGTCCCATTGTTGCGCCTACAACGCTGTTAGACATGCCAACAACAACGCGTTTTGATTCATGGAATTTCTTCACATAGTTGTTGAACACAACCGGTGCAGAAACGATACGGTCGATATAACCGTTGTAAACGTTTACAACGCGATCAGCAGCATCTTCAACCAAAGCATCAGTCAAGATACCATTCTGTGCATCAATCACAGCCTGTGAGCCATAGTAAGCATCCAAAATCTGTTCTGTGCTCATACCTTCCGTAGAACCACGGTCAGTAGCAGCTACACCCATCATGTGCTGACGGAAGATGCCATCAAACTGTTCTGCGATACAAGTAGAATCAGCATCCGTCAAACGAGTGTCAATCAAAGTCAAAAGCAAAGTGGTCTTATTCTGTACCTCACGAGTGTACATGTTCATACCACCGGCAAGTTTAGCAAGCATAGCCGGATCAGTTACCTGTCCTGTAACACCCATAAACTTAGAGATGATTGACTTACGGATGTATTGAGTATCTGTTTCTTCCGGTGTTTCACCTTCAAGATTGAAGATACCGATTTCTTCACCGTATTTGTACAACTGGTTGTACTGGTGAACCGTATTTTCGATTCTCTGTTTCGGCATTTCATTGTAAACAACCAACTGGTTCAAACGGTTAGCCAAAACCTTGATGTAAGCATCCAAAGATTCAACTTTCAGACCACCACCATTGTTAATCTGATCGTTATATTGCATACCGGTCTGTAAACCGGCTTCCATTGCTTTCAACACATCGGCAACATTGCCAGCACCGCCAAAAGCAGCTAAATCATTATAGTTATACAAGTCCATCTTTCTATAATCTTTATATTTATTCGATCGAATTACGTCTTACTTCTGGAACTTGATATTGTACTTTTCGTACATGAATTTTGCCAAATCCTGTCCAATGGTTTCAGCCTGACTGTCTGCCAAGAAAATCAGAGCATCATCACCAATTGACTTTTCAAGTTCTTCACCGGCATTTTCAATAGCCTTGTTGATAGCAGCCATTACCAAAGGGCGTTGTTTTGTAACAGAGAGAAGTGTCTTGCCATCTTCGTCCACTTCCGGCTTCATGGATTTCTCCAAAACAGCAGAAGTCTGCACTCCCTTAAAAGAAGGTGTCTGTGCGCCAAAAGATTCCAAAGACTTTTCAATGTTACCAAAACGTTCGTTCATGACTTCTGTCATGCCCTTAACGATATTAGCAGCCAAAGAAGCACCGAAAGCCTTCATGTCATCCATAGAGAAAGATTTCTCAACTTTGTCTTCTTTCTCTTTGATGTCCTCTTTCAAGTCCTTCTTGTCTTTTTTATCCTCTTTTTCGTCCTTCTTCAAATCGTCAATGTGCTTTTCATCATTGCCGATATTCTTGTCCTCCTTTTTTTCGGATTCTTTCATTTCGGCGACACTTTTCGATTTTTCAAAAGTTACATCTCCGTTTGCTACCATAGTAGCAATATCTTCTGCACTGAAACCAGAATTTTCAAGTGCCTTGTATAACGGATCATCTTTAAATTCTTTTACGTCTACCATAACATTATGTATAAAAATTATTGTCGAACTTTTTCTACGAATGTATCTAAAACACTTTTTTCAACCCTACCTTCTTGAACTGCACGATAAATCTCCCAAAAAGAATCAACATCAAAAGAATGTGATTTTTGAAAATTCACCTTGAAATTATTGTCAATCTGGACAAGTCCGTTTTCTGTACAATATTCAAAAAGAATAGTTGATTTTTGTATTTCCAATAAATCATTCACACTACCACCCTTACTTTTTTCAATATCCAAATAGGTCTTAGTGTTGACCGGTGTCATTGTAAGAGCAATGTTTGTAATAAGAGCTTTTGTCACTCTTTTGGGATTTTTCTTATCCCGTTCCAACGCCTTACCTTCTACGCTCATACCCGGTTTTCTTGTCGAACCCGATTCTTGCATTTCAATTGCCTTATCCCAAAAAGCACGGGCTTCCGGCGACTTTTCCCACAATTTACCTTTTACAAAAAACTTATTGTCTTTCACATAGGCTTCAATAGGTTCACCAATCCAAAAACGACTTTTGTTAATAGGTGAACGTGTGGGCAAATGATCGAGGTTAAACAAACCGGATTTCAAAAATCTATCATATATAAACCCGGACGGCTCTAAAACTTCTTCTTCATCATCTTTTGAAGAATCAGAAGCGACACCAGAGAATACCATATTTGCGTATGGAGATTGTTGCTCTAATACCGCACTTTTGGCTTTCTCCAAGTCCAAATCTACATATAATTTAAAGTTATCAAACATTTTTGATTGGTTGAAATTGAATAAACGTATTTGTAACACTCAAAAATACTGCAAAATTAGAGATAAATCACAATAACCCAATATTTTAACTTTTATTAATAATTATCATAATCTACCTCTAAACTCCTTAATGCAATTGCAATCTATATTTAGATTGTTTGAGCGTTGCAAGAAAATCATCAATCCAGCTTACCTCACCAATGTATTCATCCTTTTCAGCAAGTTCTTTTCTGAACTCAATCGTTTTGTCGAATATCATTTGGCAAATAGCAACCGGATCATCCTCTTTCACTTCATCCCCTTGGATTTCCCCGTCTTTGAATCGTCCGAATCCCGATTGCCCGGCTTCCGCAATCTTATCCTCAAATTCTGAAACTTCTTCTGAAAGTTCATCGAGGTAAACATGCTTGGAATTATCTTCCTCACCCCAATGAATATTTTTAAGACGTGTTTTAGTTCCTTCCAGAAAATTGAGATAAGTGTTGAAAATACTCTTATCGGTCTTTTTGGACTTTTCGATTTCTTCGGTATTTCCATTTTCAACAGACAATTCATCTTCTGTCGATTTTCGGATGTTTTCTGTTTTGGTAGTGTCTTCAATGCGAAACTTACCATTCCATTTCCATTCTTGTTCCCCATTTTCTTCTGTCTTAATAACAATAGAAAAAGGTTTACCAAGACAAGTTACCTTTTGAAGTATGCCTAAAAAATCAGCAAACTTATCTCCTTTTCCACCATCATTATCAGAGAAATTCATATGAAACTCACCGTAAGTGTATTTGTTCGGCTCTTCTACCACTTCGACTTCTTTTTCTTCATAGATAGTTCTCTTGAAAGTAATAGCCTTTTCAATACCTTCACCTACACCATCCTCTGTACGAACAATATTTTTGGTTTCACCATCCAAAGATTCACGCTGCAATACATGTGCGTCTGCTGTATCCATAGTTTTTTCTACTTTCCAGTCTTCCGGCAATTCGTCTTCCAGATTAAGCTCCTTTGCCCGTTTCTTGATCCATTTCTTTACTTCTTCTTTCGACATAGAAGAACTACCGGACAAACGAATAGCATCTTTCAAATCCTGCCGATTGCGAATAGGATATTTGCCATTGGGCATTGCTTCACCTTTCTTTGCCAAATCCTTTCTTTCTTCATGCGTAAAAGAAGTTTTGTTTGCCGACTTTTCAAGTTTTTCAGGATTCTTTTCACAATAGAAGGTGAATATATCCTTTGAAATTTTGCCCTCTTTGAAAGATTTCATTACCAACTGAAACTCATCCTGTACCTCAATACCAAGAATACGTTTGATATTATCTTTCATATCAAAGATAAAATTATATTGGTCAAGTTCAGTGTGAGGATTGATCCATTCACTACCTGTTTCTTCTTCTCCGTCCACAAGAATGTTTACAGGAGCATCCGGGTCAACAAAACACATGAAATAGTGAATTTCAATACCCTTTTTCTTGGGAATGTATTTACCTACCGGTATCAAAAGTTCTTCCGACATATCAATACCCGTTTCTTCAAACAGTTCTCTTTTGGCAGCTTGCAAAAAAGTTTCTCCCGGATCAACATGTCCACCTGGAATACACCAATCGTTTGAAACCGCACCCTTTTCTCCCACACGATTCAAAATAAGAAGTTTGTCACCTCTAAAAACAAGAACGTCCGCAAACTGAACTTTACCTTGTTTCGCCTTAAATAAATCGAAGTAAACAGATTTCTTGATCAAACCCTGTCTCCATAACTCACGACAGTTTTCAAGTTGACGAATGTCTTTTGCCATTTCAGCAAATTCTTCATCATTTTCCAACTTTGCAATGGATTTATGGATAGAATTTCTTCTCTTGTACACATCCATCAAATCCTTAGACTGTTGCTTTAAAAACTCATTAAAACAACTTTCTGCCTTTGCAACTGCATCAGCATCTTCACTTCCTTTCAGTTCATCGTACTGCGACTTCTGAATGGAATAGATTTCACCAAGGGAGCTTATCTCTTGGCTTACCTCTTTTCCTTTTTTAAGAAGTCTTTTATATTCAGCTATTTTTTCTTTTTGCGTCTGTAATCCAAGTAACGCTTTCAGGTTCAATCCCATATCATTAAATTTTTGAATTATTGTCACAAACTACATCCGGGATGCAGACATTATCTGCAAAAAAGAAGTCCGGCTTATCAAGCTCAAAACTATAAAAATATTGCGAAACATTTGCAATAGGTATCTGTATAATGTTGGTTACTTTACCTTTACATCCATTTTTAAGCATAAGAACATCACCCGGTTTTATCTTATCTACCCTTTTTGTTTTATTATGGCACAAAACGTAAGAGCCATCTACCACCCTATGCAAGGCATCTTCACGGTATCCCTTTTCAAGAGTTTCATCTTCCGTAACGTAGCATATATCAAAAATACGAGGAACAGAAGACAGTTCAGACTGGATAACCTTTGTCACCCTTCTGTAACCGGAAACGGTTTTTATCACATTTCCTACTTGGATGTCCTTTATCCATTTTGAACCATCTATAGTAAGAATACTGATAAAACCGGAATTAAAAATCGTTCTTTGTTTCATTACACTTCGAAATATTTTGTACCTACAGTTATTTTTACCTTTGATTTTCTCTGAACCCGCTTACTTTCATCTACTTTTTTAGGTTCAAATGACTGTGTTTTATCATCCCATTCATATCCATCTGGAACATGTCTTAACATACACCTGCAAAAAGGGTGAATATTTGTTAAAACGGGCTTCCAGTCTTTTGACTTTTTACCTATATTAGTTCCGTTAGCGATCAATTCAGACAAATCAAAAATAATAGGTTTAGAGCCTGCGCCAGCAGTTGTATAAGCATTAAGGCACATCCGGCAAGCACCGGAAAACACTTCCTTATATACTTTTGCATGGATACCGTGCTCTTTCATGATCGTCTGCGCTATCCCTATCTGAAAGATGTTCTCCATTTCAGTGGCAACAATACGCCCCCAATCCCTATTCCATTCATCCAGCCTATGCCCCAATGAACTAACAATGGATTGTACGGATTTCCTTTTCAAAACGCCTTCCGTCAATTCTTCTCTAATAGCTGTTTCCACTTCCCTTTCTCGTTCTGCCACTGCTATTTTCATTTCTTCTTCTGAAATAATAGAAGAAAGAGAATCTTTTATACGTGTCCCCATTCCTTTTATATAAGAATAAGAACGCATAGCCGCAGCATTATATTCTGCCTTTTCTCTTGAAGTGAGTTCCGAGTATTGTTCTTTTTCAACATATTGTTGAAGATCGTTGAAGTTAAGAGAGGATAATTGCGCAGGAGTAAGAATTGCCGCCAAACGTCCAAATATGAATGCTTGCCAATAAGGTGGTATTTTCAGAACTTCTGTCTTTAAATCAAAGTCAAATCTTTTCAGCATATCTATGTCTTCTTGGGAAAGATATTCCTTACCCAGCACATCGGCAATTACACGAGCAATACGATAATCGACAATGAAAAACAACTGCTGTATTTCTTCCGGTGTGAATAGCATCCTACTTCGATTTTTGTTCCACCATTTTCTTTGTCAAATCCATCAACATATTATTTATCTGTGTCGAAAAGATAACTTGTGCCATTCCTTCATATCCTTCCTGTACTTTTGGATAACGCATAGGATCAACATGATGGTGTATACTTGACACCAAAGACATCTTTTCGACCTTGATATTTTTGACATATCTCACATTCATAAATTACTTTTCTCCCCAGTTCTTTTCAATGTAAGACATCGCGGCACTCATGATGGGGTTAGAATCGAATGATTTCTGTGTATCTTCTTTGTCTTCTGACGCAATTTGTCGATCCACTTCTTCATTCATTGTATCACCTCCATACATAGCTTGCTGCATCTGATATTGTCTTTGAAGTTGGTAGGATTGATTCAAGATGGTATCGGTTTCCGGGTTGAATTTACGTCCAGAGTATTTTTCAAAAATATCTTCCAGACAAACCATACCGTTTTGAATTTTCTTAGCATCAATCTCAACCTGTCTTCCTTCATCTTCCGCATCTACACCTGTAAAGACAAACTCAAAATCTTCATCCAGTTCTGATACAAGATAATAATTGATCACCTCTTGTAAGAACACAAGAATAGGTTTTAGTCCTTTGTCTTTTGAATGTTGTAAACGTTCCTTTTGTCCAGCTTGTCCAAAGATATTTGTCTGATCTTTGAATTGGAATCCAAGCTCTGACGGATCAATACGATAAACAGCACAAGTCATAACAAGTAGGAATTTTACCCACTCACTAAACTCCATATCACGGTTAGTGTTTTTGGATAAATCAACCCATTGAAGGTCTAACCCATTGATAATAGGCGTTCTATGAGAATTTTGAACCCCCACCATCGTCTGCTGCCATGCCTGTCTGAACTCACTTAAAGAAGCCTGCGATATGTTCGGATTCTTAACATTGATAATTCCTTTAGGATTAGACCCTTTAGAAAAATACAGGCCGTTGTATTCAAACCCCCACAAAATCCATGTCATAACGCTTGACAGTGTTTCCAGTTCAGATGTTCCGTACCCGTTTTTATATATGTTGGTGGATTTGTTACGGATACCAATACCCAGCTCCCAAGGGTAAAAGATAACACTTTCATGCGTAACAGGATGCTGCATGATCTGACCTTGCCAGCACATACAATATTTTGGTAAATAGCCTTTGAACCGATACTGCTCAAATTCTTCCCGGAACTTCGGATCGATACTATCAAGAAAACGTATCAAAGAAGCGTCTACAGCACGATAACGTGCCAGATTCCATGATCTATCCCTTACTATTTCAAATGCAAGCTGATCAAGAGTAAGGCTATCAAACACAACTTTTCTCCCAAAGTCTTGGAATGTATCAAATGATTCCCATTTGTCGTGAAAACCGCCTTCTTCCAAAAACTTTCTGATATAGCTAATTTTAATCTGATCTTCTCTTGAGCGTTCTGCACTTACCTTCTCAAAAGGATTCCTTTTCCTTCTAATAGTGTATCCTTCTTTCTGTTCATCCGTACTGAAATGGAGAAAGTTCTGAACCTGTTCGACACGGGTATTGACAACAGCCCGAACAACAAAGATGTCCCCCATTCTCCGAAGCACTTCGAACGGCATAGAACCGTAAAAGTTAGGATCTTTGTAACCCCTTCCCGTATCGCTTGCTTCGTCCGGGTTGAAGAACACAGCCTTTACATCGTCCTGTCTTTGGTTGATGTTCCCCATGTAAAGATTAGCTTTCACCAAATCCCCCAAGTTGTCAGACCGGGACATCTGTTGTAATTTAGATTGAAGTACAGTAGGAAGAGTTTTTTGCAATCCTACAATATCTTCCAAAGAAAGGCTGGCCAGACCCTTTAACAGGTCTGACTTTCCTTGATTTTTATTTTTGTCTCTTTTCCTACTCACGTCAATAAAAAATTAAGCGGAAGCGCCTGCTGCCTGTGACAACGTAATTGTTATTTGCTTTGTTCCTTCCGATTGTTTTACAACTGCTGACCCTTCTCTTGCTGTACCAGTATTGACCGCTGCTACAACGGAATATTCGGTTGTTCCTTTCGAAAAACCTGTACCGGAAACTGTCGTAGTATAATTCACAGCCACAGGACTACCACTATTCTTTCCATTTACCGTCTTTTGTTTTGTAGAAGAAATAGAAAGAGTTTTTGTTTCACCCGTAGCAACAAATTCCACTCTTGAAGGGTTTGAAGTCAAATTATAAGTATAAGCAACGGTTGCTTTAGGTTGACTTAAATTAATCGTAATTGATTTTGCGCCCGACCCTTCTTGTGTCACAACAAGAGTTCCTGTTCTTCCGGTAGTCTCATTTGTATTTTCAGTGGCGGAAACAGTATAATTTGCTCCCGATTGAGTTTTCAAAGAGAAACCCGTACCGGTTACCTTTCCTGTAGTATTTACGGTAGTTGGAGAACCACTATTCTTACCGTTCAGCTTCTTTTGTCTGGTAGAAGTGATTGTGACCACTTGATCACCTGCCGTTGCAGCAAAAGTAAGAGTTGTCTTATTGGCTGTGATCGTATTTTCATAAGTAATAACAGATGCAGCTTGACTTAAAGAAATGGTTGCTGTTTTTCCACTCTCATTCTGAATGATTGTAGCTGTACCAGTTCTTTGCTTGTCAGTAGGATTCTCTGTAGCAGAAATTTGACTTATTCCCGCATTACCCGAAAAACCTGTACCGGAAATTTTAATCTGAATAGCAACGGCTATGGGTTTCCCGTAAGGCGCACCGTCCCGATATTCCTGCTTGCTGGAAGTAACAACAAAATTCTTGCTTTCTCCCGTATTAACAAAAGAAAGTGATTTTGTCTGCAATGCAAACGTGTATTCCGTTCTGTCGAGAACATTCACATAAACTATTTTTTCTTCTTCCAGTCCTTCGGGATAGCCAATAAGACCCAATCCATTAGCAAGACACCATTCTTTGAACTTACCAATATTATAGGTGACACCGGCATCAATTACAATACCAAGAGATTTATAATACTCGATATCACCTACCGTATTTTCAGTCACAAAGACATTCATCTGACTGTCAATACCATCAGTTATGACAGTCATTTGCTTGCTTAAATCCTTTGTTGTAAAAAGAAGTCTTAACATAGCTTCTAAAATTAATGAGCCACTACTTCGAACTTCTGAACACCATCATCAGACATAACAACAAGATTCAAATCTTCCTTTTGGGACAAGCCAAGATCAGCCAAAGAAAATTCCATAGGCGTACGTCCGTTTACTTTTGAAATAAGCACTTTCTTATCACCTCTAATTGTCCCATAACGTCCTACAGAATCCTTTAACGTTACTGTATTGGGAAAATAAATCTCCACTTCTTTTTCAGCCGGAACAGCCGTAGCAATTTCTAAGATACAAATATTGCTACTATTCCAAGAAGCCTTTACGGAAACAATTTCGTTCAATCCCTGCGGTTCAATCGTCAATGTAAGAGCATTATTTTCGGCAAATTCTACCAATTCTTCATGCTGTACACTTTCACCGACTTTCCATTTCCAACCCAAAGCAAGAAAAGCATCACTTCCAGCTTTTTCATCTTCTGTAGCATTAGCAGAACCCGGAGTTACAACACCACGAGGTGATTCTGTGATAAACACTCTTTTTTGTTCACAAGAACCATCTGTGACAACCACTACATTAATTCCCTTATCTGTATCAACAAATCTATATAGTCTCATATCTCAAAAAATTTTAGTTTCTATACTTCTAAATAGAAGGAGGGTTATTTCTTTCCTTCATTTTCAAAAATCCGCTCTCGTCAAAGTCCCTTAAATATTTTTTAATCCATGAAGGTACAAGATTGGGATTTATCTTACCTGAATTTTCCACAATAGAAACAGCCTCTCTTACAATAAGAGCTGTACACATCAAAGACCGAAACCAAGTGAATGTTTCTGTAGATTGCCCATTGATTGTATATCCACCCAATACATGTGCTACAATCAGCAAGCAAGCATATACAAAAAGTTTAGTAAAAATCATTCCAATTCCTTTAGAAGAAAAATCCTTCTGTTTCAAATGGAATGCCCAACTAACAAGTGTATCTACTACAATTAAAACTACAAGGAATTTCAAAAACTCCCAATCTTTGAATATGTATTTTTCTATTAAATCCACAATAGGAGAAAGGGGAATAGCGACAAGCAATGGATAACAGAAGCTACCCAAATAAGCCTTTAAATAATGTACTCTTTGTTTTCTTCCCATCACTCAATAAGGCTTACTCTTTCTTGTCAGTTTTATCGGATTCTGATTTCTTCTTATATTCGGTATCTTTTTTATAAGGCATTCCCACAATTCCTTTTCGGCGGTTTGCTGGAGTGTCTTTATAGAAACCCAATTTGTTTTTTACAGGAAGTCCAGTTGCTCCGGCTTTTTCGATTGTTTCTTGGTCGGCATCCTTCCACTCAATCTGTGGTTCTCTATAATATACAACAGATTTGTTGAAGTTTTCGTCAACCACAACAACACGATTCAGGGACACAAAGTCAATAGCTCCATGTTCCTGCTCAATTGGATCAATGCTTTTTACAACGTCAGAAGCAAAGTTTTTCACCTGTTCCAACGTATAAACCTCCCAGCCATTCTTTTCTGCAAGGCTTAAAAATTCGTTTATAGGAAATTCTTGTACACTCATGGACGTAATCATTTATAATTCAACACATACAAAAGTAAAACTTTTTTCCTATAAAAGAACAATATATAAAGAAAAACTCACAAGAGATAATTTCATTGTTGGTGCGGCAACCTTACTTTTATCTCTTGTGAGTGCCGATCTCCCTCCGCACAGGGATCAAAGGTAACGGCAAAGCCTTTAAAGTAGGAAGTGAATTTGTCTCGCCACTCTGCCCGCAGGACAATGTTACTTCAAAAGAAGCCTTTCTCACGAGAAACTATTATCTCACGACATCCTACAAGCCGCCATTTGCCCTACTTCGGGACTTATTCGTTAGGAACGATTCTTATAGGGGAGCCGGCATTTCCTGACTCGGTTCGTTTGTCATTAGAGACATTCGATCTAACACTTCCTTAATTTTGGGAAACACCCTAAAGTCATTTCCCATCAACCTCACATAGCCTTCAAAAAGAAGAAGGGAAACTATCGCGAATCACTTCCCAAACTTCAACTTTTTAAGCTATCTCATCTCGACTGCAAACATACAACTTTTGTATTCAATAATTGCAATTTTTGATGTTAAATATTGTTACAAATTAATGTTTTTCAAATCAAAATAATCTATAAACTTGTCCCATAGCTCTTTATTCTCTTCATCTGGTTTAAAAGTTCCTTTCTGTATTCTTAAAATCAATCCTTTAAAATCTTCAACAGTTCTTTTGGATAAATACCAAGCCAATATCAATTTTGGCGTAAACTCCTTATACTTATTAAAGAACGACCCTTCTTTATATAATATCTCAATAACTTCAAGCAAACGCTTTGTTTGATGTGGATATTTAAATGGATAAGTAAGCATTTCTCTTACATTAGACATAGGGCATAGAATACAGCCTATTCTTTTTTCTCCCTTATCATACAAATCACAATGTTTTATTCCCATTTTATTTAAGAACTCCCAAACATTATCTTCCGTCCAAGAAAGAATAGGAGAAACAATAATCTTGTCTTTTCCACCTACACAAGATACCATTTGTTCCTTGTGTTCATCCCACTGATCAAAAGAAAGATTGTATTTTTTCTTGCTTGTTCCTATCTCACTTCTTTTCGCCCTTCTAACAGATTCCTCCGCTCTTATTCCAACCAAAGTAACCATACCACCTCCTCCGCCTTCTTTTAAAACATCACAACAAAATCTGTGTGTTCTTGAAGGCAATTTCTTTTTCTTTAAAATAAGATCAAAGAAATTCATTTCCGGTATATGTCTTACAACATCTGGATATTCTCTTTTTACGAAAGATACAACCGGTGCAGGATCAACGGTAGTCATATTCATATGAGCTTCAAACTTTACTCCAGCTAACTTTGCCACATGGTACAATGCCTGTGAATCCTTACCACCACTAAAAGCGAGATAGAATCCTTTGTTATAAAACCTCAAAGCAAATTCCTCGCTCTTTCTTAATACAGAAACGGAATGCCTAACTTTATTAGACAAATCTTCCGAAAAACCATATTCTTTTATCTTTCTTTCTATATCATCCATGTCAAAGTCCTTTAATATCTATCCCACATGCAGAAGCTATCAATAGAGATACTTCACGTTCAGTTTCCGACATCTTTTGGATAGAAGCCTTATATCCTTCCGGGTTACCGTTATAACTCTCTATGATCGCTTTCTTTTGTTCTTCTGAAACGTTGTAGAAAGCCAATACGCTTTTCTTTTCTTCTTCCGTCATAGAAAGTTTGTTTTCGATATTAGGTGATTCACTCTCCATAATTATTTATATATATGCCATTTTAGAATCAAACTTTTCTTTTCGCTCAAGAGCTTCTTCGTATAAATCTCTGTAGTTAACACCACCACAAAAATAATCACTTTCACCCCAATAATCATATTGAGGAACACATTTAAACAATCTTTTTATATCATAACCAGCGTTATACAAATCCATAAGAAATGATTCTATTAAACTTTTATCACGTAAGGTTACGTTAATATTAGTCAAATCATATGTACGAAAATAATCAATTATATTTTTATACTTTGCTTCTAAATACGGTTTAGAAAACATCAGCATCTCAAGATTGAGTTTGTATTCAGCGCATTCGATTATCTTATCAAAAGAGCTAACTACACCAGATTCACTAAACAAAATTGTTTTTCTTCTACTTGGCATAACAATTAAGCAATTAAATTTAAGTTATCATATCTCCAATCTATAATATCACTAAACCTTTCTTCAACATAAGAATCTTCTTTGAAGAAAAATTTCAAACAATCATCTGCCAAATCATGATCTTTAGAAGATAAAAGTTTTTCTATCCTTCCAAAAATGCCACCTACATATTCAAGACGATCTCTATTAAAAGTAAAAGTCGAAGAAAAATATCTCTTTTTCATTTGAGATTTAATAGCACGACCTCTATATACTTTTATCCATTCTTTTCTCCTTAAACTACTTTCAATAAACCCTTTTCTATATTTAGAAATAGAAACAAGAATGGTGCTAAAAATAGATTCCAATTCAAACATTGGCGGTAAATTAGTAGAATACGATTTAGTGCCACGATATTTCCTAATCATTTTTTCTTCAATGGTATCTTTTCTATAATAATCTTCTCCCCAAAAAAACTTCATTTTATGCTTTCTAAGCAAAAGTTGTGTTTTTGAAATACCCAATTCATCAGCTTGTGTCCTGGAAGAAGTAAACGTAACCCCTTTGAAAAGTGGAGTTATGCCATCTGACTTAACCAAAGTTTCCTTTTCTACAACAACGAAACATCTTCTCTTTATTTCGTCATAAATAGTGATAGCAATATCCATAAATTCAATACGAATATCTTTTTTCAAGCATCTGCCAGCAGACATAAAACGAAAATCATCAAAAACTTCTGGATGTTTGTCTACATAATAATAGGCTTTGTCTCGATTAATAAAAGTGACTCTTTTAGACACCTTATTATATTTTATGTATTTGGAGTATTTGTCAAAAATACTTTCCAATTTTCTCCTTGTAATAGGATAAACACGATCAACAGCTCTATGAAGATCGGCAAAACTCTTAAATCTAAGTTCCTTTAAAGAACTAAGTTTTCGTGCTTTTGCTTCCCAATAGCAAGCTCTTTTGATCATCTGCACTTCTATGAAGTATTTTTTTGTTTTTGTTTTTTTGTTTTTGTTGTTCATTTACGCGAAACATTTTTATTAACTGCTACAAAAATACAAACTTTTCTCAATGTTCCGCGCATTTAAAAAAAGTTTTTTGAAAAATTTCCCGAAAAGTTTGTATTTATCTGTCAAACAATAAAGTTTGTGTCGAAAAACAATTTATCACAAGTTGTTTTTAATGATGCAAATATACAAAAATTGTAGGTTTTGTGCAAACATAAAGGCAACAAAATGCAAACCGCCGGGCAGAACGCTCTCCTCCGTCTCGCGCGCGCCCGTAGGGTTTCCTCCCCACCCTCCATCCCTAAGTCTTGTTTTTCAATTTTCCCATTCAAGCGCGTATGCGCGTGTTTTTCTTTCCCTCTTTTCTTTAATAGGAGTAATCCTATTTTGTTCTTTTTTTCTTTCTTAATAGGAGTTACTACTGTATTCTTTTCATTTTTCTCTTAATAGGAGTAATCATACTTAAATCCCTATTAATCAGGTGATTGGAATCCAATCCCGTTTGAGAATTTTTCGAAAAACGGGTCTTTTTTTATGAAGACTTTCTTATAATTTGAAGATAAAATTGTTTGTCGCCCAAACAATTCTGAAAATTATATTTGAAGAAAGTTTTTTATAAAATATATATTAGGACAATACTGTATATATATATATTATAACATATTATGTGTCAATAATATACAATGATAAGAAATATAGCGATAATATACGCCTATATAGAGTATACAAACAAAGAAAAATGGGTAGCAAATCAAATGACTGCTACCCACCCATCGAATAGTAAAATAAGAATTTGAAGAAACTGTTGAGGCTTTGGTAAAGATTATGATTTTAACACACTATATCTGCTTTTGAATTTTGGGTAGGAAGGTATTTCACAATAGTTCCTACCCTTTTTGATGATCAGAACTTAATCTATACATATACCATGATTAAAATTCTTGGTCTTTTGTTTCGTTTTCTACTCTTTTGCCCAAAGATACATCATTTTCGTATTCGGCAATCCTAATCATGCCAGGTTTTATTACAGTTTTACCCTTTTCTTTAAAATAAATTATTTTGCCGATCCTTATCTCATTGTTTACTTTACTTACACGTTTTGTCTTCAAAAGAGTGATTTGACTTTTTAGTTTTTTGTCTTTGTAAGTTTTTTTGACTGATTTCCATTCGTAACTTCTAAAAATGCCATCACCTATTTTTAATAATAACTTTCTTCCGACAGAAATTTCTACCATGAGCAAGTCTTCATTTGATACATTTTCTTCTTTGGGAATGATTTCTACATTCATATCTTTAGGAAAGAATCCAGATTTAAAAGCACCTAAAAGGTCTCCATCCCAAATATAGTGCAAGAAAACTCTACCTTTCCCGTCTAAATAATAGGTCACTTTCCTTTCCATATGTTTAGAGTTTATTTAACGGAACATCAAAATACACATATCTTCTTAGTCGAGGGTCGTATATTCTAAAATCTGATTCCGATAAATGAAAATTGATTTTCGATATTGGTATTTCGTCTATTTTGATTATATCTCTATATAAATATCTTGAAGGTGATGTGTTTGGAATGTCTTCAATTTCTGCAAAGAAAAACTCTATTGTATATCCAGTGATGTCATTTTCGTCAACAAAAGCCATTTTATTCAATGCTCTGCGCTCCAAATAAGTTACATTAGGAATGGCTGGTGAGACTTTTTCTTTGAAATAATAAGTACTATCTATTACAACCCCATTTCTCTTTAGGCGATATACTAAATTAGGCGTCCATCGTCTTTTTTGAATAGACGTGTTGTTACTGAACTTGATATAAAAATAAGGACAAATCTTGTCTGAACAAGAATATCCGTACATAAACCCCATTCTTATTTCTTTTAAAGTTAAGCCTGTTTTTTCACGAAGTTCTTTTGAATGGTTGCTTTGGTAAAATTTTCTTTGTCCTTGTCCAAATCCACACATCGAAATAAGTGTAAGCAATACACTAATAAAAATTATTCTTTTCATATTACTTGTTGTTTTTGATGATTTCACGTTTGATGTTGTTGTTTGTGTCCTCTGCCAGAGGAACTGCTATTAGGATTGAGAAAATCCAAAATCCTGTAAACCAAAGTAGGTGTTCGACACAGTTTACCAGATCGACCTTAAATAAGGTGATTGCAGCTCCTAAAAGATTGTACAGGGTACAGATGGTCAGGATGGATGCGATAATGGGTTTACCGGTGTAATAAAGCCCAAACCCTCCCCACATACAGGTCATAATAAAAACCCTAAACAGCTTTTTCTTTCTCGCTTCATAAAGCAACGCTTGTCTTTCCGTCATCTTTACTTCCATATCTTCTATTAGTTTTTGATTGTATAATTGATCTTTGTGTTTTCTTCTGTACAAGATTGTGCCCAGAGTGAAGGGATTTCTATTTCCGTTTCATCTTCTGTCATCATTAAATCTGCTTCAGATTCTTTATCAGCAACGAAAAACGTTCCACTTTCTGTAAAGGTAAATTCTTCATAATCATCTTTACCGAAAAATACTTTTGCCAAAATAGGATAGTTGTTGTCGCTCGGATTTTCAAAAGAAATGATTTCCACTCTCCTACCATTTCTTGTGCAGACGGGTTTGCCTACTTTTGCTTCTTCTAAATTGAAAGGTTTCATGATTGTTATTTGGTAACTATATACCAGTTTGCACTGGTACATATTAGTTAATAAATTTCTTAACTGGGTTATACCCAAACCCTGTATAGGGTGGCATTACTGCATCCCCTTTTACTTTTCTCATGATGTTATAACTTCCGTTGACATCAGCATTAAGTAAGATTCCATCTTTTGTTCTAAAAAGCCCTTTCTTAATTCTTTTACCAACGTAAGTATCATGGTGTTCCACAGATTCTAAATCAAAAGAACTGCATTTTGACGTATGAGATTCGTTTACTTCAACAAATCTTAGCCCTTGTCTTTCTGATTTATACCTTAACATTGATATGAACATATCGAAAGGAATTGAGACAAAATTCTGATTGTTTCTTTTCCCAAGATTGGATTCTTGCTTCCATCCATCATTATGTCCGACTATCAATGTTGTTATATTATCTTCCAAACAAGTATTGATTATTTCTTTACTTGCCTTATGAAGATAATCCTTTACTTTGTTGTTTCTCTTTCTTGTAAGAGACATTAACCGTCTTGAATTTTCTTTTCCATTTACTTTTTTTAATTGTTGTTGAATTTTCGATCTTTTCTTGTTGTAATACTGATTGATGGATTTTAATTTCCTTCCATCAATCAAAACAGGTTTATTGTTTGTATTAGTTACAATAGAAGCTAAATTGTTTACACCCAAATCAATAGACATGATCCTATTGTTATCGGGAAGCTGTTCTTTTATAGAAGATTCATAAACAACTTCTATAGAATAACAATCTGCTTTAGGAATAAATCGAACTTGTTTTACAGAACCTTCTTTGCAATTCGTTTTCAAAGGTGACAATCCTTCTTTCTTTGGAAAGAAAATGAAGTTTCCTTTGTGCTTAAACTGCGCATAAGAATAAGAAAATACATTTCTACCTTTTGTTTTATGTTTATATCTCGGAAATTTTGGACAACCGGTAAACTTTTTGTTATCCCGTTTCCAAGACTTGATAGCAGAAAAATAAGATTTTAGGTTCTTGTCTAAAGCCATAAGAACTTGTTGAGAAGATGATCCACTCATTGCTCTATAATCTATATTATTTTCTGCTACCATTTTCTTATTAAGTTCTCCTGCTCTTATCCACTTCCCCGTACAAAGAAACTCTTGCTTTATTGTATATAAAGCAGCATTATACAAGTTCTTAGACAAGAAACAAATTCGATCTAAATCTTTGTATCTCTTATCATTTACAGAAATAATATGTTGTTCTACCAAATACATGACGTAAATATAAATAGAATATTTGAAATTTCCTATTTAAAATCTACAACTTTAAATATTTCTGTAAACTGGTATATAGTTACCTGTTATTTTTATTGTTGTTACTTGATTGTGCTGCAAAAGTAATATCGTTTTTGTACAAAATGCAGTCTATGGAGTTAAATTACTTTAAAATGTAACATTTTAGTGTTACACTCTCGTTAATGGAAACAAAAACTCCCGTCCCTCAATAAAGAAGAACGGGAGAAAACATGAAAGAATTGATTGTCTAAGCAAGCGATTGGATCAACTTCAAGTAACATGACAAAGTTAGGAATTTGACGGGTGATTCCAACGAATTTTCATCAAATTCATAGTCATTCAACCATTTTTCTAATGCTTTTATGTCGATATATTGCCACTTTTCTTGTTTTAGACACTCTGCAAGTGCAGGAAAAGCATATTCTTTATCCTCATTAAACTTTTTGCACACTCTTTTGAGATAATTTTTCCTACCGGCATACCAAACATCACCCGCAGATGACATACAGTAATAGGAATTGTCCTTTCTTTTCACCCCAAATCGTGTCATAATAGGGAAATATACCCTATCAGCAAGGAAAACAAAAGGAATGTACCAGACGCCGTACAAAAAGGTCATAAATCCGTTCAATTTCGCTTCCGGTATGAATTTTTTGAGGGTTTTTCTGAATCCGTAAGCAAAATACCAGTTGTTAGCACCTCTTTTTACTTTGATTGTGTATTTCAAATGAATGTTCCTATCATACACCCTATCCCAAGGCTTCAGTTTTTCTGTATTCATGGACGGAAGGTAAGTCCAGAAATGCTTTAATGCACTAAAGTAGGGATTGTAAATGGTGTGTCCGTGATTGGAAACATAAGAAAGAATATCATGCAGTATTTCTTTTGCCAGACTTCCTATTTCTTGTCCTTTAAAAACGTCTATCAAAAGAGAAAGGGAGGGCAACAAGTTCCAAATCTGATCTTGTGATACAAAAGGGGAAAAACATGGGTCTTCGTTTTCAAGTTCGATCCCATTGGAATAACCGCTTTCTATTTTTATGGCATCAAAAAGACCGCAGGAAGAGGATGAAATATCGTCTCGAAGGAAAAACCCTTTTTCGCGTACAAAATACACTTTTGGATTCTTCATCTTTTCATCCTCGTAGGCACTCGTTGATAGTCTTTGGAGGGATTTCAAGCACCAGAGTATTTTGTCGTTGCAAGTCTTATCCCCCAGTAACGATTCTATCAAAAGGTAGTGAAGGTATTCCGCCATGTTGATAGTTCCATCACCCCAATATAGGATTTTTAGTCCTGTGTTCGGACTTTTCACTCTTTTGCTGGCAGGGATATTTGTTCCTCTGCAAGTAGTTTCTTCTGTAGCGACAATAAAGTCTTTAAAGAAGATGTCTTTTAGCTTTGAATATTTTTCTTTGATTGTCATAAGCTGTATATATTCAATGTAGGTGATTTATAAAAATGGCGCGGAAGTTCTTGCCCACCGCGCCCAAAACACAAAGTATGAAGAAGATTATGCTGCTTTCTTTTTAGTGAATAATCCAAACAACCATTCAATAAGTCCAGTGTCCCAAAATCCGTTACTGGCTAATCCGGCTCCAAATCCCCATAATAATGCTTGCCACCATTCTAATCCTTCAAACATACCTAAATGGAATCCCCAAGCAAACATACCAAGTCCAATGCCAATTACCCAAGAGATAATTCTTTGAACCCATTCTGACGGTTCTGTTTTGAATAGTTTCTTGATGAACTCCGTTACAACTGTTGTAACACCTACCACACCTGCGAATGTTGCAAAATTAGCCGCATAGTCAACTGTTTCTTCCGGCAACTCTCCTTGTGCAAAAACGCAAGCAATGCAGGAGAACAAAAAAGTCAATGTCAATAAAATTCTGTTCATGATGATATTTATTTTGAGTTAATTAACCGTGTCAAAGATAGAAGAAAAGGTGCACTTTCACAAGCACACCTTTCAATCATTTACTGTTTATCGCCAATGATAAAGTATCAAATCATTCAATTGTTAATTTCTTTTCACTCCCAACTTAGCTCTATAAGCCTGTCGAAGATTTTCTACTACGATTTCCAAAGCATTTACATTCATGCTTTCGATGATTTTCACTCCCGGCACATTTGTTCTCCAGATAGCGTTTCCGTTATCATCAATAGTCTGTTCTATTGTTGCGTCCGGGTAAATCTTTTGCAGTTTTACCTTAGCTGCTTCCAACCTTTCTTGATATGTAGCCATAACTGTATTCTTTTTGTTTTCAAAAGTAAGTCCTCTCCTATTTAAAAACAAATACTTTAACAAATGTTAATAGTGTTGTAACATTATACTGTTACATATATCTTTGCACCAACATGAGAAAAGATAGGCGAACAGAAAGCAGATTGATTAAGTCGGTAATGACGTATCTTGTAACAGATGGTTTAGCAAAGGTATGCACCCTTGACAACGAGATGATCATTGTTTCTATCGCAGTTGTTCTTATTAGTGTTATTTTAACACTAAAAGTTTTTGACTGAATTTCGATAAAAATGTAACATTATATTTTGTCATGTAACATTAAAGTGTTACATTTGCGGCAGAATAAAGAAAACGATTTTAAACTTAATGCAGAAAAATGGATTAAAAATCAAAGAGACCATGCAAGAAAAAGGTATTTCTGTGACCCAGATGTCAAAAAAATTAGGAGTAACAAGACAGTCTCTTTATAGATGTCTGAATGGAAATCCTACCATGAACCGGTTAAAAGAAATAGCTGATATTCTTGATGTATCTCCAAAAGACTTATTTGGCGATGAGAAGAAGGGTTGATTTATTTATAGTAACAAACAAAATTAAAACTAAAAGTATGGAAACAAATTTTAAAGAAGGCGATGTTATCCGAATCAAAAACCTTGATTGGTACAATAACAACAAAGATAAAAATGGGAGTATAAATGTAACCGGCTACTCTTGTTCATTCACAAAGGCGTTAAGCGAATTTTGTGGTAAATGTTTTGTCATTTCTAAAATAGAAGGTACGAATTTCTATTTAAACGATCTGTCTTTCGTATTTTATGAATGGATGTTTGAACCGGAGAAATACGAATTAAAACCTTTGGATATAACCAAAAATTCTTTTGGAACTAACAACCCTTTTATTTTCAATGCTGCAAAGAAGCCTATTTCTGTTTGTGGTGTAATTTCAGTACCTTTATATATCGCAGTAAAGATTCAGGAAACACCAAAATTCCAGCCTTTTCAAAAGTGCTTGCAAAAGATTCTGAGAAAGGGATATTTGATACTTGGCATTGTTGTTTGTTTTCTCATACTTCAAAAGAAGGCAAATATTTTACCTCTTCCGGTATGTGGGATGAATGTATTCCTTTTGAAGGAAACGAACATTTGATAGGAACAAAAGACGATCCTAAAAAACAATAATCCAGAGTTTCCATATATTTTTAAGTTTTCCGGCGGGACAGCTCATCATCTTCCCGTTAAGATCGGCTTCCGCCGGGTTTTATCTCATTTTTAATTACTGTATCGCAATGGCTTATTTTATCTTACAAAACAGAAGATTGCCCAAACAAGCTGTAACAGGCTTCAAGTTTCAAAATGAAACAGATAACATTCGTCCTTTTCTTTCAATCAGAATAAGAGGAAAAGAAGAAATCATTCCTTTTAAAGAGAACAAAGACATGTCTCCTGTAAAACAGGATCTTTGTTCTGTATTCCCCAAATTCGTAAAAATAGGTGACTGGTATCTCAAAATGTCAGAGATCAGAGAATACAAACCGGTAACTGCCGAGGATAGAAATCCTTACATCTTATTCAAGACATCTAAGTTTGGAAATATAAAAGTTCGTTTTCCGAAAGACGAAGACATGAATGCAGAGTTATTGGTATTAGATCAACTTTTTGATGTAGAATAATCTAATCATCTCAAAAACAACAAAATATGGAAACGAAAGACAGAACAAAAACAGAAGTCTCTATTGAATTAAGGGAAGTTCAAAGAGAAATCAGTAAAGCAAGAAGTACAAGAAATTGGGCAGAAATTTCTTTTCTGAATCAAAAAAGAATACGCCTGCAAGAAGAACTGGATTATCTGAAATCTAAAGACAAATTCTATTATCAAGAACAAAATTTAGAAAAATCACTTGTTTCTTGGGCAGCAAAGACACTCAATCTTTCTCTCAATATGGCTGATTTGTCTGTATATTATCTGGACTTGTATTTGCTTCATTTTAAAGAAAGAGGCTTTGTTCCTACCGATGAATGGAAAACTAAAGAAAAAGCATTTCATGAAGCTACAAAAGAGCTTGCAGAATATATGCGATATTTCTTTAAAGGTAAATCTTCTGACGACAATTCGGAAAGTATGTCGGAACTTATGGATTTGATCGAAAGAGACTACTATACGGATAGAGAAAAAGTTCATCACAAACAATACGAAGAAAAGCTATGACAAATTTGAATAAATTTTTGGGAAGATGCGGGATTGCGTTGTTATTCGTATCGCTATTTGCAATTGGTTTTAAACTTTATTTTGGGTTGGAATGATCATTCTTGCTATTGAAATGATTGTCGTAGCTGTTATAGTAGATGAAAATTGTTAAAGTAACTGAACATCATGGACAAATTATATTTTAAAACACGAAAAGAAGAAATTCAATCTAAGATTGATAGTTGTAAGAAAGAAATGAAAGAATTAGAGAATGAATACATAGTCTCTAATCAAAAATTCCCTATTGGGAGTAAAGTTTGTTTGACTATTCCCGCTTATGAACTCCGAGGTCTCGGTATTAATAGAATAAGAATAGTTCCAGAAGAAAAGAAGTTTGCTTATGTAACTGGATATGAAATTGTGGCAAATGAAGTTGTTCCTATTCTTATGAAAGCAAAGAAGGATGGAACAATATCTAAATTAAGAGAATACACATTATTTAGTAAATTTACAATTGAATTAGCAGAGTAGGTATGAAAAAAGAAGATATAACAAAAGCATCTTCTGTCTTCAAAAAGACAGTGAAAAGGGAAATAGGGAACTTTCATAATGATATAAGCCTAAACAGTGTTGCAGTTGCCTTTAGAGAGGGTGTTAATTGGTTTATAGATTTTGTATGGCACGATAAAACAGTAAAACCCAAAATTGGTGAGTTTATTGTTTGTGTCCATGAGAAAGGAAAACTGATGGGCATTCTTCAAGAGGATCAAGTTTTTATATCGTCCCGTCCAGGGTGTATTCTGTATCGTTTCGATGAAATGATAAAATGGGCATATTTGAATGATTTGTTAGGTATTATAGAAGATTGAGTTATGACATTTACCAAAGCATGTTTTATACGCAAAAATACCCCAGAGCTTCGCAACAAATTAAAAGAGTTGGGGTATGAACCGTCAGAAAGAGTATCTGATGATAATGAATTGTGTTTGGCTACAGGAATGGACAAATTCACTACCATTAAAAACGAAACTTTTGATTCTTGTAATCCACATACGACATGGAATTGTGCCGGACGGATAGATTGCAATTATAATGAAGAACTTTTCTTGGCTATTGCCGCAATAAGAAACGATACAGACGCAAACCAATGGTTTATATCTCGACAAGGACTTTTTGCTTTCAACAAACAGAATGAAAATATGTCGGAAGTATCTACTAATTGGCGTAAAGCTACTGTTGAAGAATTAATTGAATATTTTAAGGAGAATTGAATCATGGGTAAATTAACTACATTGAATATAGCAGAAAGAGATGAGATTTAAGAAGATTGAATCTCTGAAAAGCAGATTGTTAAACTTGAAAAAATGAAATTTTGAAATGAAGGAATTTGATTTAGAAAAAGCGAAAGCCGGACATCCGGTATGTACAAGAGATGGGCATGAGGCAAGAATCTTGTGTTTCGATAGGGAAGGGCAACATCCTATTGTGGCCTTAGTAAAAGATGCTGGCAATGAAACTATTTTCTCTTATAACAATATGGGAAGATATAGTAACGATGGAAGGGGATATCTGTGTGATCTTTTCATGAAATCTGCAAAACAAAAGAGATGGATAAACTTGTACAAAGATAAAGATGGACTACTGTTCCCGGGACTTAATCTTTTTGAATCTGAAAAAGAAGCAAAGGATAGGATGGAATCAGGTGAAAAGTCAAGTCGTTTGTATTACAAAACAGTAAAAATAGAATGGGAAGAATAAGGTAAAAAACAAAAGAATGAATATGGAAACTAAGAAAAAGACATGTCCTAAGTGTGGACAAGAAGATGGGTCGGGACAAAATAAAATCCATGATATGAACCCAGAACATTTTGTCAAATGCGATATCCGTTCAATTATGGAAAGAGACGGTGTTTGCTACCATTGTGCATTTTGGATAAGAATGTACGAACAACACAAAAATGATCCCAATTGGTTGATTATAGATGGAACATCGTACATTGCTAATCCATTCGTTCCTAATACAAATAACAAGACAAGACGATTTATGGGTTTTGGTGGTAGGACGATGGAAGCCATTAAAAATTCTGGTGAAAAGGTGATATCTAATGATTGGTGGCATCAAGGTGATGTGCCGAAATGCTTTAGAGATATAATACCGGATAACGCGAAGTGGAACAACAGCAAACAATAAG